CCCAGAGCGTTTTACCATATCCAAAAGTCGGCGGTACAACGACTACTCGCAGCAGCTCAAGCACTGCTGTGGCATTGGGGTTACTTGGACATCGCCATTCTGTTGCAGGTCGAACAGATCAATACGACCGAGCAGAACATCCCTGGCATTACCCAGCAACCTCGGAGCAACACGCGGATCTCACGCAAGTACATTGATGAGTTGATGGTGGCGTACCCACACGTTAAACCACAACGCCCGAAAGCAGGCACGGGCGAAATCAACAACCGCAGCGGTAACATCGCAGCCATTGGCATCAACAATGTCACGCGTCTGATCATGCAAAGCAACTGGTACTACCACGGTCCTCTCGAACTGCGTCAGCTGGCGCAACAAACCGAGGGACGCGGCGTGGTTGCGGTACCACCCGCCATTAAGAACCGCATCACTGAACTGGTGCTAGACTTGGCAAAGATCAATCAGTAAGCTGATTGTGAATTTTTAACTGCAAAAGAGAGAGAACCCCATGTACGGTTTAAACGTTAATATCTCGATCGCGGATTTTATTCTGACGCAGACCGGGACCTACCAGGAGCAGAACCTCCGGCCGTTCACCACCAACATCCAAGCCGAGGCGATCAACGCGCTGGAGCGTTCGACCCGTGGTGGTCGCAACCTGGGCGTGTCCGCTGTGGAGGAAGTTGCTGGCAGTGTAATCCGGCCCTCCGCCACGCCGGAGGCCAACGTCAACATTCAGCAAGGCTGGGCGTCCCGCCGGTTCCGGTTTCTGATGCGGGTGGTGGAAGAACATCCGTTCAACGCCGGTCAGCGGGTGCAGCGCATCCTGTTCGGCTACACGGACCATTCGGACGCCTCCATCAACCACCTGGACCCGGAAATGCGGGTGTACTTCAACTCCGAAACGGTGATTGCCGATCACATTCGCAACACTCCCAATGGTCCGGTGTCCGAGCCGATCGTGCTGGCGGCAAACCAGATCATCTCCCCACTGGACATGTTCGGTCCGGCGTCGAACTTCTCGGCGTACTACCAGAGCCCGTCCTCGTACCTGATCCGTCCGGAAGACGTGTTCGGTATGGGTCAGACTCGCAGTGTGACGGAAAAACTGATGCAGTCCGGTCAGTTTGAAGGCGGTATTGATCTGGTCATGGACTCCCGCAACACGGTGGGTCATGGTGGCACCTATAAGTACTCCCGTCGTCGTGACACCTCGCCGTCCCGCTACCTCTCAGACACCCTGTCCGCGTACAGTCACGCGGTGAAGGAGTCTCAGATGGAAGAGGAAGGCATCGGTGTGGGTGATCAGGAAGTACTGTACGGCGAAGCTCAGAGCCACGCCGCGAACCAGGACATCCACAAGAACATGTTCTTCTCCCGTCTGAAAGACGAGGCGCAGTTCATGGAGCGCGGGTACGTGAAGTTCAAGGACCTACAACAGATGTTCCCGGAAGTTCAGCACACCACGAAGTACTCGTTGGACGATGGTCGCAGCATTCGTCGCGTCAATCAGGCGCAGGATAGTGAATATTGGACCGGTTCCGACAACATGACGTTGGCCGCGTGTACGCTGGCGCAGGTAGTCCCGTCCATCATGATGGACAACTACATCCGCACCATCAGCTTCGCGGTAACCAACGGCCATGGCTTGGGCGAATACCTCATTGACTTCCACGAGAATGGCACCACCGGTGTGGTTCCTGGCCTGTCGATGATCGCGCCCTTGCAGGAGTTCCAGCGTCGTTTGATCACCGACGTGCTGAACACCGTCACCATGAGCAATCAGATCGGCTTCCAGATCAGCATGAGCTCGGATCTGGCCGGCGACAGTGTCATTGACATTGCCATGGACGGGGAACCCGTGCGTCGTTACGTGGCACCCACGTTCAGTGACTCGCTGTTCGCTCCGGTGATCACCCGTGACCGCCAGCGTCCGCAGGACATTTCCAATGACCTGCTGTACTTGGTAGAGCACACAATCCCCAACGCTCGTGAGACGGGCATTGTCGGTGCCCAAGGCCAACCGTTCGATCAAGCCTTTGGACATCAGCCGCCCCATCCGGCCAACGGTCCACACCAGGAACCGATGGTAGGCAATGGTTATCCCTCCAACCCGTACAACAACCAAGGTTTTAACAATGGCAACGATACAGGACTTTTATAAGAAATCCCTGAGCGCTCTGCGTTTCCAGGTGGACGACGATGACCTCATCAGCTTCCTGAACCCGGAAGGTCGCGCTACCCCGACAGTCGTGGATGGCCGTCGGTTGGTACTGCCGACCAAGCAGCGACTCCGGGAAGGCTTCGGTGAGGACCTCCAACCGTTCCATCCGCTGTCTGAGAACATCGCGCGGCGCAGTGCGTCGCCGGTGATCAAGAACATGCAGCGGACGGCCAAAGCGGTGCTGGCCCATTACTTCACCGAGCTGTCACTGCGACTGCTTGCGGTGGCCTCCGACCCGAGTCTGCACAAGGACCTCCCACCGGCGTGCAGTGAGTACTTGAAGAAAGTGTCCAATGCGGATGCGAAAACCCTCAAGGACTTCGACACGCTGATTGGTAAGGCCGTGCAGAAGAACAAGCTAATCACGCTGTACCTGCGCAATGGCGGTACCGTGGATGGGAAGAAGATGAATCGCCTGTGTGTGATTCGCTTCCCAATCATGGACGAGCTTAACGAGGAAAAGCCCTTCGGCATCAAGCTGCGTAAGAAAGACCGCGCGACGCTGCAGGCGCTCTTCCATCACATCATGCCATTCGGCGACAGCCCAGAGGAATACAGCGCCGGGTCCAACTCGCGGATCGCGCCGTTCTTCGACGCGTTCATGCGAGCGTATGCGAAAGTGGCTGAGCAGCTGAACAGCGTGGTACGTAAGTACGCCAAGCCGATGGAGATCTCTCTGGAGCCCATCGACCTGAGCTACCTCGAAGAGCTGGACAATCTCGGTCAGTACTACGAGAAGATTCCAAGCCTGCGGGGTAACGATGGCGGTACGAAGGAAGACACGCCCGAAGAAGCCGAGGCCACCAAGGCACCCACGGAAAAGCCGATCAAATCGGAAACCGTACAAGCACGGACGCCTGGGAAATCCACCCCCCTACCTCCGGCTGAAAAACCAAGCAGCGGGATGTCGGTGGACGACTTCATGAAGACCATCAACCCGCAGCAGGCACAGCCTGCCCAACCGCAGAACCCGTACCAAGCGGCACCACCACCCAACCCGTACGCAACCCCCGGTCCGGTAGCGCCTTACGGCCAACCGAACCAACCCATGGGTGGTTACGGCGGCTACGGTGGTGGTTACGGCGGTGGTGGCTACGGCGACCCCAGGCGTCCAGGCTGGCTGACTGGTGGTCAACCCAACCAACCTTCCCAACCAGTTAACCCGTTCGCGCAAGCGCTCGCTGGTGGTGCTCAGGCACAGCCGTCTGGTTATGGGAATCAACCCTACCCCCCAATGGGTGGCGGTAGCAGTCTGTAACGCAGACGCGGCATAGAGGGAGTCCGTTGGGACTCCCTCTTTTTTTGTTAACCTGAGACTTTGGTGGAAAGGTAAAGTGTCCGCAGATCGGCCAGAATGTCATCGGGTGGCATCAATAGCGTAAACCCGATTTCCCGCACGTAGGGGTTGTGCAACTGACGACCGAACTGATTGGGACTTTCCATGCCATTGACCCGCATATAAATCCAGTGTTTATCGAGCGACACCCCCAACTCACCCAACAGACCGTAGAAATCCCCTTCGTACTGATGGATCTTGTCGGGACTGACGTTCGACCGTTGTGTCGTTGGATGGTACCGTAAGATTTGCAGGTGCGTCTCCAGGATCGTACGGAACTCCGGTTCGTACATTACCTCATCGCCCGGCGGGCGTTTCAGGGTGGCTATGGTAAAAGCCATGGATGTTGCTCCTATTGACATTGAGATCTATATCATCCCGTTGGACACTTAAATAACTGCAGTAATTCGAGGATCGATAAAAATGACCGAACGAAACCGTAAAGAGATTGGGGTGGATATGCTTGGCGTGAACGCCATGGACCCCTACTTCCAAAATTCATCAGGTCCCCGGAAGGCAATGTTCTCCACCCAGATCGGTCAGGCCCCGATCGTGGATGGTAATACCCCACGCCGGATCTTCACTGGCGTGGAAACCAAATACGCCGACGACACGTTTGATGTGTCACTACCTTGCCACGCAACCATTTTGAAAGTCATTCACAAGTTCCCTATCGGCATGGGTCGGGACGTCATTCGGCATAACCCCACCACCGTGGTGATCTACGAAGATTACTACGACCCACATAAGACCATTGGGGTGTTGGAAGTCAACGATTTCATGTCACTACACCAGGACTTCGGGTTCCGCATGGAGAAAGATCCGGAAGTGTGGAACGAACTGGGTCCGCGTGTGATGATGGAGAAAGGGACGCGTCTGGCCAAATCCCCAGCGGTCCGTGAGAACGGTCAGTATGGGATTGGATTGGAAGCAGAAGTGGCGTTCATGTCCATGCCTGGTACCATCGAGGATGGGTTCGTGGTGTCCCGGACGTTCCTGGAACGGATGACGCCCCGAACCTACAACACGGCCGTAGGTAATTGGGGGCGGAAAGCGTTCCCGTTGAACCTTTATGGAGACGACGAGCACTATAAGCCGTTCCCGGACATTGGCGATACCATCCGGGACGACGGATTAGTGTTTGCTCTGCGGGAGATCGATGACGATCTTGGCGTGGCAGAGATGACCCCGCGTGCCCTGCGGGAAGTGGACTACGCGTTCGACAAACCATTCTTCGGGAAACCCGGGGCCAAGATCGTGGATGTCAATGTCTACCACGATGACCGACTGAACCCGTCCAGTACGCCGGTCGGTATGGACACCCAAGCTCGGAAGTACTACGACGCTCAGGTGGTGTTCTACCAATCACTGATGGACGAGTATAATCGCTTGGCTAAACGGCGCGGTAAGCGTCTGTGCATCACTCCCGAGTTTAACCGTTTGTTGGTGGAAGCTCAGATGTTCCTGCCAGTGGCAGGGGACCGCCGTAAGCTGACCCGGATGTACCGTCTGGAGCAACTTGACGAATGGCGTGTGGAGGTGACCTACGAGAAACGCTTGGAATCCAACATGGGTTACAAGTTCACTGACATGCATGGTGGTAATTAATTTGTGAGGGTTCATCTATCTCCAGCAATATTAGGAGGTAAGATGAAAAAGAGTAAAGAGTTTAGACGCATTCCCGGATATGATCAATACGCTGTCAGTAAAGACGGTGTGGTGAAGTCCGTGGTTAGAGATATTGTACTCAGCCAATACCTTTTAGATGGGTATTTGATTGTAGACACGTTCCGTGGATCAAAAACGGAAACCCTACCTGTCCATAGAGCCGTTGCGTTGGCATGGGTTGAAAACCCAAACCCTGAGAAGTTTACAGTGGTCAACCACAAAGACGGCGATCGGACAAACAATTGGTACGAGAACCTTGAGTGGACTGACTACTCAGGGAACAACTACCACGCCATTAATAGTGGTCTGCGCAACGACAACATTCCTTGTCGCATCCGGGATTTCGAAACCGGCGAGATAACGGAATTCAGTTCTATGGCACAGGCAGCAGTGGCGATGGGTTTACGGGCATGTGAACCGTACAGTATCTTAAGACCAAAGATGTTCGGGAAGTTAGTTGCCGATAAATACGAGCTTCGGTTTAAAGACGAACCAACACCCTGGTTCTACGAAAATCGAACCGAGCGAGTTAAGCCTTCACGTTACATGGTTATTGTAACGGAAGAGGACGGTAGCAGTCGGGAAATCTTCTCGACGCGTGCTCTCCTTAAAGAGTATCAACTCTACGACAGCCCAATGAAATCAATCCCGGAGCTGGCGAAGTTTGGGAATCAGAAATACCCAAACAAAGAGTTCAAGGTACTTGACAGTTACTCCGGGGATCTTTACCGGGTTACGCGTCAAACCAAAGAGAGCCGTAAGCTACCTGTCCTGGCACGTAATCCAGATGGGGATATGCATTTCGACTCTTTGACTCAATGTGCCAAACACTTCGGTGTTGATCGTTCCGTCATTCACAATCGACTTGATAAGCAAATAGATTTGGATGGATGGACCTTCACAAGAAATATTGCCCCTTCAGTCCTTGATGGCTGAAGGAGTCTCCTTTAACTGACGGGAACGCCCTGAGAGCCTCATACACCAACTACATCGGTGGAAACACATGTAGGGCCAGTCTAATCAGCTGGACGGTAAAAGAGATGAGGATTGGGTGATCCGCAGCCAAGCTCCTACGGATCGCTGTGAAGCGAGCTACGGAGAAGGTTCAACGACTAACCGTTCACCACGGTGTACCCGCCAAGCGGCGTCGGCTAATTACCGGTTAATAGGGAAATGGGGAGCCTCTCATTGAGGGGAAGATATAGTCTGGTCCTTGGGGAAACTCAAGGCGGGTGTCATTGCACACCGGGTACAAGTAGCGATTGTACTGGACAAAACGAAAGGCGTCGTCTGTAAGATAATGGAGGACGCCGACATGCCTGTGGATGAGAACGGCAACCGAGCCGACGTGGTCATCTATGGCATCTCCACAGTTAAACGGATGAACTTTGGTCGCTTCTACGAACAGTTCATCAACGCTGCCAGTCGGGACCTACTACACAAAGTCCGTCGTCAGGCGGGTCTGAAACACAACGTCAAACCCACCGCCTATCAGTTGGCTACGGTCAAACAGAATACGGAGGTAGTGGAGTCCATTTGGCAACAACTGATGGGTTACTACGAGATCGTGGCCCCACTGCAACAGGACCTATTGATTGACGACCCAGACCACTGGCGTCATGTAGAAGCGGTGCTGATGGACGAGGGGACCTGGCACGATGGAATCTACCTGTGGGTTCCGCCCGATAACCCGGTCAACAACCTAGCGATGGCAAAGGAGTTACGCGACAGTGAGTTCTGCCCGCACTATGGCCCGGTGACCTATCGGGACAACGCGGGTAAAATGGTGACCACGGTGGACCCCACATTGATCGGTACGCTGTACATGATCATGTTGGAGAAAACCGGGGAAGACTGGTCTGGGGTGGCTTCGGTGAAAACCAACCACTTCGGGGTACCGGCCAAGCTCAATAACTACGACAAACAAACCGCACCGGGACGGCAGGCACCGGTTCGAGCGCTGGGCGAGTCCGAGACCCGTTCGTACATCTCCACGGTAGGTCCAGAAGCCACCATGGAGTTGTTGGACCAGTCAAACAACCACACCACCCACAGCCATGCCGTGGAGACAATCCTCAAAGCACCCAAGCCAACCAACATCGACAAGGTGGTGGATCGGAAGAAGGTGCCGTTTGGTGGTTCACGTCCGGTGGCACTGGTGCAACACGTGCTGAACTGCCGTGGCATCAAGTTTGTCTACCGACCAGACACGGAAGGCAGTGGGAACCAACTGTAATTGTAACACAAAAGGGCTTAGAAGATGAACCGTTACAACGCGCGTGATCTGTTGGCCCTCACCGTTGACGAGTTGTGGTCGCTCCCAGAGGAGCGCCACATCATCGTCTTTGACGATGGGGAACTGACAACACATACCCGGGCAACCATCACCTCGGTGTACCTCTGGTACATCATCCAACAATACCCCGACACTCCGATCTTGAAGGAGTTCCATCTGGGGGGCCAAACCTTCAGCAGTAAGCTGATGGTCGGGTTGATCAACAAAGTGATCTGGACGGTCCATGATCACCATCAAGTGGACCCGGAGGTCTTGGCCAAATGGGCATTCGATACCACCAACCGTTTCTACAACGACTTCACCGTCCGCTTGGCGGCCCACGTCTCCAGCATGAGCATGTTCGACGTACTGGAGATCATGTATCACCCAGAGGTGCAGAAAGCCAACAAGGAAGTGGAGCCCACTCAAGCGTCCATCGAGGAGGAATGCTACCCCCGTTTGAAGAAGGTGTTGACCGAGGCGCCGGAATTGAACGGCAACCCGATGGCGGATGCCTGTCGATCGGGCACCGCTTCAGCCGGTCAGGTGTTACAGTGCGTGGGCCCTCGTGGGTTCATGACCGACATCAACTCGGACATCTTCCCCGAACCGATCATGACCGGGTACATCGAGGGCATCAATGGGCTGTACGAGTCCACGATCGAATCCCGTTCCGGCTCGAAGTCACTGCTGTACAACAAGGAGCTGCTGCGGTCCACGGAATACTTCAACCGGAAGACCCAGTTGATTGCGGAGTACGTTCGCAACCTGCACCCTGGCGATTGCGGTACACCGCACGTTCGGGATTTCCCGGTCATGCACGACAACCTCAAATCCCTGGAAGGGAAGTACCACGTGGTGGATGGGAAGCTGGAAGTCCTGCGTGGTGATGAGGAACACCTGTGCGGAAAACACATCAAGCTTCGTTCGGTTTTCGGGTGCATTCATCCCGACCCGGCGGGCGTGTGCTTGACATGTTATGGCGAGCTGGGTCTGGCCATTCCGTACGGCACCAACGTCGGGCAGGTCAGTGCGGTGTCCATGGGGGACAAGATCACCTCCAGCGTACTGTCGACCAAGCACTTGGATTCCACATCCCGTGTGGAGAAGTTCCACCTGGAAGGGGTTGAGGCCAAGTATTTGGAGTACGGCAAAGAACCGGAGATGCTCTACCTCAAGAAGAAACATCGGAACAAGTCGATCCGTTTGGTGGTGGCACGCCAGGAAGCCCCGAACTTGGCGGACGTTTTGATGCTGAATGATCTGGATAATTACCCGGTCGCCAACGCCAGTCAGATTACGATGATGCAATTCATCGTGGATGAAGGTGACGAGGGTCAAACGCAGGACGTCCTTCGGGTCTCCCTGTACAACCGTCGTTCCAGCTTCTCCAAAGAGTTGCTGCGCCACATCTCCAAGACGCGATGGACCCACGACAGTCGGGACAACATCGTGATCGATCTGACCGGTTTCGACCTTACCCAACCACTGCTTTCACTGCCGTTCAAGCACGTTAACATGCACGAGGTCATGAAGCGCATTCAGAGCTTCCTGCATTCGTCCAGCGACAGTGAGAACAAGAAACTGAAGGTGTCTACACGTGACGTATCCCGAAACAAACTCAAGTTCCTGAAAAACTACAAGGACCCGACAGAGGCCTTGGTCAGCTTCACGGCCATGTTGAATGAAAAGCTCAACATCAACATTGTGCATTGTGAGATCCTGCTGTACGCCATGATGGTTCGGTCCTCAGCGCAGCGCGATTATCGACTCCCCATCCCGGGATTCGATGGCTCGTTTGAGAACTACAACAACCTCATGATGAACCGCAGTCTCAGTGCTGCCATGGCTTACGAGAAACAAAGCGCCCCGCTGGTCTCTCCTTCCAGTTTCGTCTACACTGATAGGAATGACCACCCGTACGATCTGATCGTGTTGGGAGGGCGTGTGAGCTAACCACGGAGGACGGGGGAGGGTGACAGCTCCCCCGTTGTTGTACCCAACAATGAAATCATTACTGACGCTCGACGTTTATTCTCACGGGGTCCGCATCAGTGGATACACCCGTGAGACCTTTCGTATCATTGCTGTTTTTTTGGAACGACTGGCGCTAAAAGAACCACGCCACATTCCACAGGAACGGCGAATGGTCATGGAACTGAAGAAACGGTTCTACGGCCTAACCGATTCCCGCAAGGAATCTTTCATCCACCGCTACCAGCTTGAAGAGTTTCTGCTCTACTTGAAAGACCGTGGATTGGAAGGGCGATTTGAGATCAACCATATCGACGCCCCGGTACCCACCCCAGCCACGTTTGATATTTACGATCACTATGAAACCCGTGGATACCAGATTCCCATCGTTGAGTTCATGACCACCCCCGATAAGCGCTCTTGCCGCCTGGACCTCCAGACCGGCAAGGGGAAGGCCGAGACACTCTATTCTCGAATTAAAGTGCCTGGTGGTTGGTCTACAATGGGTGAGATGGAGGTTGGTACGAAAGTCACAGCATGGGATGGAACCACCACCCATGTAACGGGAGTATACCCACAGGGAACCACTCCCGTTTATAGGGTAACGTTTTGGGACGGACGTCATGTTGATGTTTGTCCTGAGCATCTCTGGAAAGCGTTCTATGTGAACACTGTACCCCATAGACGGTGGCGGGTTATTGATACCTTGGAACTCAAAAGACTAAGTGAAATGCCCAATCCACGGGTATATGTTCCTTTGTGTCAATCCGAAGACGGCCCTGAGGTTGATGTCACAATACCGCCATACACACTGGGCGTACTTATTGGAGACGGTAACCTAACCGGAACCGGTATAAATATATTCAAACCAGATAACGAGCTGTTCGAAAATATTAGGGAGGAATTATTACCGGGTCACGAGTTACGCGACTCTCTAAAGAAGCCGGGTTTACGTTCCTTGGTAAATGCCAACGGAGGTGAAAACCTATACCGTCGCTACCTCAAAGAAATGGACATTGACGGAACCTATTCTTGGGAAAAATACATTCCCCAGAATTACCTCCACGGATCTACGGAACAACGGTGGGCATTACTACAGGGATTGATGGACACAGACGGGACAGTCAACACCAGAGAAACCGGTGGGGCTGTGTCGTTTAACTCCACCAGTCGTCGTTTGGCGGGGCAAGTTCAATACCTTGTGCGTTCTCTTGGCGGTATTGCCTCAATCAGTGAACGCAATACACAATACACATACAACGGAGAAAAATGTCAGGGACGTAAGTCTTACGATGTTAACATCCGTCACCCGAAACAACGAAAACTATTCCGCCTACCACGGAAGTTAGAACGTATACCTGAAACTAACCAATATTCGGAGGATTTAAAACTCAGAGTTCGTTCGGTTGAATACCTTGGTGAGGAACCAACTCAATGCATTTCAATCGATCATCCGGAGCGCCTGTATGTAACCAATGACTTCATTGTGACACACAACACCTATTGCGCCTTACGGTCGGTGGCCACCCTGGGCGTTCGGACGGTGGTGATGGTGTCGCCCAAATACTTCGGCATTTGGGAAAAAGCCCTGAAAGAAACCTACAAAGACATAGATGGACGTTACTGTACGGTTTCCGGTTCCGCCGAGTTGCGGGCGTTGATTGAGAAGGGCGTGGAAGGAGACCTGGACTACGATGTGATCATTGTCTCCAACGTAACCTACCGCAGCTACCTGGAATCGTACGAGCGGTTCGGTGAGGCGATCACCAGCATCGGCTATTTGGTCCCGCCCCCACGGTTTCATGAAGCCTTGGGCGCTGGGGTGCAAATCAACGATGAGTTCCAAGACGACCCCGGTCTGGTGTTCCGCACGGATGTTTACACGAATGTCAGAAAACAGTTGTACTTGTCCGCCACGCCATTCACTGGGAACGAGTTCGTCACCCGCATGATCGACGTGATGCTCCCCAAAGAGACGTCCTGTCCCTTGCCGGAATACGACCAGTACATCAATGTGATCGGACTGATGTACCACGACCCGGACGTTAAACGCAAAGACTACCTGACGCCCTTTAAGAACACCTACAATCACACCCGGTACGAGAAACGCCTGCTCAAAGCCAAGCGTCGATTGGAACGGTACAAGCGGATGGTGTTCAAGGTCATCAACGGCATTTACATCAAAGACCGGGAGCCGGGCCAGAAGCTACTGGTTCTGTGCGCCACGGTGGACTTCATCAAACACCTGACCAAGGAGTTGAAGCTGAAGTACCCCGACTTGACCATCGGTGAGTTCGTGGCGGGGTCCAACCCCAAGACGCTGCAAACCAACGACATCACGGTGTCGACCATCAAGTCGGCCGGGACCGGTCAAGACATCATTGACTTAAGAGAAGTACTGCTGCTGCAAGCAACGGATTCCAAGAAGGACAACATCCAAATCCTGGGCCGTCTGAGACGCATGAAAAACTGGCCAGAACACACACCACGCATGACGTATATGGTGTGTATGGACATCCCACAGCAGATTCGTTACTTCAAAAATAAGAAGGGTCATTTCGATGGACGCGTCGTGTCCCATCGGGTGATGCGTATCTAGTTTGGGCGTCCTTCGGGACGCCCTTTATTCCGCCAGCTCGGCATAACCAACGACAACGGAGCAATACCCGTGACTACTGCATTACTTAAGAAAGGAAGTTTCAAGATCCTGGATGACCTGGCCTGCGACATGTCGCGCGTCATGTTGGTCGAACTCAAAGACATGAATTTGGCCAACTTTGTGGACACCACCCCCTTCTTCAGCGATGGGGGCGAGGCGGTGAAAGAACTGCTGGAATGGTTCGGTGTTCCTGACGACAACGTGATCATGGCTCACTGCCACTGGTCTCGCGGTAACAAGCGTCAGCTGCGCGGTACCGGCATGACCGCGTACCACCCTTTCATCGTTCGCGTTAACGGACAGACCCGGATCTGGGCGTTTGCTATCCCCAACGAACTATCCCGGAATTGGTTGATCGGTACGTACCTGGGTTACCCACAGTGCTGCGTTGCGGAGTACGAGGAAGACCTGAAAGTCAGTGCCACCGACGGGTTGTCACCGCTGGAAGAGAAACGCAAGCACTTGGAAGAACACGCCCCCAACCACACCGCTGGGGAAGTTCCCTGCTGGCAGTGCATTCGGGACGTGTTCTCTGATCCCAGTCGGACCGGCAATCGATTGATTCAGATCTCAACCCGCAGTCAGGAAACGTTCTGGAACGATTCGAACGAAGCGTTCTTGGCGTTCTTCGATGCGGTGAATGCCTATCTGGGCCACCGCCTCAGCCCGTGGACGCCTGAGGGTCACACGGTTTCCGAAGCCAACGAATCCTTGAGGGTAAAAGATGAAACGACTGCTGCATAGAACGTTATCGTTTCTGGGGTTTGGACATCTGTACGAGACCCCAGCCCAACGCATCATGAAAGAACACAACTTGGGGGCGGTTGAACACCACACAGTGCAAGAACACAACATGGCAGCACCGCCGCCCGAACCGGAAGAAACCACGGAACACGAAGATGACTTTAACGAGTTCGAGCGTCAAGTGGATCAGTTGTTCGATTGGTTGTTAGAACAGATCAATTGGTGTTATTACCAACTCAATCGTGGTCCGGTTGGTCCGCCAGCGTATGCCAATCTGGAAGAGAAGTTGGCGGCGTGCGAATTCATGGCCAACAACCTCCAGGCGTTAAAGGAAACGCTGGATCATCAGACCAGTTCGCTGACCCCCGAAATGAAACAGCGGTACAACACGGTTTTGGAGAAAGTCGGTTACGAGTACCGGGGTCACGACGGATAAATTTCACTCGCCCTTTAAATTGTCTGTTAAACCGTTTGTCATAAAAGGAGCTAACCGTATATGGGCCTACAACTGATCCCTGGCCAGCTTGAGAAGTTTGTTGGGGTGTTTTACCGAATCAACGCAAAAACGCCACCAGCGCGTCCTGACGTCCATGTGGACGGTGTCCTGGAACGACTGGTGATCTCCAAAGGCCAACTGCAGGTACTGATTGACGGTCAGTCGGTGGACGTGAACATCCCGCCCGAGGAACAGGTGGATGAGGCGACCTACCAAGGCATGCTGCAGTTGCTGGTTAACCAACTGGTGGAAATGTTACAAGTCCCACAGTACACCCACGACGTTCTTCAAGCGATGCAGAAGGGCGGACTGATTGCACAGTTCCAAGGGGTTACCCTACGGATGAACCCACTGACCGCCGGTGTCGGTGAGGTCGATCAGTTTTAAACGCACCATGGGTCCTTCCGAGGGCCCATGTTTTATTCCGTCAAGGGAGTTGTCATGATCATAGCCGAACGCGAAGAAGAAGGACGGTACGTCGGGCTGGTAGAGATGCCAGTCCCCGAATCGGTTCGGATGAAGAACCCAGCAAAACCAACCAAAGATTTTTACGAACTCATGCAATGGCTCGGGGTTCCTCAAGCGGAATCGGTCATCAGCATTGAGTTTGCCAGAGACCTCGCAACCAAGGGAAAGAACCACGATGATCGTCCTGGGTACCACACCTGGATGCCAACTATCGTGCGCTTCCCGGATCGGGTTGTTATTTGGGCCATCACCTTACGTAAACCTGTACACAAACACTGGGTCATCGGCATGTGGTACGGGTACCCTCAATGCTGCATCAAAGAACATCTAATCGACATCGAACATTACCGTCGAAGTGGATTTACCGACAACCCCATCGCCAAGAAACGGAAAGAAAACCACCCGTACCGTGGTGGGCCCGTACCTTGCAACGCATGCCTGACCGACCCTTATCCCGATTTTAAGGAACAGGTCAAACGCCACCGCCAGTGTCCAATCCCTTACCCTACCGCAGTTCCTGGGAAGACCTGGTTTGGTGCGGTGCTGTGTTACGGTCGCGGTGAGCTGAAACCTTGGGGCCGACGTTAAACAATCCGTCCCACGGGACGCTTTATATACCACAAAACGAGGAGTAGCAATAATGAGCAACGATGAGAACAAAACCCTGGACGACGCTTACGACGCCATCCGTGCCGAGCTATTGAAACACATCGGTATGAACGGTGGGTTCATCAGCCAAGGCGCCTTGATGGCCGTCATGTTCAACGGCGACGGTGCCGTGAATGCCGCTGGCAGTCTGATCATCCAGGTTCTGGAACGGATGGTTGAGGAAGGCGATGTGATGGAGATGAAACTCAAACACAAAGCCTTGGGTGGGTTTGGTCAACCGTACTACGTGGACCACAACACCGAGATCCATTTCACCGACAACAGTCAGAAGCGTACCCAGACCCGGAGTGTTTAATCAAAGGCACCCTTCGGGGTGCCGTCTATGCCCTTTCTTTTTTTTTTGGTCAACGACATAAAGCCCGCCCCGAAGGGCGGGTGTTTAATCGTCACTGTTAGTGAAGTCCAAATCCAGTTGACGCTGCACACTGCGGTGGGTGTTCTCTTGCTGCGTGGCATCGGCTTGAGAGATGTCGTACAGCAAGTCCACGACGTACGGCGGTAGGTCCAAGAACTCAGACAGCGACAAACCAAACTGTTTGCGGATCTGGTAATTGTAGTAACGTCGAATGTGGCTGAACAGCATGCTACCTTCCATGGCATCCTCTTTGGGATGCATGGCCACCAACGCCAGCGGCTTGTGGGGATGGGGCTTCTCATGATCGAAGATCCCATACTCGGTTTGGTAACACGACAGGGTGATGATCTCAGCGGCCGTGGCACGGACCGCTGGGAGTTCGCGCAGCAACGCATCGATTTGGCCGGTGCTGTTTAGTTGATGCAACCCAAAGCTGGAGAACGCCACGTGCCCGTTCGCGTCGTCAAGATCGAGCGTTAGACGACTGAAACGGGCGTCCGTGTTGGTCTCCGGGTCTAGCTGTGCTTCAGGCTGACCAACGTAAAAAAAGTGGTAAGAACATCAAGGGGAACCAGATGCTCAAACCGCTCCTTAAACTTCTCAGCGACCGGGGTCTGACATTTGGGACAGTTGAACGATGGGATGGCAATCATGCTGATGAGGCTGTCGTCCATGTAACGATTCACCTCACCGAAGAACGTGTCCACGAACTCGTCGGTGGAGAAGATGTGGTTCAACGTTTCATTGATCACATCGGTGTCTTCCGACACCAGTTCTTCGTTGCCGTCCTCGTCCTTCTCGTGGATCGAGGTAACCCAATGGCTGTACTGACGGGCCGTGGTGGCCATCCCCAGACGGGTGATGTACTGATCCCGGTTACTGCCGTGAGGTGGTTCGTTGAATGCCCCTTGGGTCATTTCGATGATACCGTTTATCCATGCCTGACCGGAGTCCTCATACTCCTGAATGCTTGGGACTTTCAGGGTCACCCCCAACTCGCCAAACCAGACCAGTCGTTGCCCGCCCCGAGTGTGTTCGGTCAGATACAGGCGCTGCTCATCGTCGGTCATCTTGGTGAATTTCCGAGCCATCAGTTTCTTCTGACCTTGGGTCAGTGAGGTACTGTCGGTCCAGTACAGGCGGTTGAGGTTCAGTGTTTCCTTAGTGACGTGTTGGCACTTCTCCACATCTGCCAGACACGGATGGGCATATGGGAACCCTTTCGGGTACAACGTCACCGCCAAACCCCAGAGTACCATGGGGGCGTCCAACAACAGGATCTTTTCCTTCAGGTCACTTGGCGTTGTGTAATGCACGTTGCTGTCAATGACATACTGGAGTGCGAAGTCCAGTGCTGCCGACATCAACACCTGGGCGGTGTTGGAGAACGCCATGCCCTTACTGTCCGCACCCAGCGTCACCTTGATCTGCTGTAGCTCGTATTGCAAACCGGTGATAGCTGACAGTGGTGGTGTCTTCATTCGCAGCCAAACGCCACTGTGCCACAGCGGCACATCAAATACGGTACCCACACCGGCTCGCCGAGCCAGGTAGGTCATGGTCTCCTCGCGACTGTGGTGGGTACCACCCAACTTCTGTTTGGGTTGACCCGGACGCAAGCCTTGACCTTCGTGATCCAGGATCTGTTGCCAGTCACTACCTTCCCGTGCCAGACTGTTCTCGCCAAATCCGTTGAGTTGGGCGTAGGTCAGTGCGTTCATCGCCGTACGGAACCAAGCATTGCCTTCGTTGTCCGCAACCTCCCGGCCTTGCTTGGTGGCTTTCCTCTCCAGTTCCTCTTCCCGCGCGTTAATGTTTTCCAACATAGTCGTGGAACGGTCGAGAACCTGACTTACCGTGCTGTAAGCTTCCCGGAAGACAGTCAGGATGTCAGTCAGCGCCGGGTCGGTAGTCAATTCCCCAGTAGTTTTCAGTTTCTCTTCAAACTGGTGGTACGGCTGGTCGGGCACGAACGCATCGGTGGCCTCATCTTCGGGCTCTTCGTCACCCTCATTGCTGGGGTCGTTCCCGGTATCGGCTTCGCCTTCCTCGGTGGTTTCCTGTGTTGGGTGGTCGTGGTCTTCAGGCTCGGTGTTCAGAGCCATGTCTTCAGGCTCCGGCTCGCCGAACCGCCCCTGAAACTCTTCGGGAGTGGGTTGGGTATCGGACGACTCGTTGTTGACGTTCGGATTTTCGTTAGAATCGTTCTGATCCATTGTTAAGCCTCTTCCGTTGCAGGGGTGAGTTCCAGCATGTCACCGTGTTGCTCACGAATGACTTCAATCAGTGAAAGAATCAGCGGGGCAATAACCGTTTCGAAATGCGTTTCCAGGTTACTATATTCCATGCTGATTGAGAACATCACCGGCCAATCTTTCTCAGGCGGTACGCCCGAACGCCCTGCGTGTTTCTGATGGAGCGCGTCCAGGTTTTCTTTGTACTGTTTGATGTCACCAAGCAGTGTGTTGAAGCAACGAGAGAAACCGTCGGGGTCGTCCAGCTTCTCTTTCAGAGTGTCGAGCTGGTTCATGACTGGCAAGGTGAATCCCTGCGTGTGCAGAAGCTTCTTGGCACATTGGTGATACATCTGGTTAAGGACTTCCCAACCGGTTTCCGACTTCAATACAGCGTCGGCAACTACGCGTTGTGTTGCCTCGATATCTTCCTTGGTCAGGTCAACATCTTGTACATCAGCCGGTGCTTCATTAAGGTTCTTTTCGTTGGAAGACATAAAGCGTTATAACTCCGTTATTATGAAATCGTGATAAGCCGAGCGGGTGGTGAGACGTCATTCTCGTCATATATTAGCTGCCCCAAGTAGTTTAACCCACATTTAAGTACCACGGGATTTCGTAACAGTATGTTAAAACTCATTCCCAAACCGACCCGAGGCTGTTGTCATGTACGAAGAAATACAGGTGGGGCTAGATGGCGTCGTTACGCCCGAACGCATGGATGTGCTTCTCGAAACTTACCGTCAATTGACCAAATCAGGATTGGACGCATTGAACGATGAGTTGATTGGCATTTTTAACATGCAAGACGGTATCGCCGATAACGCCATGTTTGCCAGTCGGGTGGAAGATTGTCTGATGATCGGGGCAATCGAGGTTCTGCGGACACACGGCATTACCGTGAACCCACAAACCGCCGAAATGACAACATTGACCGACACGATCCAGACACTGAATGACTTCGAGCACTACATTGTTCCGGAGGTGTTGGTTGGTCTGGTGGGTCCGGATGAAGAACCCGACTTGGCACTGGCGTCGGTCGTTGCTTTGTTTACCGACAGCACTGAGGACGACGTGATTAATGCGGTGGACGCGGTGGAGACCTCGGTCATCGAACGAATGCGGGCCGTGGCGGAACGCCAAATGGAATACGAGGCGGAGGCGCAGTCGGTCCCGCCAGACCACAACGAACGGATCGGTCACATCAACACATTGATTCGTCAGTACGAAGGGCGTCACCCAGCGATCGTAATGGAGATGGCCGAACATGGTATCCCCAGTGGTCAGCGACTGAACAACTTGTTTGAGCAGGTCTTTGAACAGATCGACGGATACACCCCCAAAGAGCTGGGGGTTGAGTTCCTCGGGCTGGTACTGTACAGCGACACCCCCTTGTCCGACGTGTATGAAGTTGCCAGCGGGTTGCCCCAAGAATTCACCGACAGTCATTCAGAACAGTACCGCATCGGTCATGCTCTGGATCAGGCGTTCTCGTATATTAAAGGTGGCTCGTTATGAACAAACGGGAATACTTTTTCACCGCCCTGAAAGCCGGGGCCTGCAAAAAGCGGGCCTGGGTGAACAGTGTGTTTGCGGTGGTTGAAGACGAACAGTACCCCACACAACCTTTCCCGTACCAGTTGGTGCGGTTACCGGAACACGACCGGTTGATGTTTGCCGACCCCGAACAAGACATGGACTGGGTAACCATTGAGGACAGCGATCGGGAGACCGCGCTTTGTGCGTTCAAAGAAAAGGTAACATTGAACCCGGGCGAGTTGGCCAACTTCCAGGGTGAGGAACCGATCGTTACCGCGTACGGCAACTTGCTGGTGAACTACCTTTTGTTGGTGATTCCATTCGGCGACGCCATTCCTTTCCAAAACGGCAGTGTGGACATCGGCAAGATCGAGAAAGAAATCCTGGAGCGTTTGATCGACGACCCAGAAGACGACGACGGGGTCAGCTTTGCCCCCGACGGTCAGATCTACGTCCGCCAGTATGTGCAGTTCTGTGATTACGCGCTGTCCATGGTGGCGTACACGTCACTGGCCGTGGTGTCATCCACCCCGAAAGCCATGCAGTCGCACCCCAAAGCCCGTGAGGTTCGAGAAGCGTTGGTTGAGCAGTACAAGGACCAACTGACCGACCCGGCGATCGTGGCGAAAATTGCCGACGCTCTGGAAGAGTTGGATCAGGAGTGGTTGGCAGACGACCCCACCAAAGACTTCTACGCGGTGAATCCGAAGAAGTCGCGCCCAGCCCGGAAGAAGATGTACTACCTGTTCGGTGGGGAATCGGCATTCCAGGACGGCACCAGTGTTGAGTTCATTAAGAAATCGCTGGAAGAAGGGATCGACCCCAATCACCTCCCAGCCATGATCAATAGCATCCGGGCCGCTTCGTATAACCGAGGCGCTCAGACGCAGTTAGGGGGAGAAACCACTAAGACGATCTATCGGATGTTGGGAACCGTCCGTATCGCCGAAGACGACTGCGGTACGAAGTTGGGGATTCCCATGCCCATCACCAAACGCAACAAACACCAATACCTTGGTTTTTGGGTCATTGACGGAACCCGAGATATATTGTTGGACAAGGAGAACATTGAGCGTTACGTAGGTAAATCGCCGTTGCTTCGAGGACCGCTTACCTGTAAGACTGAGGGTAAGAACGTGTGTAAGAAATGCGTGGGTACGAAACTCTCTGAACAACCCAACGGCATCGCCGCCACTGCTGCTCAGGTGGGTGGTGCCTTCTTGACCGTGTTCTTGAAGAAGATGCACGCGTCCAGCATTTCCACGCATAAGTGGGATTTCAAACAGCGCATTGGTTAAGCGCCTGATGGTATGTTTGTCCGTTTGGGACATGGATTACAACTCGTAAACGTGACGTCACAGGAGACCAGTCATGACTGAAGAAAACCAAACCCCGGAAACTGAGGGTACTGAAACCGCCCCGGAGACTCAAGGTGAAGCGGTTGAGGAAACCACCGATCAGCAGGGGTCTGAAGATCAGGCGCCTGAGCCTGAAGTTGCCAAGACCGAAAATGGTGTGGTGATCAATGATCCCCAGCGGGCTCAGAAGAAGCTGGCGGACTGGGAAACGGCGGAACTGACCGCCTACCTTAAGGGCGAACTGGAGAACGTGCCCAAGAACCTGCAGTCCGGTATCGTGAAGGAATACCGTCGCCGGGTGGAACTGCCGGAAGCGTGGTCTGAGCAGGAAGTGCTGAACTACTTCCGTCAGGACATCCTGCCGGAGAAGACCGAGAGTGGTCTGTGGGTAAACGACGTTACCCGCGCCAACCGTGCCCCGGCCGACTGGTCCAACGAAGAACTCGAAGCTTGGGTTCACAATGAGATCAAGCCGGTGGGTAAAGCCAATGCCGGCAAGCTGGCCCACGAAGTGGTCAACCGTTTCGAACTCTCCGCGTCGCCGAACGACATCAACAAGGTGCGTGCGGAATTTGACCACAAGTTCGCCCAAGAAACCGAAGACGACGAATCCACCGAGCAGGCCACTCCGGAACCTGCCAAACCCACCGCGCCGAAAGTGGCCGAACCAGTTGGAGCCCTGACTGCAATGAACGTCAGTTTCATCGACACTACCCTGGAAAACTACGTCCGTGCGGTAAGCCCGAATGCCCAGGTCGGCGAAGAAGAAGGTGGTAAAGCCCAGCGTTCCCTGGAAAGCCTGTTCCAGTACGTACTGCGCCTGGAAGGTAAAGCCCTGAAGGATGGCCTGAATCGTGTGAATGCGTTCATCAACAAGCACCGTGATGGCGTGTTCTCTCCGAGCAATGCGTACCGCTTCGTTCATCACCTGAAAGGCAACCCGAAACACCAGGTCCAGCACGTCAACATGATTGAGTTGTTCCTGATGACCGGCGATGCCAACCAGGCCCGTCGCCAGCAAGTCGATATGCGCCATATGCTGAAGGAACTCCCCAACGACAAGATCGAGCTGTTGGTGGACTACTTCAAGAACCACGCTCCAGCGTAACACCATAGAGCCCTCCTACAGGAGGGCTCTATGTCGATCGACCAAATTACACATCTATATCACCCAAGTGAATCCCCTACGAAGTAATCACTGTACCGGAGAATAATTATGTTAACCATACACACTGGAAAACCACGGTTTGAGATCATGTTCACCAAGACCCACGACAAAGGACACCTGATATGGACGTTAAACTTCCCGTACCTACTGCGGCTAATTTATCGCAACCGTCTCATGTTGCTCGACCCGGATACGTTGCCAAAAGCGGTACTGTTTGGACGGGGCGTTACCCTGTTTGACATCGAACTCGGATTATTGGGATTTCGCTACAACATCAAATGGCGCGGTCGGAAGTGGGCGAAGACCGTCTCTCTGTTGGACATAATGCTAGGTAAGAAAGAACAACAGGTGTATCCAGCCAAGAACCCAAAGACCGTACCAATCACCAAATCAAACGGCAATCGGTACCAACTGGTGTGGGGGCGACAGTACACCAAGAGAGCCAGGCTACCGTTTGGTAGAACCACCAAACGTGGCTGGTTGGTGATCCCCATCAAGGCACCGCATGACCCTGTTTTAAACACGATGGTGTTCGAGGACTCGGTCCATTTTCACGAGTACCTGAAAACAACCGCCGACTTTAAACAACATTTAGAGCAACTTGCTGAGGAGGGTCGACACGACCACGGTTAGTCTGGCAGCCGGTAAATCGGATTGGGACCCGCCGTTCGCACCATCATACACCCCGGATGAGATGTTAGCATCGAAGAACAACAAAAGAAAAAACCACCAACCTTGTGAGCCTGATTATGTTTGACTACAAAGCGCAACTGGACGACCTTAAAAAGGAACTGGATATGCTCCAGAAACACATAAAAGATAAACTGAACAGCGGCGATGATCCGACGGAGCTGTGCCGGGACGTACGACATGTTCTGAAGCGGCTTTCGATGGATCGGGACTTCGTGGTTGAGGACTACCTGGGCATGACCGAAGAGGAGTTTCGTGAAACAGTCCGGACGCTGTTGACGGAAGTCATCGGAGATAACCTGGTGGCAGATAGCGTCATCCAAGACAGCCAGCGGGTCCTTGATGAAGTCGGACTGGAGTGTCCGAGCTGGCGCGTTGAACCCTGGGATCAACGGGTGGCGCGAGACGCCGCCAAGATGCTGACCGCACAACAGTTCGTTGAGGGTCTGGTATTAAAGGAAGGTGTGTTCTACCGTGCCCCATGGACTGCTTCCGAAGGTGAGCACCACCGAACGAACAAGAAGATCGCATCGATCTTAACTCAACCCCCAAAACATCGACGAATTGTATTGACTGGAATCGAAGTCATCGTCGAAGAACTGAAGAAACCTAAACTCATGCGAGGAGACTGACATGCAACGCGAAGACTTTACCAAAGAGATGAACACCAAGATCACCGAACTGGTCAGTGATACCAAAATCCACAGCGACATCATCAGTCGCGGTCAGCAGTTGATCGATGGTCTTGAAGGGACCGTAGACGACGACAACGAGTGGGACGGGGAATTCGCCGACCTTTACCTCGGTACCATCGACCGCGATTACCTGTTCCGGGGCGCTGAAGTGATTAACGGCGTGGCGGTACCTGAAAGCAACCCCACTGATGAAGAGTTGGGCGAGGCGATCGAAATGATCAAGGGGCAGGCCCGCTTAATGCCTAACGCCGCTCGCGTGGTGATGTTTGAAGCGTCCCGTTCGATCCAGAACGTTCTGGCCGCAAACCCCGCGTAAACCACCAAAGGACATGGGTCACCGTGTCCTTTATGTCGACATGAGGAACAACATGACAACCGGTATTGCTGTTATCAAGAAAACCACACTGGATAAGGCTTTAGAAAAAGCCAAGCGAAAACCAGGACGGTATGAGGGTGCGTTCATGCCCGGGGAGTGGGTACGAATGAAAGCCAATGTTGATCGTAATAACGAGATGTTTGTGGACGCTCGAATTGTGAGCGTTACGTGGCTACATAATGCGGATGTTCCTGTCTATTCAGTTGCTTTACCTATTGAAGGTTGTCCGGAACTGTTAGCTCGGACCGAAGCCCGCATTCCACATCCATGGTTGGTACACAAAGATGCCCCCAACCTGAAACTCATCACCTAACATATCGAGGTGACCCATGCCCAGCAAAAGTGAGAAACAGGTCCGTCTGATGCGGGCAGCGGCACACGACAAAGAGTTCGCTGACCGTGTTGGGATCGATCAAGAAACCGCCAAGGAGTGGGTTGAAGCTGACCAAGCTAAGAAGCGACAAACGACGGGTAACGAAGACCGTCCCCCGTATCTGGATTGGTAATCTTTAATCAATTGCAATTGACGTCTATATCACTTAGATGAATCCAGTACTCACTGGAACTAAAACCCAAGTCGCAGGAGACTTATTATGAACAAAGAACAATTTTCAATTCTAATGACCCACGATGTTGAAGCCATGTTCGCCGACTACCGTTTTTCTGAAACTTTCATCGAACGTGGCGAGAAGGCACTTACTGCGTTGCCTCCGGTAAACGATGACTCCTGGAACGAAGAGTTCGCCGAACATGTGCTCACGAAGCTCAAAGAAGAAGACACCGATCGGTTCTTGAAATGCACTGTGATCAAAGACAATGTCGTTTATCCAGAGAACGAGAACCCCACCACAGAGGAAATCGAAGACGAAATCCTTCACCTCGCGGCGGCCACCGATGGCATTCCAGAGGACTGTGTAGCGGTCCTTGTGGAAATAGCTCAAGTGTTCCAAAACGTCATCACGGATCGAGCGGTCTGAAGCGACAAGTGGGCGGTGCTTCGGCACCGCCCAACTTACCTCTTTTTTTTTTATTTACTCAGGGTGTAATTATATGTGAAGGTACTTGTGTTGCTCAGGTGCCGACTCAGGGGTCTCCGGGCGGTCATACTCGGAGTTCTCTTTACGGTTCGATTCCTTTTGTTTTGCAGTTAACATCCCTCCCCGTTTTGGGGAGGGCTTTTTTTACGTCTAACAGGGTCAGTGCCATGAATACCAAGTTACCGCTGGAGACCATGATTGTGGGTGAGATCCACACCAGTCAGAAATCGATCAAACGTGTTGTTGAACTCACGGAGATGTTCAAACCGGACATCTTGCTCCATGAGTTACTGTACGATGACCTCTGTATGACGCCTGATGTCATTAAGGAACGACTCCGTAAGTGTCGGATGGGATCACTATGCGACCCACGATTGAACAAGGACATATACGAGTTGGGACACCGGTTGGAGTTACCGTTGGTGGGTATTGACTTGCCAAGAGGTGGGACGTTTCGAGAGCGGGAGACCCACATGGTGTCGAAAATTGAAAGCTGGTACCGCAGGCATCGCGTCTTGGTGGTAGTTGGCGATACCCACCTTAGGGACCGACCCATCCCGCGTGTTCCTCACCGTTCGTTGATCCGGGACCGGTTTGACAACGACCCCAAGGTAACGATCAGTCGTGTCCCACAACACCTTCGGGAGGTTCGATAAAACAATGGTATGTTTCTAAACCTACTGGAAGGAAAATGGAATGCGGGATCTACTTGAGAAAAACTTCCCCTTGGGCACCACCGAGACCAGCGCTGCGGACATTGAACAGTCAATGACTGTCTCGGCTGAAGGTTTTCGGGATGTGTTTAATAAACTGTTTGGTGGTGGTAAGGTCGCGAAAACCGACGACACCAACGGGAACATGGACTGGTACCGCCAGCACGTTATTGACGGTAAGGTAAAGGATCTACAGCTTCGTTCGGCTGGACACGTTCTGTTTGGACCACGGTTTGCGCCGTTTATGGGTCGTGGCACCACCCAGGTCGTGGACTTTGTACGTGAGGCCAAAAAAGACCTGGTAATGTATCAAGGGTTGTTCAATAAGTACCAGCCGAAAGCAGCGGATAACAACCGCAAGCTGCAGAAGATCGAAACCGAGGCAGCGCAGTTCCTGAAACGGGACACCCACCCTGAGGGGCTGGACGAATTCATCAAACTGATGGAAAAGTGGGACACTTGGATCACACCTCTCAACGGGTTGTTTCGTGATCCGTCTCACGTGTTCTTGGGTTACGGCAAAACCTCGTTTTTGTCGGAAGGTGGTATGTTCGCAGGCGGGCCCGGTACCCTCGACAAAAAGAAAACCCTTCAGTCCGTTAAGATGTCGCTGTTGAAGGAAGACGAGGTCAACCCATTGGTGGGCCTCATTGAACAAGCCGCTCTGTTGATGTATCGGTGTTCCGAGGTAACCGAAGACGCCATGGGGATCGATTTGACCGACCCACCGTTCCGAGGTTACTACGCCGAAGCGATCGAGGCTCGGGATGAAGGGTTCAAGGCCCAGTTTGCACACCCGGATTATGAGATGATCAACACCGACCTGTTTGTGGACCTCAATACCCGTGTGGGTGAGTTGATGAATGCGATGGTGGCGTACCTGAAGCATTCAGCGGTGTAACGACATAGCTGCCTCCCCAAGGGGAGGCGTCTATGCCGACGATCGTTTACTTTTTTTTTTTATTTCAGGGTGTCGATCACGAAGTTCATGTGGAAGTTGCGCATCTGTTCGTGACAGTACCCGCGTGTGCCAAACTGGGGCGACCATTCAAAGAAGCCCAAGTCGCCAGTCTTGGTCCGATACAGATCAACCGACCCCAACCTGATGTCGAACAATTCGATCAGCGCTTCGATCTGTTCGACCTCGGTAGTGGTGAACAGGTCTTTATAGTCCAACAGCTCAGCAGGTGCACCCGACAACGGGGTGTTCAAATCGAGATTGGCTTGCCGGTATTCCTTTTCTTGAATCCCACGTTCGAGGGCGAGACGTTGGTGACCACCCACCAGCAGGCGATACTCCGCAGTAATGCCTTCAACGTACTCGGTGATCAGGATTTTGTCATGGGTGAATGGGCCGGATGCGCTATCTGGGTAGCGGTCTGTGAACACAACGTCGGGGAACCGTTCTTTTAGCGAGTCCATGGATTCGTCACAACACACCCTCAAGAAGTTATCCAACTGATGCGTCGGTACCACTGCTTGGTCACACCCACGAGCGCCGTTCTCGCGCTTCACAACGACCTTTCCTTTTAATGGGTGTCCGAACTCAGACACACCCATGGCAAAGTGACCACGGCCTTCTGTGTGGTACAGTGTCGGGGTTTCCATGATCTGTTGATCGGCCATCAGTAGTCGAGTCATCTGCAACGACTTGGCTTCCCGTGTAAACGGGATATAATACTCACCCATCAACAACTGAGCCCGTTTGTTCACCTTACTGCTGAAATCAAAGTACCAATCGCAGTTTGCTTCCACCACGTCCCCGTCCTGTTCAATCACTGGGTTTTGGTGAATGACGTATCGGGTTTTCCCGTGGTAAAACGACGGCGGAAGGTAATGGATGTTGTCCACCCCTTTGTTATTAATGCCGATCACTACCGTTTTCATGAAATCGATTCCTTTTTCTTTTATGGGTTAGGTTTGGTTCAAAATGTCCGCCAGGGCCCGGGCCTGACTGATGGGGGTGGTGGCAAACCGATCCGACAGTAAATAGTCGTGGTCTTTGGTCAAACCTCTGAGTTCGTCAATGAGGTGTGGGTTTTCATTTGCCCACTGTTCCCACAGAGCCCGATAGGCAAGGTACAATTCCTCGCCTTGCCAGTTTCCTCTCGGAGGTTTGCCTTTCCCAACGCGCCAGTCGTCCACACCGAGCACACCGTAGCCTTTTACAGTCAACTGGTAATGCTCTTCAATGGAGTATCCATCCGACAACCGAGCGACTAAAGCAGAGAAACGTCGGTCGCCTCGGGTTGAGAGTTCGTATCCGCCGAACCGGGCCCATCGGACTTTTTTCCATGACTGGCCACAAAATCGGTGAGCAGTTCGTCCAGGGTTGGGGCACCCAAGATCTTCTGGCAGATCTCAACGGAGTTAACACGCCCTCCTGTGAGGTTGACGCCGACTTCTCGCCGATGATGCTCAGTGATACCCTCCATGCGAGAAAACTCCATCACGCACGTCTCACGGGCGATGTTGAGCAACTGTGACACGTTGGGGTACGTGGATACGATGTCCAGGTCGGCTACGTGGGCAAACACCAACGTTTTATAGTCGGGGAACTCCTGCACGCACTTCAGACCGGTCGGTCCAGCCATGTACGATGGCAACGTCACGATCCAGTCGTCATGTCCGATAACGTGTTTGTCCAGCTCGTCCACCGGTTCGTCTGAGCTGGTGCCGATCACACACGCCGGTTCCCGGTTGAGGTACCAGAAGTGCATGTCGTCACACAGTCGTTTTGGGTTGGAGTTGAAGTTCTTGTAATCTGAGTTCTTGGCAAACATGGAGATGCTAGACGCCAAATCGTTGGTCTTTTCGTCCAACAATTCCAGCGCGATACTATCGAAGACGTTGTAGATACCGTATTCGATCTTGTATTTCTCCTGCATGACTTCGTGCCAGCGCAGACCTGAGAGATGGGAGGTCGGTTCAAACTTCAGCTTACCAAAGTCCACCGCCAGCTCCAACGTGTCCCCCACGACGGCCCCGGCAATACCTTCGCGATCCACCCGTTTCTTGTTGATGGTGTATTTGGGGGTACCGCCCGGGTTGGTGACCAGCTTTTCGTCGCACTCTTCCAGAAACTTAGTGATGTCCTCCGGTGCAGCGACTTTCTTACTGACCTTAAAGCTGAGTTCTTTGTCCAGGATGAAATCGAGGGCGTACGAGCTGTCCTTCCCGTTCGCTACCCGCAGGTTGCGGTAAACGGGCATGGAATCGATCGCCTGAAAACTGGCCGGGTGGGTCAGCCAGTTCCAACGGTCCTCAATGTTGATGGACATGGTCTTACCGGAGGCGGTGACTTTCTGAGCCGGACCCCGACGGTAGTAGCAGTATTTGTACTTGTCCGGTACCCGGGGGTCAGAGAACACCTGAGCGGGATCGATAGCCGCATCTTCCAATGCAGCGATCATGCGCGTGATATCGAAGTCCATGTTCCAGAAGGTGAAGAACTCCGGTTGCCATTCGTGTAGTCGGTTCAGGATGGTGATGACAATGTCCGATGGGTTATCCACCACCAACACTTCCAACTTGGTGTTCCGTTTCCGAAGCAGTGGACCGATGTACTGTTCGGCAAGTGCGTGGGTTTTACCGATGGGATCATCAACGTCCCCAATCCACGATTTAAGGTAAACCAGGGTCGCGTTTTCCTTACATGTGGCGGACATGCAAATGATTTCGCCGTCCTTGGAGTGGACGTTGGTCTCAATATCGCCAGCGGCGACTTTGTTGAAGGTGATCAGATCTGGCCACCGCTGACGGTAGTCGGCTTTAAACAAACAACTGCTGGAAACGTCGGCCCCGTAGAGGTACGGACTACGGGCCAGTCGTTTCAGTGGCGGGTTCGGCCCGGCGGAAAAGTCCCTAAGGGTTTGGGCAATCCGACGCGGCAATTCAATTTGGGTACTGGAGTATTTCTGGCAATTACTGACGTACTCGTAGTCTTTCTTATCGCGGTGGGTTTGCCGTCCGGGTTGGGTTACCCAGAACGGACGTTCGTAATCTTCCTTCAGTCGCAGGTTCGGAACCTTGCGTCCGTCTTTTAGGTGGATGATCTCTTTGGCAACCAACAAATCGTGGTTACTACCGTCTTGGGCTTTAACGTAGGTAATGTGCTTTGGTTCGATGCCCAAAACATCTTCTTTGGAAAACGAGTTGTTAGCCATACGGTCAATTGCTCCTTTTGGTCTCTGTAGCATTGACAGAACCGGTAGAGTTTCCAACGGCCTAGTTCTGGAGCACGCATTATTTCTATGATTGTGCTTAAGCCTCAACGACCCACGAACAAGGAGTATACCCGTGTCTGAAATTTTACAAGTGTCGCAGGAATTTTTGAAAATCGGCGGCAACAAACAGCTTGGCGCGTTATTGCTGGCCAAGGTGGAAACCCTGATGGAGCGGTACAAGACCTCCAAGTTTTTGACCCAACCTGAGATGTTCGAACTGAACGAGATTATCAAGGGCTCTACCAACCTTGATGTTAAAGTGGAATACGTACCAACTCGGGAGTTGGTTTTTGGTATTTTGATACCTGGTTTCAACGGGCACAGTGGTACCACTGCCCGTCGGGGCGGTGCGCCAATCTCACTGAAAAGTCGTGAGATGCAGGAAAAGGTGTTGAAGTCCACCGTGGATCTGGAAAAGGCCCAGGTCACTGGAGAATTCACCAAAGTTCCATTTACCATGTTGATTCCGGAAAAGGTGTTCACGGGTCGGTATACGGCCGAGGAAGTTACGGCGGGAATCCTTCATGAGATCGGTCACGCGTTCTTCTCACTGGCAACGATCGGCGAGTACACCTGGTTGAACTATTACCTGACCGATGGCATGGAAGTACTACTGGGTAAGAAACCCAACAAGTACCGGGTGGACATTCTCAACTACGACTACCTAGAAAACCAGATCACCGATCAGAAACAGCGGGAAAAGTTGATCGCCGACCCCAGTGAGAAGAACCTCCGGCGAGCGATCCTTGAAGTCTGCCACAAGAAACCCCGTAACCACATGACCAACCAGGTCACGCGTGGGGCTTTGAAACGAGACGAGCAGTTGGCCGACGTCTTTGCCATGCGGATGGGATTCTCGCGCCACCTGGCAACCTTCATTGACAAGATCAGTCGTGAGGGTCCGGAAGGCAAACGGTACGCCCGAAAGCGCGGTATGTTCGTTACCATGGAAATCGTCAAGCTACTGAAGAACATCATCGCCGGCACGCTCGGGGCTGTGTTCACGATCCACACACTGGGCCTCTCAGGGATCTTCGCGTTCTTTTACATCTTCGGTAACAGCGTGGATGGCGACTTCGACAAAGACTACGACAACCCCACAGAGCGGATTGTTAAGATGCGCCGGGAGGTGGTGACACAGATCAAAGACGCGGGTACGTCGCCGACTGAAAAGCTGGCACTGGACGAAGACCTCAAGGTGATCGACCAACTGCTGGACAAGCGCAACCAGTTCGAGAGCGTCTGGGAGTCTTTGGGATACATGATCGCTCCACGTGCCCGTCGGGAAAAACACCGACTGAAACACGAAGAACTCCTGGAAAGTTTGCTCGCCAATGATCTGTTCGTGCAAGCCAACCGTTTCAATCAACACACTTAACGATAGGGTACTATCATGAAAGCAGCAACCGCCCTGGCCAAACAATTGCGCCAAGCCGATTTTCCGGACTCTCATAAGCGTCAGCTCCGTGCGATGCATGTGGCTCAGGCACTGGCTTACCACTGCAGCATTGAAGGCTGTGACAACCTGGAAGCGGTTCGGGAAAAATACAACCCGATCATCAAGAAGATGGTCAACGACGTCAACGAGTTCCTGCCGGTTGATACCCGTCTGGTGAACGAACTGTTTGATCAGATGATCGCCAGCCGTCTGGAACTGCTGTACGGCGTTAAGAAGCCGGCCCTGTTGAACATGGTGCTCAATTCCAGCGCCCTGTCCGACCGGGTTTCTGACGACTTCCACACGGTCGTTCGCAGTTACACCACGCAGCCCAACTTCGGGGGCATTCAGCAATCGGTGTGCGAATTGATGGCCAACGAACTCACCGTCGAGGCCGGGGACGAGGCATGAAACGACCACCCGCACCGGTCGGGCGGTTGGGGTATCCACAACTCACCGATGAGTACCTCGAATCTTTGATCGTCCATGAAGACCATCATCATTTTCCCCAAACCGGGGTAACGGTGTATTGTCTGGTGGTCAAGAACGGGTACTCGGTCACTGAGGAGGCGGTGTGTGCTAACACCGCCAACTTCGACCCGGAAGTGGGAAAACGACGCGCTCGCCGAAAGGCCATCGACGCTCTGTTGAAGCTGGAGTATTACCTCCTGCGACAACGGATCTACGAAAACGACAAAACTTGATTGGGAGTCCCTTTCAATGGAACAGACATTTACCGAAGAGCAGGCACGATACCAGTCTGAACTCAAAACCATCAGCACGGCCGTTAACTGGCTTCAGGACCTGTACGATCGAATCATCAACGATGGGGTCTCTCGTTACGACATCGAAGCCTTGATGTCCATTCGCAACACCATCAACGACGCCGAGGACGTTCAGCTTGACGCAGTCCCGGCACTGGAGAGTTACGGAAGTGGCAGCTTCACCGACGAGCGCTCCAGTGTGAACCTGGACGCCGGCCTGGAAGGCATTGGTGGAACCATTGTCCAGACCATCAAACGGTGGATCAAGAAGCTGATCGACTACATCCGCAGCATCGTTCGTTGGTTCCGTAAGAACATGCGCGATGAGGAATACCTCCAGTCGCGACTAACAATGCACAAGAAGGCCATCGATCGCATGGCCACCGGCAGTAGCGAGATGGCTACCCGTTACGTCAAGATTGATGAGCGGGAGTTTAAAGTCCAGCTCATGGAGCGTTGGAAGAAACTGCTGGCGGACTCGGGGATGGAATACACCCACGAAAACCTGGCGGTCTTGGGTCACCCGGACATGGTGAAGGAATTCAACGAACTAGTTCAACACACCAGTGGGTTGACCACCGTGTTCCTGAACATGACCCAAGGTCTCTACCAGTTCTTGGTTGAAACCGAGACGTCGCCAGATTCGTTTACTGCCGACTTCAACGTGTTTGACGGCATCCATCAGCAGAAGCTGGCGGTGGAGCAACTCAAACAGGTCCGTCCCGGCAAGACCATCGTGCGACACCATGACGCCAAGCGCAGTTACTTTAACAACGTAACTCCAAGCGGCGGTTTCCGTCTACCTACCGCACTGGTTGAAATCACCAAGTACGCGTACGTTTACGAAGCCATGGAAAAAGCGTCGGATACCCTGCGTGAGATCGAACGTAAGGTGGACGTGGTGGATGAAACTGGGGACGTGGTGCGGATACTGAACAACGCTTCTCAATCGGTCGATGAACTGAACCACGTTGCGGAGTTCTTGTACCAGCACAACAAGGTCAAAATGAAGATGTTGAAGATGATCGCCGATTACGAGAACTACCGGTTCTCGGTGATCTTCAAGCGGGCCAAGGACAACGCGGTGAACGACTACCAAGAACGGTCGTTGGGTAAGATCCGTAAAGAAGTGGAGAAGTTTCTGCGTGAGATCATGCAGTAACCACTGTTCCGGACATTGTGAGGTAGTGTATGAATACTACAGATGAACAGTCGGTGTTGCTTCCCAATGAGTACGCAACGACACAAAAGTCGTTGGTGGCGGCGTTGGAATGGTTTTCTGATTTACACCAACAGGTGAGCGATCACGGTGTCAGTCAGGAGGAGGTGCGTGCTTTGGGTGATATGCTCGGGCACGTACAAAAGCTGCCGGCCCCAGAAATCACCGAAGACGACTTTGAGTTTACGCGCACGGTGCCTTGGGCCACCCCGGCGCTGGAGGCGTACCCGATCAAGAGCTTTACCTCGGAGCGCACCACGCTCAATCAGGAGGTGGCGCTCGAAGGGATTGCGCAGGCCATGGTACAGACGCTTCAAAAGCTGTTGCGGACGTTGTCGGCGGTGGTCGGCACCACTATGGATTACCTGAAGAAGGCGATTCGCAGTGAGACCATCAGTGGGTTCAAGTTGAAGAATCTGTACAACGCAGTACTCAAGGCAGCGGAAGGGGCGACCCAAATTGAAACGAAGTACCTGCACGACACATCGAGGATTGAAAAGGAATTGGTGAAGTATCGCCACAAGATCCTGGACGACTCCCCGGTCAAACGGACTCCGTTTCAGTTAGCTGCCTTTGGTGATCGTGAGTTTGCTCCGAAAGTCGAAATGACCATCAAGCAGATCCACGATTCAGCGCCTGCACTGGAACGCTACTTGACCCAGGTCAAACAAGTCCTGGGCCAACGTAACGCAACCAACACCGAGGCGTTATCAAACCACCCGGTGTTTCGCAAGCTGAAGGAACTGCGGTGGGACGTGGAGAACCTCTCGGAGAAATCCTCCAGTAAAGATTACGTCAGTACTCGACGGGGGTTGACGTATCTGACCGACGGACCCAAGCCCCGGGCTCGGTTCCCAGAGAAAGCAGGTAAGCTGGTGCAGTATAAGAAACAACTGTCCATGTTCGAACAGTTGGATCGACAACTCAACCAGATCTGGAAACAGAACCTGGTGGGGGACGGTGAGGATTTGAAACCGGTCTTGGAAGGTTTGCGAAAAGCCTCCCGGGCGGTGGAAAACCTTCAATCTGTAACGGAGTTCCTGTTCCGTTACAACCAAGCAAAACGCTCAGCACTGAAGGTGGCCTACAAACTGGAGAACAAACGGTTTTCCATGATGTACGGTGCCGCTAAGGAAGCGGCGATTACCGAGCCTCAGAAAGAAGGGCTCCGTGAACTCAAAGACGAGTACACGCAGGTGATTGCAACGCTGTTGAGTTAAGGCATAACTGGCGGCCCCGAAGGGCCGCCACTATGTCCGTTACTTGGTGTGTTTCATGAACCCGATGTCGATGTCGTCCTGTACCGTCAACAACTGGTTGGAGAGGATGGTCAACCGTTTACGCAGTGACATCCGAACCGCGTCGTCCTGTATGGTTACCACACTGAACTCGCCGTTCTTGTTCCCCAAACCACCCGCTTCGATGTTGATCACATCGTCACCGGCGTTGGCTTTCAGTCGGGCAATGATGTCCGACACTGCCACGGTCTTACGGCCCAACATCTCGTTGACAATGGTTCGGGTGCTGCGACTGAGCGCGTCACGCAAACTGGCATTGCCAAACGCCGAGTCCCGGAGGTAGTAGTTCACGTAGAACTTCTGTTCCAACGGGATGGTGGTTTCGTCGCCGTCACGTACCAGGGCCAGCGTATCACCCAGGGTTACCGTTGGGTGCAGGTACAGTTCACTCTGTTCCAGCAGACGGTCTCGGATGGTGTCCAAATCGTTCCGCAGCCACCCGACGATCTGAAGCGGCACTTCTTCACGGTACGCCAAGGTCTGTTGTTCTTCAGCAAAGTAATACTTTCCGTCAAACAACAACAGGGTGAACTCCCGAAGAATCTTTCGGGGCGCAACCAGTTCCGGATGACCGTCACTACCCAAGACCACGTCGCCTTTGACGTGACGATAAACCACGTTACCGTCGCTGTCGTACTTGACGTCACCCACCGCGTGTTCCACCTCGTACGTGATGTTGCCATCGGCGTCCTGACCCAGAATCAACTGGCCGTTCTCATCACGTTTGTAGACAGTTTGCTGGTAAGTGTACGGTACGTTGCTGTTGTAACGCTTGTAGCTGGCCTCGCTGATCAAGCTTCGGTTCCGACGCCACAATCCAGACAGGTCATAGCCCAAACGCAAACGCAGACGTTCACGGCCGACGACCATGAAGTTTTCCGGCAGTAGGTGAGTCTGCACCAACGCGTCCAACTCACCGTGTTGGTAGCCTACGGTGGCGCGACTGCTGGCAATGAAGCTGATGTCGAAGTCGGCTTCCAGTGGGACAAAGAACTCATTCTGGACTTCGTTGTACATGGTGAAGTTCTCAGTACGCAACTCACCCCGTTCATTGATGTCGTAATTGGTTTCGATGTCAAACTGGTAAACCCGCTCGTCACCATCCTTACCTACCAGCGTCCCGTTCAAGCTGGCGTAGTTGTTCTCACCTCCCGGCCGGTAACCCAACTGAATGTGGACCTTATCATCCTTGATTTCTTTGAACTGGTCACTGGAGACCAATTTCACCAACAGCCGGTAACCGGTTGCCGTGCGTTCCAGTCGGTGTTGATCCACTGAGACCTGCATTGCCGAGGTTTCGTTTTCACCGACAAACACCTTGCGAAGCACTTCGGGCTGGTCCAGGTAATACGGGCGCACGTCGAACCGTTCGTCGGTAGCTTCCAGAACGTAATGGAACGGGGTATAGAGGAACCGCCGCTCGTTGATCTGACGGGTTTTGATATCGCCCTGAACGGTGTTCAGCTGGTTCAGATCGTAGTCCGAGACCACCGACACCACCCCGTCCTTGTACTCGTACAGCAGGTCGGGCGTCAGCGTGATGCGTTGGCCGTTGTCGTACACGTACTGAGACTTGCCCAGTTGTTCCAGGGTTTGCTGAACCTGACCCATGGTGCAGCCAATCGCACTGGCGGTGAGGTTGTTGTTCGTAGTCGGCAAATTACGCGACGCCAGGAACTGTCGGTTGGTGATGTTGTCGATGTTGGTCACGACCGAGAACCCAAGCGTTTGCAGTTCGGTCTCCAGCTGCGCGTGTGTGATGGGCACACGCATACCACCAAGGCTGTTATTGATCACCCGGTCACGCAGGGTTTCGAAACTCACCGCCGGACTGCCACCACTGAACCGTTCCGGGCTGATCGCCTGCAGTCGGTTAAACGTGTGCAGCGGTGCGGTGAACCGATCATCGTTGTCCAACTCACTCATCTGCATGACAAACTGACTGGCTTGGTAACTACCCAGGTCCATCTCCAGTCGACCCTTGGTCGTGTAGATATCGACTCGAACCTCACCGTCGATACTGCCAGTGGTGTTGTAAATCAACGGCAGTTTCACTTTTAGTGTGTTACCAACGACCTGTAGTACCGCCGTCAACTGCGTGGGATCGTACACCTGTTCAGTGTGGGTCGTTTTGATTTCCTGCCAGGTTCCGTCGTCTTGCGAGACATACACCCGGGCGTAATAGAACGAGTCTTGGAAACTGTATTCGGAGGAGTACCCCGATGTGGCGTTGAGCGTTTCGGTGAACGTTTCGATTTTGAATTGCCCCACCGGCACGCGGAGCACCAGCAGCTCATCGCGGTCGATGTTAACCACGTCCCAATCCACGATGTTCGATTCCAACGTTTGCACCGGAGATGGCCGATCGACGTCGTACACAATTTGCAGACCACCATGGGACATCACCCGCAGTTCGATGGGGTACTGCATGGTGAACGTCGTTTCGGCAACGGTAAAGCTGGTGGCGCGTGGGATGGTCAGTTTCCGAACACCGTGACCCACACCGGTCGTGACGGCCTTGGCCATCACTTCGGCTTTACTCAGGTAAATCTCAAAGGTGGTCCAAGCCGGGCTGGCAAACCGCCCGAGGTAATCGACGTCGGCCATGTGCAGGTACAGCTCGTCAGGGGTCAGCGCCATGCTCGGGTAAATGCGACGCAGCAATGCCTCGCCCTCGGTAATGGCCATGCTGGTATTCAAGATGCCGGCTTCCATCAAAAATGGAAACGGACTGCTGGCGTCAGGAACGTCGTAATCGCCCTGACCACTCAGCTGCGATTCAAGCTCTCCATAAACAACGTCCTGCATCAAACTGGGGTTGAAGCGAACGTCCTGAAGACGCTTCTTAAAATCACTCATCGGAACGGTCCTTTTGGTTTAATGTGCTCAGTCTCGTGGAATCGTGCTATTGCGAATGATGTTGTCGCGTTCGTCTTCGTACACGTGTTTAAACACCCACCATTCGAGTTCCATGGTCATCTCGTTAATCCGGGGATACGCGTGGTAATTGAAGAACTCTTTCTCAAACGGGGAGAGCTTGTGCATCTTTTCCTCTCGGAGCTCTTCTCGCATGTTTGGGTTGCGCATTTCACCCAAGGTGTTGAACTCGTAAATCAAAATGTGATCGTAATAGGTGAAGCCCATGCATTGGAAGGACATGGAAATCTGATCGTTCACGGTGGTAAACGGTGACTCCGCCCCATCCCCTTCGAAGTTGAAGATGTTACCGATGGGGGCCACCACGGGGAACGACGCACCGGTGGCACCGATGCGTGTCACGTACGTTCGCGATTTGTCCATGATCAAACGGTAGATCCGGGTCTGGTAATCGATCTCATTGTTCATGACCATTTCCGGGTAGGGCATGATCCGACCTTCGTACACCAGCCCCATATACCAACCCCACATCAAAAACATGAATGATATAGGGTCTCCCAAGATATTGCGGAAATTCGCTTGCAGGCTATACACCTCGTAGTTGTAAGGAACATCGTCAATGTACGAGTAGGATTCCCGGTACAAACCTGGCGCCGTGCTCTGAGTTTGCAGGGTAAAATCCGGCCAGCCGGACAGCGACACCAAGTTGTTGGACAACAGTGGAATGAATGGATTCATGTTATCCACGCCGGGGGATTCGATCCCTTCTTTCTCCAACCACGGGTCCAGGTACAAACGGATCATCCGTTGGACACTGTATCGGTTTTCCTGTAAGAGGTTTGACAGTACTCGGTCCACCACCAAGTTATCGTATGACATATTCATGGCAGGTCGAGTGAAGAACGTGTACCCGTGGTTCTCGGTATTGCCTGGAATCGGGGCATTACGTCCGACAATGTTCAGACCGTAAAACGAATTGGATATGGACTGATCCATGGGCATCTGCCCAATGTTTCGAGTTATCCGCGATATGTAATCATCAACTGCCATACATGCTCCAGAAACTTTAGAAAAGGAAGTGTTACCATGCCTATAATGACACCAGCTGCCGTCACTGCTGCAGTAACCGGTGCAGCAGTAAAACTCGGCAGTACGCTGCTGGGAAAACTTGCCAAAGCTGTGACTAAAGGACAGAAAGTATCATCGCTGTCCGACCTGGCTCGTCCTGCGCGAGTCGAGCCTTTGGTGATCATTGACAAACCATTGGCCGAACAACCGTACATGGAAGACGTCATGAAGATGGCTCTCACCACGTTTGCAGGTTATTACATGCAGGCGGTGGCCATGGTACTGAACGTTGGACGTGTTGAAACACTGAAAGTTCTTGACTCGTTGAACCCCCACCGCAGCCAGGGGGACCTCGGTGACGTGAAGAATGCGGTGTGGTCAAAAGAGAGTTACGCGCAGGGTCTTCCATCGATGGAATCGTTTAACCAGCCCATGGAAAAGAACTTGATCGTTTCTATGGAGGCCGGTGAGGTTGATCGTAGCGACCAGAGCCTGGCCGTAACCGACGAATCGGTTAAGAAACTGTACGAGGTAGAAAACCTGGCGGTTGGTAAATTGATCAACGTTGAACTCAAGGATGGTGAGAACCAAGCCAAAATGCCGATCCTGCTGCGTCTGATCCCCACGAAGGTGGCCCCGCAGGTATTGACTCATATCTTTACCGCAACCGCTAAAAATTCCACGTGGAAAGAACGCTATCACCTGTGGCGTGCCGGTCAAATCCGTCTGGTGCGGGACCTGATTTTCTCGGTTGATCTGATCGATGAGCATCGTAAGGCGTTGGTGAACGACACCAGCAACGTTTACATGACCATGAACGATCGTCGTCGCAACAACAGCATGAAGGCGGCTTATACCGACGTGCCCAGCATGGCGGACGCTTCCAACATTGCGGTGATCTCCAAGGAAACCGCCAAGGACATTGGTCGGGCCATGCACGGCAAGATCGAGAGCGCGAAGGTTCGGAAGAAACTGTTCGACGCATCTTACCTCATCCTGTTGGTCGTGGTTGACGAACAATGGGAACGGGTGACCGTGTACCATCGTGGCCTGGAGATGCCGACCGAAATGAGCTTCCGGGAAATCAAAGCTCAGGAAAAAGGCAAAGGTCCGGACATCACCGAGATCCTCAAAGCCTACCAGCTCGGCTCCACACCCATTTAACTTCGAATGGTGGGCACGCCCCACCGTTCCTTTCATTTTTTGTCGCAACGTCGTGAGGTTTCCTTCATGAACATTTTGAACTATGTGCGGTCGCTGGCGCCAGTATACGAGCGCAAGGAACTGCTTTCCACGGTGAGCCAACTCCAGGAAGAACTTCGGGACTACACCCTGCCGGTAGCCCGAGACATCCAGGAAGTCTTTGCCGACCAAACCCTGAAGTCTCGTTACGCTGGGGAACTGACCAAGGCCCTGCGTAAGCGGATCATGTTTCAGGGCAATGGCATTGATATCCTGATCCAGTCGCTGGAGCAGTTGGACAACAACATCCCGCTGATCGAGAAAGAAATCAAACGTCTGTTCTCGTTCCAGTTCACGCCGGAGAAACTGACGTACAACCGCGCCAACCTGATGCGGTACATTGAGTCCGCCAGCTTCTACGTAAGGTACTTCCGCAAAATGTCCCTACGGTTGGTGGCCGAAGAAGCCCTGGCCCGTGGCAGTGCTACCCCGATGAGCTGGGCCCGTGCTGAGCGGGAGTGGTTGGACGAAGGCCTGCGCAGTTTTGTAGGTCTGTACAAGTCCATTGCCCAATCCGAAAGCAACCTCAAGCAAATGCTGGCGAAAACCTCCAGTGCTGAGATTGACGAAGAAACGCATGAAATGGCCGAGAAGTCCATTGGTCTGAGCAAACTCGACCCGATGAGCTTCAGTCAATTCGCACCGAATCGCAACCCACTGTTCTCCCTGGGCAAAGCCATGGCCGAGATGAAGGTCAAGCGGTTCCAGGCCAGTAAGGAAGAGCATCAGGCTCTGCAATTGCGCCTGCAAGAAATGCGGGAGATGGAACAGGAAGGTAAAACCAACCCGAAACTCCAGAAGCTGATCAAGCACACCGAACAGCGGATCGAGCAGTTGGATTACCGGATCACCAAGATCGAAGAAGAAAACCAGATGGATTATTAAGGAGACCACCATGGCAATGCCAAATCGTGTGAAGGTCTTCCCACGAGGCTACAGCGGTGGTCAATCCACACGCCCGGACAAACACAAGAACCGTTCGGGCGATGAGGAAATCAACGCACTGTGGGAAAAGTACAACGAGCCGGTGAACCAGTCCACGGCTTGGTCGTTCCGCAAGCAGGTCATCCAGGCCGCGAAACGGTTGCTGGGCGGTCGCCCCAACTGGTTCATGGCACAGGATCACAACCCGCTGTTGTTTGAGTACAACTATCAGTTCGTCATCGACACCCTGCGGTTCATCGCTACCGGTAAACGTCGCGTCAGCATTCACGCGTGGCCCGACCTGGTAACGAACTACCCCGAGGGTGAACTCAGCGACGTCAGCACCCGGCATGACGTCGCGGACCTTTTTGAGTCCTACGCCATGTCCACGTCGGTGGATCGTTTGATTCAGTTGTGGTGTCAACGGCACGGCGGGTTCGACGACATGATATGTACCTTGTATATCCTCTTCGGGGATATCCCGTTGAAAATCGAAAACCGCTGATCCGGTTATCCCTTTCTACCCAGCACATGGAGTAATAACACATGTCTAAAGCACATCTTAAAGAATTCCTGGCTCAGTCCGGTGCCCTGAGCACAGGAATGGAAGAGTTCAGCGATGGCGAACAGAAACTGGACGTTGTGACTTCCAGCGAACCCAGTGTGGATCACGAAGTCGCTGAAATGGTGGAGTCCAAGATCGAACAGGACGAAATCAGCCGCGACACCGATACCCTGGTTGAAGCTCAGGAATCCCTCGAAGCCTACATGGACCTATTGTCCGAAGGCATGGAAAACGGTGGCATCTCTGCTCAGTCCGCCGCGTTCATGCGCTTGGGCATGGAGCGGTTCGAAGAAATGTTCGGTCTGGAGCAGCCCCTGACCCCGTCCGTGGAAGCCTTCGGCGGCAGCGCCTCTCAGATGCATTCTACGACCGTTTCCCTGGAAGCCCTGTCTGACACACTGAAGAAGGGTTGGGAGGCGCTCAAGCGTGCCCTGAACGCTCTGATCAAAGCCGTGCAGGACGTTTACGCCAAAGCCACCAAGGCCAGCGCCAAACTCGAAGACCGCGCTTCCAAGATTCGCAGCGCCGCCAGTGGCCTGGCCGGTAAGAAGCCGTCCAGCGACACCATCGAAATCAAAGGCGCCAAGCGTCTGTTCGCCGACGGCGAGTGGGTTGGTGAGAACGTGGACCTGGTTCGCGGTCTGATGGAAATGATGTCCAAGAAGTACCCCGAAGCGGTACTGCGTTACGTCAACGACGTGGCCAACGCGGTGTCCAAGTTCGACCCCACCGCTGAGAACGCCGACGCTCAGATCCAAACCATCCTGGATTTGGACGGCGTGTTCAATCAGTTCCCGGGTAGCAACATCCCATCCAACGACACCCGTTTCGGTGGCAAGGTTGACGCCAAGCGCACCAAGATCATGCCGGGTAACCAGGCCCTGTACATCGCTCGTCCCAACCTGACCGAGAAGGGTGACCTGGAAGGCCTGAAGAGCCTGAACGGCAAGCTGATCGTGGCGCTGATGGAAGCACCGGATGCGAAGAAAGCACCGGAGTCCTACGAACTGAAAGTGGGCAAGCCCCTGGACCTGGTTCAGAGCGCCTCCAAGATCGCCTCCTGTGCGGCCCTCATCGGTAAGATGGGTAAAGACCGTGAGAAGATCGACAAGGCCATTGACGAGCTGCTCAAAGCCGGCGATGCTCTGAAAGAGAAAGCCGACAAGGCCGAACTCAACGAAGAGCAGAAGAAGACTGTCAATGCCATGCTGCGCGGTCTGGTGGCGGTTCAGAAGCTCCTGGGTACTGGCCTGAACGGTGCGGTGTCTTACGGTGTCTCTACGCTCAACGCTCAGTTGACTGTGGTTGAACGTCAAATCGCGGCGTACGGTGAGAGCAAGTCCGACGACGACGGTGAGTAAACACCTTTCGACCATCACACAAAAGGAGCCCTTTGGGGCTCCTTTTATTTTGGAGTACGATCATGGGTAGACTTAAAGAATTCTTCCATGACCAGATCGAAACCGAGGTTGAGGCCGGGGATGCACCGCAGACCGAACCTGAATGGCTGGCGGAACAGTTGGAAGGGGATACCGACGAGGTCCAAAAAGCGTTGATGTTGATGGACGGTACTGAAACCTTCTCGATACCGGAACCGGACATGGACGAGGGCTACCTACTTCCACGTGTGTCAACGGAAGGGTTTGGGGAACGCTTGGATCAGATCTGGCGAACCATTCAGCGGTTCATTCGGTACTTGGTGGAATCTTTCACCAACGATAACAAGGCTGCATTGGTGGCTTGTCGCGTACTGTCCTTCCAAGCGGAAAACCTGAAGATGGAAGCCCGGGGGGCGTTGATGAAACCCAGACGCAAAAACGATCGTTTGGTGATTCAGTCCCACATCACGGCACTGTCGGTCTTTTATCGTCCACCGGGTAAAATCGGTGACATCATTGCCGGTATGAAAACGTTGGAGTCCATACTGAACGATTACTACAGTTACGTGGACCGTACCCTGACCCCCGGACTGGGACGCATCACCACCATGGTGCGCAGCATTGACCCAACCGCCGAAAGCTTCCAAGAGGACGCCCTGCGGATCGGTCAGGAACTTCAACGACTGTCGCCGACCACGGTACTGAATCGGTACATGGAAGGCAACAACCCGAAAAACCTATTGGGTCCGCACATTCTGGGGAACCAACGGTTAGCGGGTGTGGGGGTGCCCAACAACCCAACGTTGAATGAGATCACACAGAGTCGTCTGACGCTGCGTCATTCGGAGCTCACCCCACGTCGGATGCCGAATCAGATCTACTTGCCCCGGTTTAACATGCTGAACACGGATCAGTGCATCGATCAGGTTCTGCGTATGACCAAAACGATCAAGGCAACCCTGGAGGGTAGTGCCGCCGCCAAACGCGAACGGGCATTGAGCGACCTGACCACGGCGGTGAATCGGTTTGTCGAACGGGCAGGTGAGTTGGAAGACGGTCAACGGCAGGAGAAAGAAGACGCTCAGGCCATTGCTCAGATGGTTCGGGTGGCCGGTCAGTGGATGCATAACCCCTACCACGGTTTAACAACGAACGCACTGCGCTCCATGCGCGGGGCAATCATGGTTTGTCGTAAAAACATTGAATGAGGAGTAACCTTGCCATGCGGCATTTGAAACATATTTTGGGAATGGAAGGGATTGACACGGTGTCCGACGAGCCGGTGAGTCCCGAACAGGAAGCCGAAGCGGAAGCGGTGCTGGAGGAAGAGCACCTGCAAGATGACGCGGACTACCAGAAACAGCAGGCCGAGTTTGACGACAGTCAGGCCGCTCGGGAAGAAGCGGAAGCGCTGGAAGATTTCTGTGGCATTCTGGGTCACGGTTTGGAAACACAAGACTATCAGCCACAGCTGGCCGCTGCGGTCAACGCCTACGCCCGCCGGTATGGGAACCTAGGATTGGAAGGCAGTGACCAACTGTCTCTGGAACATTACGATCCGGCCGATCTGGAGCAGTTCTACACGGTGTCCCAGGAGTTCTTTGGGAAGGTGTGGCAGAAGATGAAGAAAGGGTTCAAAGACCGTTTCGAGCTGTCGGTGTCGAATTACCGGGAAGCCGATCGGGACGACCGTCGTCAAGCACGTGCCCGTGCGATGAAAACCAAAGCCACGGCGTTGCAGCAGCGCCTGAACGAATTGCCGAACGGTAAGGTCACCATCGAACTGGGCGATGCTTTCCGGGTGTTTACGTCTCAAGGTTCCTTGGTCAAGAACATGGACAAGGCCCTGGAACGCGACGCCAAATCTGTGGAGTTCATTCTTCGCAATTACGTGCCGTCCACTTTGAAGTGGTTGGAAGGCATGCGGGCAGTGTCGGTTCAGGCGCTGGGCGCAGCATCGATCTCCAGTGACGGCAGCATTGGTCAGGCCAAAGAAGAAGTGGAGAAGTTCTTCAAGAACCGTCCGTACCCAGGCACGTTACTCACCCGCGAACTCCTCGACGGTAGCGGCTTTGTCAACAACGAGCGTATGCGTTACGATCCGGAGCCTCGCCGTGGGTCGGATACCGCTGACATCATCAACAGTCAGGTTAACACTATCCCGCCGTACATGGGCGACTGCGCAGTCAAGGCGCCGAAGAAAGGAACCGTCACGGTCACTAAGGCGGAACTGTCGGGCATGTTGAAAGTGATCCACCAGTACGCCAAGCTGTTGTCCCTGTCCAGCTCCGAGACCCGGGGTGTGATGAAGAACCTGCAGGCGGATGTCAAGCTCCATTACCCGGAAGGTCAGAACGCACCTTGGATGGGTGCCGATCAGTACGTGGTTGAACGTCTGTTGAGTCTGCTCATGTTTGCGCCAGAGTTCATCGATTACGCCATGACAGGCACCTATCGCCACATCGGTAAAGTCACCGATGGGGTCTTCTGTGCGGTCGAATGTGCGTTGGCGCAAGTCAACTCCGACGAAGAGTAATCCCAACAACCCGGAAACAGTGCTTTACACTATGAGCAGAAATTCCGGGTTTTTGCTGCCCTTTAACAATCACGTGATTTTGGAGTAACACTCATGAGTCTACTGAAACAATACCTGTCCATGGAACAGCACAGCGAAGCGCCGGCGGACAGCGAAGACCAGCCCATCGAAGTTCCTGAAGTGGAGCCGGTGACTGAAGAAGAAGAGTACGAGGCGGAAGAAGTGCTCGAAGAAGTCGAACATGATCAGCGTACTGAAGATCATGAAAGCAGTCGTCGTGAAGCGTTCATTGAGGAAGCCGAAGAGGCAATGGAATCTCTGGAAAACTTCCACGACATTCTGAGTCATGGTCTGGAGAACAACCAGTATTCCCCGCAATTTGCGGCCGTGGTCAGTTCTTCTTTGGAAAGCTACAAGGATGTTCTGGGCCTTGAACATTTTGAACTCGGTCTGGAAAACTACAACAGTGGTAACTTGGAAGAGTTTTACACCGTGGCGCTGGAAGCAACCACCGAAGCGGCGTACCGCATCGGCCATGCCCCCGAGCAGATTATCAGTGCGCTGGTCGACAAGTTCATGGGCGACAAGGCCATCAACAAACGCCGGAACGCTGCCAAAGCGATCAACAAGAAAGCTGACGCGGTCTTGGAGAAACTGTCCGGCGCCGGTTCTTCTGAGACAGTAACTATCTCAATCAAAGGGGTTAATAAGAAATTGTCTCAAGGCGGTTCCTTCCCCGGGAACCTGGTCAACGCAGTTAAGCAAGACCAGAAGTCCGTTGAATTCCTCCTGGGTAAGTATGCACCCGCCTCCATTACTCGCCAGCAGGAAATCGTCAAAGCGATGATGGAAGGGGTTAAAGACATCCGTTCCAAGAAGGGCGAAGAAGCATCCAAGCGCGCGTCGAAATTTGCAACCGAACCAACTCCTGAGTCGAAGATCCCGGCTGGTATTAAGGACGGTTCCACATTGTTGGGTGGCGTCAAGCTTGCAGTTCCGTCGGTCGAGAAAGGCGAAGATACCGCTGCGACACTTCTTGCCGAAGCCAAAGCAGGCAAGATCAAGTTTGAAAGCATCGGTAAGGTCGGCGATCTCCCTACGGAAGTTGAGCTGAAGGTGAGTGAAGTCCGGACCCTCCTCACTACCGCCAAGGCGTACGCGGTTATTATTGAGAAATCCGGAGATGATCTCGGTGCGAAACTGAAATCTGGTGTTAAAGCCAGCTCCATGCAAAAGCGCTACACCAAGCATGAGGGTGACTGGTTCGTCAAGGTGTTCCGTAAGAACAAGGACATCCAGGCACTCCGTAAACTATCGATCAGCTACGGCAAGGTCGGCATCGGTGTGGCTAACGAGACGTTCGGTCACGCACATGACGTGGCCAAGTCACTCATCAAAATTGGTGAACGGGCTGCCAAGAAAGCGGGTAAGAAAGAAGAGAAGTCTGAAGATTAATCGACTTTCTTGAACGCTGATTAGAGGGCGCCTTCGGGCGCCCTTTATGACGCGTCTGGCCGATGGTATGATTAAACTCACCAGCCAATGAGGTGGCCCATGCCCCACGCATTGATCGCAATCCCAGACGTGTACGAATCGGTCACCCGGCGGGTGGCGGTCGCCGTCACCGAACAACTCGCACGCATTATGCGCCTTCCTGGGGAGACTCAGGTTTATTTACCCGGCAACACCGAATCGGTTCCGATGAACGGCGGTAGCTTTGGGAACTGCACCGACACGGGGGTTCGTTTCCCAGCCGAATCGCGACTGGTGGTTCGGTTTAATGAAGAGGTGGACGAAAACACCACGCTCTTGACGCAAGTGAACAAACCCGAGTACCCGCCCCTGTTTCACGACCAAGAACGAGACATTGTGTTCCGACCGGTGTATCGGTACGTGTCGCTGATCGTGTCATTGGAGTACAACGCCCCGAACGTGACGTTGGCTCAGCGGTGGGTGGATGAGATGCGTTCCCGGATCTCCATGGGACGCGCTGAGCTCTATCAGGACCTCGAATACCACTACGCCTTCCCAGTCCCCGTCTTGCACCTGTTATCCCACCTACACGAGACGAGAGAGACGTCTGAGGTACCCACCGGACAATCGTTCGAGGATTACCTTAAAGAACACCTGATGGTGCCCACGACCGTGGCGGACACACTGACCAATACCTCGCCGACTCGGGTGGTTCAGGAACACCAGCACGAAGTGTTGGGGTGGTTCGATTTCACCACCACTCCACCAACGCCTGAAGCGCAAGAACAGGGAAACTACCAAAGCACGATCACCTACACCTTACAGTACAACCGTCCCATGCAGGTGTACTGCCGATGGCCCATGCTGGTACACAACAAGGCCATCGGGAAAAAGTACCGCCCGGAAGTGCCGTACCAAACGTTCCGTCGGTTGGATCGGAAAGTCAGTACCACCAAAGGCAGTTTCGATGGCCTGCTGGACTTGATTCGTCGAGACAACATTCCGTACATTCAGTATCCGGAAATCGATGACTGGGTGCCGGCAACCCAACCCAAGGGCCGACTGACGTTCTTTACCGGGCTGCTGCAATTGAAGAAGAAAGACCGGACGACGTTGTTGGATTTGTCCAACATGGGGAACATGGCGTTCACGCCGTACTTCCTGGAGTACTTCTACCACATGGGCGATCGCCTGTTCGAGCGGAATCAGGTGTTTGAGTTCCGACTGTACGAAAACCACCGCTGGCGGACCGACGTTCAACTGAAGATGAAACCCGGCACGGTTACAATTGAAACCGACCGACCGCTGGACTTGGAAAAGTATTACCACATCCAGATCTCCATTGTAAGAAATTGGCTGCTATTGCCGTACGAAAACATCGAACATCTGAGAAGATACCCTACTGTCCTGTACAATACGTTGAAGGCACTTGGGGTTCCATTGGCGAATCGGGAGTATGACAAACTCCCGGTGGTCGGCAGTGGGTCCAAGCGGTATGACAACCCCGACTACCCTGGCGAAGGCACCACCCTGAAAGACCCGTCCGAAGGGGGTGAATGGCCATGGCCGTGGCTGAACACTGAGTGGGGTGAGATTCCGTGGGAAGGTGGTGACTGGGAAAGCCCATACCACACCGGGGTCGTCAAGACCAACGACCTGCGTGATGCGGTTGAGTTGACCGATAACCGGGCGGGTGAACCGATCGACCGGGAGCGTATTGGCCCACTGACGGTTCTCTACGGTGAGATACTGGCATTAAAAGCGAACAAGAGGTAATGACCCATGGCATTGTTTGATGACGAGCAGGAGCCATCGACTCCGGCTCCACCACCAACCGTGAAACCCAAGATCGAGCCCAAGACGTTCGATGGGATCACGGTGGATACCAAGTACACACCCAGCTCAGCCCTGTTGACGTGGGTGGAAGGGTCCAACTGGACCGTGGATTATTTCTCACAGGTACTGGGGGCGGACAACGAACCGACCGCTCAGGACCTGCATCGTGAACCGATCTACCAACAGTACCGTCGCCTCAAAGCGATGGACCTGAAGGTCACCACCCCCTTGAGTTTCAGTCAAGACCCCAGCCTGAAAACTATGGACGTGCGGGGCAGTGGTATCACCTACCCGTTCTTGGTTCCGAACAAAGGGGACATGTTCGTTGCGGACATTGGTGATGGACGCATTGGTGCGTTCACGGTCACCGAAGCGACCCGCGCCACCATCTTGAAAGACTCGGTGTACAACATCGAGTACGCCTTGGTGGCTGAACTGGACAACCAGCGACTGGCGGATCTGGAACGCAAAACCATTGAGACGTACCACTACTCACAGGCGTCGTTGATCAGTGGGTGCGGACCGTTCGTTACGGGGGAAGAGAAAGCCCGGTCAGAACGGTACCATGAAATTTACCGGGAGTTGATCAAGCGGTATTTGACGGATTTCTTCAGCACTGAACACAGTACTTTGTTGGTTCCTGACCAGTTGCGTAAGACGTACGACCACTTTGTCACCCGGGCGGTGTTGCAGTCCGTGGACACGTCACTGGATTCTCGCCTGCGTCGAGTACGGGAGATGAACGTCTCAGCTGAGCCGGTGATGAAACAACCCACGGTGTGGGATGCGATCCTGCGCATGGACGACACCCGTTTGTACGGCGCTACCCAGAAGGCCGACCTGGTCACCACCACGTACTTTAAAGGCCGTCCGACGCTACAGGCGTTGGGGTACACGGGCATTGATCGACTGGTCTTCCCGATTGACGTGGCCACCGACGTGGACACGCAGTACGACACCCGATACGAAGACCGCGCGGGGTTGCCGTTCCGGGAAGGCCGTCCCCGTCGTCCGTTACCGGGTGAGCCCAAGACGCAAGCGGAACGCAAGCTACGGTACTTTGAACCCACCCCCATGATGGAAGGCGTGGACCCGTGGCGCTTACCGCCGGATATTCACCCGGTGGTGAAAGACGAGTACTACGTATTCAGTGAAGCCTTCTACGAGGACGATCGGGACCAACAATCCAAATTGGAACTGTTGGTTGGTCAGGCGATCCGACGCGAGGCCCTCAACCTCGAAGCCTTGGATGGTCTACTGACCCACATTTACGATTGGGACAACCTGGAACGGTTCTACTACTACCCGGCGGTGTGGTGTCTACTGAAACGCGCGGGAGCGAGGTAAACTATGGCACGGGAAAAGAAACCCAAGACGGCCGCGTACCGGCTGTTCCATTTCAAATACGAAATGCGGATTCCGCAGATCTTCATGTACGGCATGGATTACCTGGAGAAGAACGGGTACCATGTCAGTGGGGACGTGGCGCTGGACCGACAACGGTTGATGGAGCCGTCGGTGATGCGCCAAACCGCCGCTGGTTTGGCCATGTTGCACGACGAAGGGGCACCCATCGACTTTGTGAATGAGCGGGACGCAGTGGATGTGTACGAAGACATTCAGGAGCACCTACATGACTGGGAGCGGGTCGCGGTTCAGGGCATTCACCCGGACGACGCGCCATCCATTGAAGAATTCCGCCAGCTCGAAGCGGTGGCCTCGGCGTTGTACACCACGTCCAAGTTCTACGAGCCGGACGAGTCTTCCGGTGACCCGCTGCGCGATCGTTTGATGATGATGAACCGCCGACGCAACCCGGTCCGCACCGAGCGGTACCTTCGTGACAAGATCACCACGGAGAAAGGGGAATTGAAACCCTACGTCTCGATCGTGGATCGAATTGAGCGGGCCTTGGTGGAGAATAACCCATGGGCGTAGATGCAACCTTATTGATGCGGGAGGTTCAGGCCATTGCCGATAAGGGCGATGGCTTGCAACACTACCGACTGACCTGTCGGATTCGGGCGGGGAACCATTGGATGTCCCCCATGCGACTGACACATTTCTCACTGGAACGGGACTACGAGTCCGCCAATGGCGACGGTGTCAGTTTGGAACTCCAAATGGGTCGCGGGGAATACACGTACCGTATCGTGCCTAACCGGGACGAGCTGTGGGTGGATCTGACCGCCACACCCCTGTACGAGAACTCCGACATTCAGCGTGGTGATAAAGGCAGTAACACCCGCCGCTACCGAGCGATTCTCGTGGACCAAGAAGACGACGCCGTGACGGGTCGCTCGCCTCAAGCCGGCTCGGAGGAAGACCTCAATCGATCCAGCCCTAAGGTAGTCCACTTGCAGTTGATGGACGAAGGGTTCTACCAATCACGTATGGTGAGTGTGGGTCGGAACTACCGGAAGATTCCACCGGCACAGGCACTCCGTTCATTGTTGACCGAAACCCGGAGTCTGGTGACTGGGAAGGACCAGCAAAAGATCCGAGGGGCGGATCTGGTGGAGGGGTTCAACACCAAACCCCGAGAACAGATCGTCATACCCCATGGGACGCCGCTGCTGAAGGTTCCCAAGTTACTGCAAGAAGAGGAAGGGGGTATCTACCCCACTGGGTTGGGGTGTTATCTACAGGACGGTCTGTGGTACATCTACCCGTTGTATAACCTGGAACGGCATAAGAAGGACCCCCGGGTCCTGACGGTGTTGAATGTCCCTCCCAACCGGTACCACGGTGCCGAGCGAACCTTTCGGAAAACCAAGAACCAAGTGGTGGTGGTGGCTACTGGGAACATGGCGGGCTACGACACAGGTCTGTACGGTCAGTTGAACGAAGGCAACGCCATGCGGTTCATGGACGCGGACCAGCTACTGAACCCGGTGGAGCATGGCGACAACAAAGCCATTGCTCGTCGTCAGGACAACATGTTCGAATTCGAAGGGGCAAAGCTGAAGTCCGGTTTCTCCAACGCGCGTTGGGCACCGGAGCGGGCGACCTCCAACCCGTTCAAGTACTACAGCAAACTGGCCCACCGGAAAGGTCGTTACGTGTTGGTTCAGTGGCAGCACGGGGATTCGTCGCTGTTGTACCCTGGAATGCCTGTGAAATTTTTAACTAACGCCAACAATGAGTTGAAGACACTCCACGGTGTGTTGGTTGGGGTCCATGAACAACGGATGGCCCAAGAGCCCGGTCCGGTCAACAGTCGGTACCCGGCGATCATCACGCTGAAACTCTTTTTGGAACGCGAGGAAACGCGACCACAACAGTAAGGTGCGGTAGATGTTCAATAAAAAACAACGAATCATTGACCAGCTTCGGATGGAGCTGTCCATGTCCGAACAGTCCTTGAGTGCCCTGCGGGAGCAACGGGACAAAATGGTAGCGGAGATGTTCCAGAAAGATAAGAAAGTGGAATACCTGCAAGGCGAGTTGGTCAGTGCTCGGCGTGACGTGGATTCCCTGCGTGGCCGCATTGGTCAACTGCAGGACCGTCGTTGGTTCAAGAAACCCCAGTTGTCCGGATTGAAACGGTTGATCGGTCGTCAACACTAAGGAGGGTGCATGCGTTGCTTCATTGCCAACGAACGCACCGCCTTGGACGACATGTGGCAACGGCTTTCTAAGGACTACTACATCGACCCCGACTTGACCCTCATGCTGGTGGAGTCACTCGGGTCGTATTTGTACATCCGGTGGTATTTGGAACAACGCAACGAGGCGCACCACATCGACGTCTATCTGGACGACCTGATGGAAGCGGCGTTGTTGACTCATATTCCAAGGAATCAGATCCTGGCGTGTTGGGACCAAATCTACCGAGCGGTTCATTCGTCATTGTGGGAGTTCCACCAGAAAGCGGGAACGATACGTGGCGTGAACCCCCTCTTGGAAAACCACCACTTGTTGGGGTTAATGGTGTTCTCATAGATGGGGTCCCCAAGGGACCTCGTTTATGACGAATCCAGTGTCCGTTACATCTATATCACCCTAATGAATCGACCCACAGTAAGGCAGAGTCATGCGCACGTTTTTCATTCATGTTGATCCAGTCATGTGGACCAACCACTTCCTTCCGGCGTTTTGTGAACAACTGGAGGATGCTCCGGATACCGTGGACTGTTTGATCGGGATCGTCCGGGAATACGTCTTGTTCCGTCACGAGACCACCAACAACATCTTAGAGGGCGTTGTCGATGGGGCTCAGGAAACGCCCGAGGAAATCACAACGTTGGTCTTGGACAACGAGAACATCACGTACGTGGACATCCCACATTTCGCCACACTGTTGGAAGATCTGTATCGATCCATTTACACATCCCTGGCACAGGCTGGCCCTGCGGAAGGTTTCCGGAACTTCCAGACCCATCAAAGCGACACGGTCTTGACGGGGTTCAGCGGGTGTCAGGTATTACAGTGAGGTAACCCCATGAATCGGTTTTTCATTCACGCCGACCGGCGGTTGTGGGAGGATCATTTGCTCCCCGGCTTCTTCACCCATTTGGAGTTGTCTCCGGATTTCATTGATTGTGTCATGGCGGCAATCGAGCATTACATCAACTTCCGGTTTTCACCGGACAATCTGGACATCATCGACAACCCCGAAGTCCGACACGCGTTGGTGTGTTCGATTCTCAACGACGAAGGTCTGATCGACGTGGACACTCACACGTTCACGGACCTGATGGAATTGTTGTACTGCTCCATCCACCCCGATTTGAAAGACGTCCAACAGCGACACAATGTGTACTTTGTGGAGACTGAGTACGCAGGGACATCCTTGATTGGATTCACCGGGGAAATCTTCAATAGAACCCAAATGACACCTATATCACCTACATGAACAAAGCCACCTATATCCGAAGGAGGGTATCATCATGGCTGCTTTCTTAATAGTACTGTTCATCTTTGTCATCATCGCCTTAGGGATGGCCAAACTGGTCGCGCCGTTCATGCGCCGACCGGAAGCCAAACCCAAAGCCGAAAAGCTCCCCACGAACCCTGAGATGCGGGCGTTGATTCTAACGCTGCGCAACGAAGGGTATTACGGTCGAACCCGGATGCGGGATGAAGACATCATCTACGTGGATAACCCGATCATCACCGAGATGCTTGAGGAGTTGGCCACCAAGTACGATCTACGGTGGAAACTTCCCATGTACCGACTCCGTGTACGGAAAGTGGGTAAACACATGCCTGAGTGGATCACAGAGCGTTTCACGCACGTTCTGATGACCCCCACCCATGCCATTGGCTTTACCCCAAAACCCAAAGAAGAAGAACCGGTCTATAGCTAGTGGGGCAAACGCCCCACTATGCCGTCTGCATAAATCGAAAGAATAACGAGGAAAGAACCATGTTGACTATTCAAACTACCGACACCGCCAAGACCCTTGTTGAAGCCATGAAAAACGGTCGGTTCATGGACTGGGCGTTCAGCAAAGAAATCGAATTCTCCGGCATCACCGTCGAGGTGGATCACGATACCTTCTCGGGCGAGTACAAGCTCAAGCTGGTTAAGATGAACCGCCAGCGCATTCGTCCAGACGCGGACTTTATCCGCTCCAATGAAAGTCTGGTCGCAGCAACCATGATGTACCTGGAAATCCCAATCATGAAAGTGGGCCGGGAAATGGTGGTGTTGAACGAATCAACTCAAGAGCCGCGTTCCGAGGACGTAATCCATAGCGGTCATCGCGAACGCGATTTCCGCTTTGTCTTCTCATTTGGTAAGAAGACCCCATGGCAGAATCTGGCCGACGAACTGACACAATAAACTAAAAAAAAACGAAAGAACGAAAAAGGAAAGGACGATGAACAAGCAACGCAATGACGACAAACGAGAACTGTCCCCCAACGAATTGTTGCACCGCTTTGAACGCAGTAAGGTGGTGAAACAGTTGACCGAACGACTGGTGGTTAATGGCCTTTATTCTTCGGACGCTAAGGACCCAAAAAACCGGAGGGTCGTGGACATCACCCAGTTGGCGAAAGCTGGCGAAGACGTCGATCACGAAGTCTTGGGTAAAGAACTTCGCCACGTGTTTAATAACAACGATCGCATACGGCGGTTGGCGCGGGTCGGGATCGTTTACTTCAGACACTCCGACAAGATCGTCACCCCGGGAGCGTTCATACATTTAAAACCAGCCGGTGCTACCGTGCACACCACACTTGGCCTGATGACGCGAATCAAAGAAACCGGTGAGGACGGATTCACCCATGCATTTTTGATGGAGCAGTTCTCCAAGATACCGAAGACCCAGACGGTGATCAGTTTCATCGTCAATAACAACCTGTACCACCTGGAATACCCAGGTGATCGGAAACTCATTCGACTCACAAACCTACAGTCAATCAGCTCGACGCGGTTTGCCCACGAAGAACTGGTCGATGAGCTGAAGAATACGTTTGGAGATACTTACTACCGCGAATGTTTGGAAGCGGTTGGTATCACCTACTGTTCTGAAACCGGTTGGTTAACCACCCCGGGCTGGCACATTGATTGTGAGGAACACCTGCTGGGTAAAACGACGTCGGAAAAACAGGCGGAACAAACGTCAGACGACGAGTCGTCAGAGCCCACCGTCATGGATCTTCTCTCAAATAAAGGCGGTTACATTCAACGCCGCTGGGGCACCCGCCGTGTGTTCGCCCCCAACCGGGATGCACAGTCCTCCTTGGATGACTCGACGCCCGCATCGATCGAACATACCGACACGTGTGCTCAATTCATTCGTGACATGATGCTTAAGAAATGGAAAATAAAATACGGTTCGGCGAACGTGTACACACAGTGTTACCCTTTGGACGGCCCTCACCATGACTTAGTGCTGAGTGATCTACTGGAACAATTTTCCACCTTTCCAAACTATGCCCACACATTGCTCGATTACGACATTGTTATTGGGTATGGTGGTCGAGCTGATGGTGGTGCGTATCGACTCATTGCTACCCTGATGTGCCCTGAAGGGAACGTCCAAGCCGAGTTCACTGCCAGCACGGTCTCGGCGTACGACCTCGACGCCCTGTAACACACCAACCCCATAAATTGAAAGAATAAAAGGTGACCATTATGACCCTCATTGTTGTAGATCAATTTCGTACCACAGTTGATTCCCACGCCCTCGTTACCGACGAACGAACCGGTGATAAGAGCCACGAACCTTACATGAAACTCCGTCGTCTGGTGGCCCCGATCCGCCATGAGTTTGGACGCACGTTCCAGACCATCACCGTGGCGGGCGATGCCGGTGGGTTTGAGTTGTTCCTGCACAAACTCAACAAGGAACTGACGATGGCGGAAGAAGCCGATAGTGGTGTAACTGACACGGACCTGGTGCGTATTGCCAGCGAAGTGAAAAGCCCTCGGCCGACGATCGCCATCATTCCATCCCCTTGCGCTGTTCTGGTGGTGACGTTTGGTGGTGGCAAACCGGTGGAAGTGGAATACCGTCCAGGTGCGGTTCACGGGTTTGGGTCGGATTACGAACCCATTCCCGGTGAGGAAGAGGAAACCCGAGCATGGTTCTCCATCTTCATCGATGCCAAGCGGGCGGGTAAACTCAAAGACGACACCATCCACTTCATGGCCCATGACAGCGACACCGTACACACGGACACGTTGAAACCGGCCCACAAAGCGAAGAAATTTCGCAGTCGGTTTCCGTTCCGTCGCCGTTTGGGTTGATTGAAACAAATTTGAAGACTATATAACCCTTGTGAGTAAACCCAAGAAAGGTTGCTCACATCAACATAAACTGAAAGAAGAAGGTGATTATCATGACCGAAGCAAACAACACTCAGGCTACCGAAGTTGCAAACAAGAACATCAACACTGAAGAATCTAAAGTAAAAGGATTCTTCCGTCGCCACGGTAAGAAGATGGCGATCGGTTTTGGTGTTGGGCTCGTCGGCGGTGGTGTCTACGCTGGTGTTCGTCGCTATATGGAAGGTGGTGTCGGCACCGCCAGCGAAGCTGTTGGCGACAAGGTCGAAGAAGTCATCAGCAACCTGATGAAGTAATCGACCGACTGGGGGAGTATTGCTCCCCCAGATCTTTATTTTTTATTCCCCATACTGTCCGAAGGAGGACTGAGCATGACCATCGTTAACAAAGCAGCGGACCTGAACGAATACACCAAGGCGTTCGACGCCCACATGACCAAAGCCCAGCAGCAACATTTCGGCACCCCCGAGCGAGTGATTGAAGTCGTGGAAGGTCGCATCGGCGAGCGTCGCTTTGGGAACTTCGGCGTCTACCACGCGGTCCTGACCGCCGAAGACCATCGTTACATCATCGTTGGCGGCGTTCATGGAACAGTCGTGTTCGACGAAGATGGTAACATCCACGTCAACGGTGGTTTCGCTGACCCAGAAAGCGACGCCTTCCGGCCGGAGTACCATCACGCGTTGATGAAACTCTTTCTGGGCGGCTACCCCATGCATCTGTTGATTGATGTCATGGATTACGACCACGCCTGCCAACCGCTCCCAACTCGGGAATTCGCGGATCGGTTCATTGCCCTGGTGGGAGAACTGTGAGGTGTCCAATGTCTAATGAAAGACCTGAAGGTGATTGGTACGAAGACTTCTGGTCGGACGGTACCCGGACGTTCCACGCGCATGAAGGTACTGTCTTCATTCGCAAGGCACACAACAGCGATCAGTACTACATCGACATTGAAACCGATCGCGGGTTGTACGAAGACGTCCGGGCCGGTGTGATGGGAATTGAGACCAATGCATTCTCAAACGCGCTGGTGCGTCGTAAGGGTCGCGCTGAGGGGTTCTTCACAGGCTACGTGTATTACCCCCTTCCCCTGATCTTCGCCTCACCAGAGGAGCGTAGGATCGCCGCAGAAGCTCTTGGTAAACGTCCTCCACCGGAACGCTGGGCACGGCGTCGTCGGGAGGAGATCGAAAAACTATTCAATATGAAAAAGCGAGCGTAATCATGACCGAAGAAACTAAGAATCAGGAACCCCAACCGAAGATGTTTAAAACCTCATGCTTCAAACGTGTTGTTAGTGCTGCATGTGCCGGGGCATCAGTGGGGATTGTATCCGGGTTAATGGTTGGCGCAACCGTAGTTGTGTCCCGTGCACTCACCGGTCAAATAAGAGGGTAAGTCCATGTGTGAAGAAATCAAGAAAGCCGAACGTAAAGAACAAATTTGTCACCGCGTATGTGTTGGAGCATTCTTCGGCACCATGGTCGCCACCTACGTGTGGGTGGTCAGTCGCTGCACTAAGTAACGACGACATAAAGCCCTCCCACACGGGAGGGCTTTTTATTCCGCTTCTTTTTTTTTATTCGGCCCACCATGCCACTTCGTTATCGCTGCCCAGCGGACCACCGCCTGGCATTGCCAGCGAGATCTCTTCGTCTTTATCGACGTCCCATGGGATGGTGCCCACTTCTTTAAAGGGTAGGCAAACGTAGAGGTCTTTCTCGGGCGTTACCGTGTTCCGGTGTTTACCACGCTGGACCGTCAGGTAACTGGCGCCATTGACTTTGAGAATGTGAATGAAGATCTCCAAGTCAGGCTCCTGACCCAGACGACGACAACCGTCGTAGTAACCTTTGTTGGCCACCACCTTAACGAAGTCCTCGACGTTCTCCCGAGTCAACTGCAACGCATCCGAGGAGAGCTGGTGTGGGGTGATGCACGCAATACCGCGCGGTGCACAGTAGTTACGGACGCGACGGAACAACAGACGAATGTCATCACCGGCCACCTTAGCATCAATGCCAGACTTGGACATCATGTTCAGGTAGTCGATGAACAGACCAACGATCTCATACCCATCGGCGTAGATACCATCCAAGAACCCGATCAACGACGCCACGGTAAAATCACTGGGGTCAAACCGATGCATTCGAACTTCGAACCCGGTTTCACGCAGACGCTCGGAGACATACGCGGATGCTTCTTCGACGTTGACCTCAGAGACCACCACCGGTTCGCCCGTATCGTTCTCCTTCAGATACTGGTAGATCCACATCAGGTTGTCTGGGATCTCGTTTTCGTAGGTGATGAACAACAGCAGTGGCGTTCGGGTCTCATCGCGCAGTTGCGGTTTATTGAACAGGGCAGCTTGAGTGAACAGAGACAGCATAAAGCCGGACTTAAAGTTGTGTTGCAAACCACCGACGGTACAAAATTCACCACGACGTACCGCGCCAACTTTACCCAGCATCCGGTTGAACCCTTTCCAACCGAACTTCAACGCACCCTCGGTGGACAACGCCACCTTGACGTCTTTAAAGTGTTGCGTCAGTCCTTCCGGATCGCCAAAATCCATGGACCCCATCATCGCTGGGTGTTTTTGTTTGGTCCGGGCTTCCAGATACGGTTCCAGCTTGGAACCCATCTCCGTCACCTCGGCGGCAATGTCGTGAATGGCGTTGCGTTTGAACGTGAACTTGTGACTGTATTCTTTCAGGATAGAGAGGATGCGTTCGTCGTTCAGGTGTTGGTTCAGATTGGCCCGGTACGATTGGATGACCTTGACGACACTTTTCACGTCCGGATACTTTTCCATCAGTGCGTTCATCAACGCTTCGTACAAGAAGTTCTCTTCCCGACACGCGACTTGGATCTGTTGCAACACCTCAGCATCGGTGGGGAAGTTATCTTCGGTGCGGGTGTTCAACCACATGACCGCCGAGCGTAATTCCAGGAACGTTTGACGACCATGGTCGTGATCAATGGTGGACTCGGGAATCGGAAGACTGTTTAGGATGTTCGACACCAGCTCGTTGGAAGGAGACGTCGCAACACCCTCACGGTGCTCCAAACACAAGAGAGTCGCACAGTTGATCAGCAGTTGTTTGGGTGAAAACATGGTTGAGTATCCTAAGCGCATTTATGAAATTGTCGTATTATCTTATCATTGCGTAGTTTTTGGTGTCCCTATTTCTATGAGACTCACCGTATTCCCTTTCTTTCATGCTATAGGTAATCGCTATGCCAGTCTTGTATGTGACGTCACCGGAGACGGTGGCCATGCTGGAAGCCGAAGGGTTGTCGCTGAAAACACTCGCCGATACCGATACTATGGCTCAACAGCTTTCGCCGTTGGACCTAGCGGAAATGGAGCGAGCGTTTCACGCCTTCCCTTTCAAAATGGATGCCGATCTCGGGATTGAATTGGCACCACCCCCATTGCAGCGCCTTGCTGTGAGCGGGGAACATGAAGATGTAATGTCCCGTGTTCGTGAGCGTGTGGAGACCGAAAAACTCAAGGAGTCGGTCGATGGAGGAAAGTTTACTCCTGTATACACCCTCAATCCTGTAGACGAGAATACTTGGGTCGCGGTGCAGCAGAGGTTGCACGATTCTGGTACCGATCCTTCAAACTCGCTGCTCTCGTCTAATCAGGGTTTCTTTGATTCCCTGATTGCCCAAGCGTTGCACGCACACTCCTTTGAAAAGGTAAGTGCCAGCAACATTTTCCGTTATTATCTGGAATCACTCCCGCAGCGTAAGTCTGCGTGAGTGTGTACCTGATGATATGCTTACATAGCAACCAATTCCGTTTCTCCTACGTAGGGTATTTCAAATGGATAATCTGAAGAAACTGTTTTCCGATCGCCACGACGCAATGAAAGGCGATTTCGAACTGACTGAATTTGTGGCCTCCCTGGAATCTGCTGGCGACGTCGTCGGTGGTCCCATGGCCGTATCTCGTGAGCTGGCTGCTCGTGTTTCCACCGAGTCTTTCGGTGAGATGGACCAGGAGTCCATGCACAGCTGTCGCGAACTGTACTCTTCTCTGGAAGACACCCTGGAGCGTCTGGGCTTTGAAAGCTTCAACGCCAAGCGCGGTGCCGACGCTTCCCGTATCGGCGAGAACCAGGTTCTGGCGGCAACCGTTGCCAACATCGCTTCCGGCGACGAAGTTCGCTACAAGAAAGCCCTGCGCGGCATGACCAGCGCTCCTCAGTCCAACAACCCGAACGTGGTTAACTTCAACCCGATGGTTGAAGGTCCCAACGGTAACATGCCGGTACTGGCCGAAGGTCAAGGCCTGGAAAACTACAACGAGAAGTCCCAGCGTGATTTCCGTGTGGTTTCCGTTGCCTACAACCTGGCTGCTGCTCGTCAGGACGCGTTTGGCGAAGCCATCTACCCGACTGTGGTTGTGAACCCGACTGAAGGTGGTGTTACCCAGAACCTGACCTACGCTGCCGTTCTGAAGGACGTGTTCCACGAAGTTACTGGTGCCCTGTTCGACACCCGTGAAGTGAACATGGTTGAAGCCTTCCGTGACCCGGCCGTTCTGGAAGACGCCAGCACCAAGCTGGTTCCGGTAGTTGACGAGAAAGGCACCAACTCTGACGTATTCGTTGCCGACACCATTGTGGCTCCGAAGACCATCGAACTGGACCGTGGCGGTTCTGTTGAAACTGCACCGCTGAAAGTGGGCCACAAGTTCGACCTGATCGGCGTTTCCAACCGTCAGCAGCTGATCGCTGGCAACCTGCTGGACAGCTCCGACACCATCGATCCGGCCATGCGTCTGAAGAACCTGTACGTTCAGACTGGCGGCACCAACAAGAAGGTTATCCGCTTCACTGTTGAGCGCATGCCGACTGCTGTGTTCCAGCCGAGCCTGACCAACGACACCCGTATCGCTCAGCTGAACTTCACCACCGAAGACATGGTTGTGAAGGCCGGCACCAAGGCGGTTGACGGTTCCACTGGCGCTGAGCTGGACGAAATCGCTTCCCGCGAATGGACCCTGCGCCTGAGCGTTGGCGTATCCGGTTCCGTGAGCCTGTCCAAAGGTGACACCTGGATCAACGCTACTCCGGTAGTGGTTGAGAAAGTACTGGACGCTGAAGGTACTGCTCTGAGCAAGAAAGACGGCGACGTTGCCACTCTGCTGAACGCCCTGGGCGATCTGACTGTTGTGGGTTACGACCTCGACGCACGCTTCACCAACACCAACCGTCGTGAGCGCGGCCAGCTGGTACAGACTCGTACCCTGCAGTTCCGCTACCCGGTTCCGATGCACAGCCCGATCACTCTGCCGATGTCCACCATGGACGAGAACGGCCCGGGCGACGTGGTGAAGACGCTGACTGTTGCGACCAACATCCGCAACTCCAACAACGCTGTAACTCGCCTGCTGAACTACCTGTCTCAGCTGCGTGAAGTGACTTCTTCCGGTTACGACCGTCCGAAGTTCGGTGCTGTTGAAGGTGCTCTGTCTGCCCTGATCCGTCCGACGTACCGTCACGCCAACCTGGACCTGCGTGAAGTCATCGACTCCACTCGCAGCGGCGAGCGTTGGGAAGACGTGTGCCAGGCCATCCTGAACACTGTGAAGAGCATGCTGTTCCCGGCCTACCGCGACTCCAACATCGAAGCGGCTTACCAGACTGTAACTGGTAACGCAGATGAGCGTCCGAAGTTCATCATCGCGACCGACAAGGAAATCGCGCACTACCTGATGCTGAAAGGCGACGACCGGACTCTGGGTGCTTACCTGAAGTACGACATCGTCTCCACCAACAACGAGCGTTTCGATGGCAAGATCGTCATCATCCCGACTCGTGAGAACCCGGTTGAGAACGACATCCTCAACTTCGGTCAGTTCTACTACGTACCGACCATCGTTGCGGACCTACCGATCAGCCGTAACGGCCAGATCTCTCGTGAGATCGCTGCCGTACCGTTCAACCTGCACGTTAACAACATTCCGTTTGCGATCGAAATCGACGTATCCGGTCTGCGTGACGTCATGGGTGAGTCTGTATTCATCAACAAGATCGGCTCTGCGGCCGACGCTGGTGATACTACAGCTGACAGCGGTGGCACCACTACTACTCCGTAAGCTTTGACTTACCGTAGCTAGTGCACAAAAAGGCGCCCTTCGGGGCGCCTTTTTTATGTCGTTCAAGGAATTACTCATGGTGGTGATACTATACACCCAAGCAAACACAAGGAACGAATCATGACCGAACAAGATTGTACTGTTGAAGCCCATGTCCCGACTTTGAAAGAACGCTTCAGTGATTGGTGCCGCCGTACCTTCTCCCGACGGGACAATGACTCCGAAATGACGTCCCACGCCATGCGGGAATTGACCCAAGCAGGCTTCTTTGATATCGACAGCGACTACGTTGGCATGTTGGGTCCTGCGGTACTGCGTTTGATCCAAACTCACGCCAAAGAGAACCACAGTGGTTTCTCCTCGTCGATTGCAGTGTCGCTGTTTGACCGGCTGGTGCAAGGTGAACCACTGTCGCCCCTAACGGGTGAAGAGAAAGAATGGAGCGAATGGTACGAGGGCGAACTCCGACAAAACCTGCGTTGCAGTAAGATCTTCCAACGTAAAGATGGAACCGCCTACACGCTGGATGCGGTGATCTTCATTGACCCCAATGGCGCGTCGTTTACTTCCAAGGACAGTATTCGTGACATCCAGTTCCCGTACATGCCTCCGGCTCGACCGGAGTACCAACACAACCCACCCAAGGAAGTGATTCCGGAGAATCCGGTTAAAGGTACCGAGTTCATGTATAAAGGAGAACACTGGATCTACGATGGCGAATACTGGGTCGATGCTGACGACTACCACGGACCCACGGTGATCAGGAGTTAACTTTTACTCGGTGGGTTATAGTATGCCAGTAACGGGTTTGCCTGCCCTGCATCGTTGACCTCGCCCGTTACTGAGACCCCTGTGATCCAGTCACAGCTTTACGACAAACGGTGGAAGCACTGGAGTACCACCAAAGGGCAATGTTGGCTTTTCATAAATGTCCTCTTCACTATAGGACTGCCGATAACTGCCCCGTGAGTTGGGAGCCTGACCCAATGCCTTCGAGCAATCGAAGTGCAAACCCTGCACGGGGCAACCTATTCCAAACTCCCCTCCCCAAGTGGGAGGGGTTTATGTTTCCCATCCCACGCAATTTAACCTCTATATCACTTAGTTGAATCAAACCAACCCAATCCAACAAAAGGATGACACAATGATCAAAGTTACTTCAGTTGACCCAGTGATCGGTACCAACGAACTGACCAAAGACGACATCATGTACGTCGATACACATTGGTCAGAAATCGACGGCATTCGCTTCGTGGGCAATCGGTCCGATCTTGAACGGGCCAGTCTGCCTGTTCTGGAGCCGGTAAAGGTCGGCGATCGGTTCTACGGTGTGACAGTGCAGGTCCATTGGTCCGGTATGGTCGAATTCTGGTTCCATGCGGCGGATAAAGAAAACACACTGCATCTGGCCAAAGCCCTGGCGACTCAAAAGAAGTTGATTACAACGGTCACACACTTGGCCCGCATCTTGGTCCGTTTCGACCGTGACGGTTCAAGAGTGGGTGAAGTCGATACCTTGGATCGGTTCTATGAGAACTTGGACCCGAAACAGCTCGACTACTCCACGTTCACTGGTGATATGATTCCGACATAGTCGGAATACCGGGGAGGGCTACGGCCCTCCCTTTTTTTTTTCATCCCATTTTATTTCAAATCTACATTATAAAGGAGAGTAACGACCCACGTGGAGTACCTCCTTATGTTTGACATCGAAGAGTTGGGCCGACGGGCCTACCTTCAGGAGCTTCAGTTTCCTGAAGTGCATCGTAAAACCAAAACCAAACGCAGTGGTCGGTATGTTGTAACTACGACCACCTACACCGCAACGTTCAACGATCACGAGACCGCCGACATTCTGGTGGACAACATGCCCGACGTTCCGGACTGGGTGAAAGAAGACTGGTTCAGTCAAGACCATCCGGTCCGGGTGGCTGTGAAGGTCGAAGAAGAAGTAGCCGAAGGCGAGGAGATGCTCGCCCTCTTAGACCAAATGAAAAGCGGTGGTGCCGCTGATCTACTCTTGGGCTTTTACAGTCACCGAAACGTGCAGTGTACGCACGAAGACAAAGGCGACAATCCAGAGGTCACGGCACTTCGAAAGGCATTGCAGGACGCCATGGCACCAAAAGGAGCGCCCCGACAAAAATTGTCCCGGCGGGCAGGGAGTGAAGCAACCCCCAAAGCCTGTCCGCCGGAGCAACACCATTCGGGGGGAACGCAGTGTCAACGGAAAGGTCCGGAGAACCGGACGTCAAAAAGGTCGGGTGGTCATACGCCCGGGAAAGCGATACCACACGTGAGTCTGAGTGTGGTGTCGGTGGAGACTCAATCAATGCAATAGGGGATAAGAATGGGACGGTTGAACCACATCTTCCCGTCGCTAGTGTCAGATGTGGTGCCACGACCAGCCACAACCAAGCCTGGGTTGAAGCATACCTGTGTGCAGTACAGCATGCATAGTACCATGCGCTCGCCGATCTTCTGGCGGAACGCACTAGGGATTGTGGTATGCGAACCCGGAGCCTTATCGACAACAGCGGACGAGTATTTTTACATTACGATCGAGTACGAATTCGACCCCGGTGTAAAAATTGACTCGCGGGAGTTATTGTCTGAGTTAGAATTGCCGGACGATCACGTTGAGCGAAAAGGTATTGTCGATGCGCTATCCACATTGGAGCGCGAACCTACCTGGTATAACCAGCGTAAATTCTCCTACACTCTGGGCATCTCCAGAGAGACGCTGGAACACATGGGTGGGGTTGTATACCTAAACGACGTAGACTTGGTGGTTGGGTTCGAGAAGCACCGAGACGCCGCAATCCATCCCTTCAGTCAACCGGGTCAGCGACAGCGCTTGAACGAAACGTTCCAAATGAACGACGGTTTAACGCAACGCTACCTCATGGTGGACAACTCGGGGATCAATGGAACACGTTGGGTGAACACTGGATACGGTGTATTTGAGATACACAGTGTGCAGGACCCCCAATTGCGAGACGGTGTTTATGTCACTACCCGAAACACAGCAAACGCGGAACCGGAAACGGTTTTCTACGACTTCACCAATGCTGATAAAGCATTGGGCTTATACCGCAACCGCACGGAGGCGGAATCGTTCGGATCACCGGACGCACGATTCAAGGCTGAGCTGAAAGAAGCTGAGCAGGATCTGACGCGAGAAAAGATGGATCTTCAACGCAACAAACAGGAGATCGAACGTGAACAACACGAACTGGACCTCGAACGCCGCCGTTGGGACGACTACTACAAAGAAGAAGAAGCCCGACGAAAACGAGAACAAGATCAGCTAGACCTGGAAGTAAAACGACACAAAGAGGACATGGATAGACAGCGCGAGCGACTGAAGATGGAACGTGACCGCATGGAGTTTGAACGACAGACGTACTCGGAACGTCAGAAGTTTGAATACGACATGCGCAGCCGCGATCGGAAGGACCAAACCGATCAGTGGAAGTCCGCCGTCGAAGTTGGCAAGTTGTTTATTAGTGTCGTAGGGGTCGGTCTAGGCTTAGCGGCCTTGATCGTAAAACGACAAAAGTAGTCAATGACTCTGGTGTAAGTCATTGGCGGCAACAGCGAGAGTTTGGATGGATAACGTACTGTTAGAGAGGATCAAAGAGCGAACGCCTGCGTTCAACCGCACGATCACCAACGGTCTGGCGGTGGAACACATGATGTCAGTCAACTCCGATACCGGGGTGAACAGCACCATGGCGTACATCGATCGACTGATCCGCATCAACCAGGAGTTGTTCCCGGAAGGGTTGACCTACGATGGCAGTCAGGTGTGCTCTCCAGTAAAACATTTTGAAGAGCTGACACGCGAGTACAACTCAAAAAGAATAGCCAACATCGCACAGTTCGATACTTACCTGGTCAAGTACCAGTTCTCGTACCATGGCGAAGCATTAATGCCACGTTTCATTCAGCTACCGTTCGTACGGGATGGTGGGTTGATGACACTCAATGGCGCGACCTACAACGTCTCCCCGGTATTGACCGACGTGGGGTTCTCAGTGCTGAACGGTGGGATCTTCATCCCATTCCGACGGACTCGATTGAACTTCAAACGCACGGACCATCACTTCCTGGCCAACGGCCATCGGTGCATTGTGTACGTGATCTGGTCGATGATCCATAACGAGATGAGTAATCGCGGCAACCGTGATCTGGACAACCGCAAACCCATCCACTCGTCCTTGGCGCAATACTTCTTCTGCCGTTTCGGGGTGACCGGAACGTTTGAGAAGTGGGCCAATACGAAGGTGTGGTTGAAGTGGCGTGGCGAGGTGAACAAGAAGGAGTTCCCCAGCAACCAGTTCACGATCTTCGAATCGTTGACCCTGAAAGGAAAACACCCCACAGGCGACCTGTGCCTGATTGTCCCCAAAGAAGCCGACACGGACTTTGTGCGGATGCTGGTGGGTGGTTTCTTTTACGTGGTTGACACTTTCCCCGACCGTTTCCAGGAGGTGAGTTACGCCGATGACATCAGCCAATGGCGCATCATCCTTGGACACATGGTGTTCGGGGATTACGAACACGCCGGCAAGGTCTTGGAGAACATTGACACGCACATGCGTTCGCAAGAAGTGTCGCTGGATGAGATGACCCGGGAGGAGCTGCGTTCGCGGCAAATCTACGTGGACAACATCTGGGACCTGTTCCACAAGATCATGACAGACCTCTCCCATCACTTCTACCAAACCAACACCGAAGAGACTTCGATGTACAACAAGAAGCTGATGGTCCTGCGCTACATCACTGAGGAATTCAACTCAGCGATCTCATTGTTTGGTTACGGCTTCCAGAGCCGGCATGACAAGCAGTGGACCGCCGACGAGTTGAACGACGCACTGAAGCGCTTGTTTAAACTCAATACCTGCACCAAACGCCTGACCGTGGATCACGGTGAGGTGAACACCGTCAGCTACCCCGGTGATAACAAGATCTTCCGGATCACTTCCATGTTGATCCCACAAGACAAAGCCCGGCGCGGACGTGGTTTTGGTAAAGGTCTCATTTCCGATACCAGTCGATTGCTGCACGCATCGATTGCGGAAGTTGGTCAGTTCAACAACCAACCGAAGAACAACCCGGATGGTCGAGCGCGAATCAATCCCAACATTCGCACTGAGGTCGATGGAACCATTCATCGCAACCCCGAACGGGAAGAACTGATCGATCGGACGCAAGCACGGTATCAACGTTAAATCGAACCCAAAAGAAGGACGAAGGTTATGTATCAATCCCAGGCCCAACAACCCCCAGTACCTTTTGATCAAGTTGATCAGAACACGTTCAACCACAACCTCCCACAAGGCAACGACGTTTGGCCCCAATTGAACGTCCCTCAGCCGCTGGGTGGTCCAATCGTCGGACGGATCATCAGTGAGTTCCGTGCCTTGGCTCAAAGCCGAGTGATGACACACAATGCCACACCCTTGCACATGCTGGCTTACAACTTGATGAGCCAGAACTACTTCAACAACCAGCTGTTCTCTGATTGGTGTCAGCGTGCAGTGGACTTTGCCGAGTTCTTGGTTGTCGTGCAGCGCAACTCCCCGGATGTTGCCGTGCAGAAAGCGGTGATGAAGATCTACCGCAGCTTTCTAGCGGTGACTGCGGCCGAATACACCGTGGTGGCCCAACAGCTGGATCAGCGCACGTACAACGATCTGCTGGAAGCGAGTCGTGAGTTCCAAGACATCATGAACGACATCAAGGCGTTCCACGCGAACGGTCGTCAAGCGCAACCGCCGGGTTACGGTGGTGGTCAGCCGTATGGCGGCGGTTACGGCGGCCAACCCGCCCAACCGTATGGCATGCCTCAGGGCGGTGGCTACGGCATGGGCGGTGGCTACGGTCAAGGTGGTGCCGGTCAACTCCCACCCGTCGGTGCCGCACCACGGCCCGCTCCGGCCCCGGCACCTGCGCCAGCCGGTTACGGTCAAACCGGTCAGACCGTTCAGCCTGGTACCGTAGGACGTGGCAGTCCGTCTGCCGGTCGTTACGTTGACGACGTGGAACCGGTCAAGCCTCAGTCCTGGTCGTCTGGCACAGGTATGGGCCAAGGTCATACCCCAACCCAAACAACCGCGCCGGCTCAGCCAGAACCGGTTGTGCAGGACGAACCGGAAGGTATCCCACCGGCGAACTTGGATGCCGTGGTCATGGACCCGTACGCGTTCGTGCCCAAAGGGAAAACCATCGACCGCGAACGTCCGTACGATCACTTCTACAACCCAGGCGGTGTGGAAATCGTACCGGCTCACCTGTCGAAGTGGAAGCGGACCAAAGGCTCTGAGACACCGTACGCCATTGGACACGATCCAGAGGAGTACGTGTTGTTCCACGTCCGTTGGCCCGATGGGGTGGTGCAGGAAAAAATCGTCACATGGGACATTGAAATGGATTACCTCAAACACGAAATCAACGACAAACTGCGTGGACTGAAGATCAAGCCGGAAGGTAAGGTCATCGCCAGTCAGCACATGATCACTGACTACGACGCACTGGATACCACCACGGAAGTGTTGGAAACGAAAGTGGAAGGCCCGCTCGACGTTCAGTCCGAACTGAACCCGGTTCAGATTGCCACGTTGTTCAGTGCCTCCAGTGATCTGGAAAACGAGCTGATGGCACGCAGTCAGCTGATCGAAGACCTGGAACTGCCGGCCGACACCAAGAAGCTCCCAGCGTACGAGTACACCAGCGGTTGTCTGTTCCCCATCGACCTGCCCAAAGAGGTCGAGCAGAAACTGTTTGCGGTGACTGAGTCCAAGGGCATGGTGGGTGTTGCCAAACGCCTGCAGAACTTGGTTGAGTCCGGTGAACTCCCAGTGCGGTACTACCGCTTCTTCAATGAACGACTGACCAAAGCACTGAACACCGTGCTGGCCGACAACCTGGCACTCCCGAATCTGAAGATGGACAGCTTTGTGGACGACGTGGAAGAACTCTACGACGTGTTCAAGCACAGCAGCAAATACGATTCGGATCTGGTGACGGTACTGGACAGCCAAACCCCGATGTTCTTGAAGCGCTGGTTCAACCTGGCGTACGAGCAAACGGAAGGGGACGGCGACGGTCAGCTGAGCCTGTTCGAGGAAGTGGTGAACCTTCAGACCCGTTGGGCCACTGAGGAAATCGCTTCGCTGAACCTCACGCCGGAGCAGCCGGTGCTGATCAGTCAAACCACTCACGCCAAACTCTACGAGGTACTGCTTAGCATGGTTCGTCGGAACACCGATAAAGGTAATCTGCCGAACTGTCGCCTGCGCATCGTCTCGTCCGACGGTCACTACTACGAAGTGATTCGCGGTTGGCTCGTTGAAGGCTCCATCCTGTTGAAGGATCTGGGGTAACAAACACCCTTGGGGTAGGACTGGCCTGGGACTGCCCCAAGCTGGCCGGACCTGTAGGGTGTGAACCCTGTAGACCTACGGCACGCCTCTGGGTACTTTGCCCAGAGGTTCTTTCTTACAACAACGATAATGGTCACGCATAGTGTCGACCAATCGTTTCGCAACCAGCGGCATAAGACAGCTCCCTTCGGGGAGCTGCTTTATGTCGTCTTTCTTTTTTTTTTATCCCCGGTAGTATAGCCGGGTTTCTCCAAACACCGCCAGAGAGCCTGTGGTGGCCCTGAAGACCAATCGATTGTCACCCGCCCCGATGGGTAGGTTAACGACGTCACTGGTGGTCAGAGGCAACTTGAAGTGCTCTATCAGGACCGTCAGTGCCTCGTGGGTGTTGCGGTACTGTCCGATCACGCCCGGGACGGTCAATCGGTACAACAACTTTTCGATGTCCCAGCGATTGTACTTCACCCGCACGGAACCTGAGTGAACGGGATGACTCTGGGAAACCAGTATGTCAACTTCGGTGTTGTGGTCCGGGTCGGTGGCTCGTGCTTGAGGCAGCCCGAAGGCTACCTCATCGGGTTGGAGGGGTGGTTGTAAGTCTGGGTTTTCTGAGTTCAGTGCTTTCACCAACTGAACTTCGGGACGCTCGTAAAACATAACCATGCCTTGTTAGTTGTAATGTAACAGCACCATGCCGGAAAGGTTCAAGCAGTATTCTGGGGACAATGCCAACACCAAGACATACCGCTTATCCTTGACCGGCGTCCACTCGCTCTTAACGCGACCGTTATAGAGCACCTTGTACAAGGGATAGACCACCCCAGTGTCGTTGCTGACAACCTCCCACGTAAGGTTGAACACCGAAGGCGTGTTGGTCATCTGCCAACTGGCTTGGTGATTCCGACGGAGAATGTCCACCAATCGATCGACTGGCAAGCGGTCGTCGTCGCGCTCCAACCAGATCAAATCGTCCCGGTCACCGGTGAAGTCCACGTCCATCAGTTGGTACGCAGCGATGTTCTTAGGCGAGTCAGACAACCACAACGCAGGCAGCTCTGTCTGAACAATGGAATCGGCGATATCGGCTTTGTTGTGATCGAAGGAAACCACAAAGCTACCAGCCCACCGCAAAGACAGTGGGTGGGCCCGGACCACGTAGGTGTTGTCCGATCGGTAGTCGGTCCAATACATGGGTTCGATATCGTCGTGTGTCAAATGAATGCCTGTGCTCTCGGAGATGTGATGTAGGAAGTCGTCAGCTGAGAACGGCGGCGTTAGGCTTTTGACCAAGAACGGCCCGGACGCATTGAGGTAGTCCGCCAGCCACAGACGTTGTAGGGTGAACGCTTTACGGCTGGGTTCTTCGAGTCGGTTTTGGTCACTGCTGCTGATGTGGGTTTTCAGACGGAGATTAATCCGTGTTGGGTCAGTGTCGTCGATTTCCAGATGGTCCAACTGGGTCCGTTGGGGGTGGTAGTCGAACGAGTATTGGGCGTTGATCGCTTGCAATATCCCCTCGAAAGGGGACAGGTGCAGGTAGTCACTCAGTGTCATGTGTAATCACCTAGGTCTGTTTACGTGACGTTACCGTCCGTTGGTGGGGTATTGTCGAGCTCAACCGAAACCTTCTGAACACGAACCGTTGCCATATCCACCGGAACGTACGCGATGGTTTGCGGTTTAATCGCAACGCCGACATTGACCGGGATGTGTAAACGCACTTTCTCACGAACGTCCACGTCCACCGGTGGGTTGTGGTGTGTCTTATCAATCAGGTAGTTGATCCGATCCTTTCCATGAATATGTAGGATGGTGGTTCGGCCTTGATTGATCGTCATACCGTCCCGAGATTCACCGCCGATGTCGCCCAAACGAATGGCGGGGGTGCCAACGTAGACGAAGTCCGAGTTGTTGATGGTTCTCAGATACTGAACGCTGTACGAACTCATTTGTTGCATGAGTTGGAGCATCGCCTTCTGGATCTCAGCAAACGACATCTGGTTCTTCAGATTGATACCAGTGGCGGCGTTCACACAGTCCAGCATCAATTGCTCCTGGTCCAACGTGGACATCTGGGCCATGTCCAGTCCAAAGTCGTCCATCCACTCGTCGTATGTGGTTGGTTCGTCCGTCAATGAACACCAGTCGTGCTTGAAGTGCCGACGCACAACCTGTTCGGTCATGCCACGAGTGAGGTAATTTTCCTGGAACGAGTACAGCTCCCACAACTTCAGGTACTCGCGGTGCAGGTTGCCACAGGCGTTGTTGAACCGCTCCACCGTGATGTACTCGCCTAGCGGTGAGATGCGATCCATCACGGCCGTGATCAGTCGATCCGGAACGTAGCGAGAATCAACGATGCTTTGCAGTTCGTTGAAATTCGGTAACCGTTCCCGCAGTACTGTGTACACTAAGACGCGGGGTATTTCGACGACTTCCAGTCCCCGAGCTTTATGGAACAAATAGTAGGCCAAAATGAACGCGTCTTTCACTGACAGGCTGATGAGTTCGTCTGTGACTGGATGTGTGACTGTAATGTACGACCGGTACCGACCCGTACTCGCCATGTGTACCCATTGGTTTAAGAGAACATTCATCAATGAGCGGACGGAAGCGTTGCTTCGGTCCACGACTGTCGACTCCAGGACTTTTGTGGGCAACTGACTGTACTGACCACTTTTCACCGCGTCCGTTACTGCAATTTCGGTTTCGCGCTCTACCGTATAGTTATCCCGGGCGATCCCACGTTCTTTCTCAAGTATCGTATGAACAGTGCTGTAGTCCCGCTCCACCTGTGCCAACGGGTGGTTTACTGGGTATTGCACCGCATCCACGTCCGGGTAGATCTCGTTGGGGAGTTCGCTATTGTTATGCTCCAGCTTATACCAGTTGAGCGGTATCCCTCGGGGCGTGAGCAGTTTGCCGACGAGCGTATCGAAAATGGCCTGCTTGCCCAGGTTCCGCTTCATGTACCGAAGGTTGCGATACAAGAACAGCTGCTGTTCTTTCGTCAGGTACGGCAGGAACTCGTCCAACGCCCCGTTTGAAGCCAGATACTCACGTACATGGAAACTATGTGCTTCGGGGGTTTTCACCCGACGGAGTCGAAGGTTCTGGATCACCAACGGAAGCTGTAGGTACAGGGTACCTAAGAAGCTGGATAGGTAAAGGTCATCGGTCAGTAGATACTGTGAGTTGTGCCAGCGGGCAAAAAACGCAGTTAACCAATACTGTAGATCATTGACAAGTGACAACTCGTTGCTTTCAATGTGGTTGTGGTCGTAATACAACAACGTACCGTCTTCCGCATCGATGGCCGTTTGTTTGTCAACGGGGAACAGAATCCCACGAATGAGTGGTGTTTTGTCAGGATGGGCGTTCATGAGGGAATCATGAAAGACCCCACCAGGTTTGTACTCACGAGCAGTGGCCCGGTGAATGGCCAGGTTTTCTTTGGTGAAGGCAATGTCTTCGAGGGTATCGAGCGACCGAACGTAGATCAACTCGTCCGTTTCGTGATACTCCCCGGCCAGGTTCATGTAATACTTCCAAGTGTCAGGTCGATCTGGATTGACGGGCACACCACGCGCCGAGAGTTCGTGGTTGATTGTTTCGGCAACGCCTGCACATTTGATGACTAGGGTTTTGGCAAACACCAAAACACTATCGCGATAAAGTTTGTAATAGACGTTACTCATTGTTTGACCTTCTATTGTTTACTGTTTAACACACCTAAAAAGGAGGGCGGCCCATGGCTGTTCAAGACGGGAATCGACGATACCCGAAGTTGGCGTACACGCGGAACGCGTCCGATTCGGTCAACGCAATACTGTCCAAGCTGGTCCGTGACCAGAGTCAAGTTGGGGATCGCCCCAGTGATCCACGTAACATCACGGTCTCACGTGATCTGTTTGAACAAATCTCACAGGCCACCAGTCAGGATGCCATCGATGCCGATTCGGTGTTCCAACTGCTGCCAGATGTGGAGTTGACCGAGCAGATTCTGGTTGGCAGTATCTTGTCACCCAAAGACATGTCATCGGTGGACCTGAACTTCACCGTCGATGAACGGTTATTCGACAGTGAGCTGGCCCGCCCACTCCTAGGTGTGATCCAGGATTATTTCAAAAACGACTATAAGATTGACGACCGCTTGGACGGCATGCTCGAAGAGATGCTGTTTACCAAGGGCGCTCACATTCTGGCGGTCCTACCCGAAAACAACCTGGACATGATCATCAATGGCGAAGAACGCCTGTCCATGGAAAGTTACAACCGGGTGGTGCAGCGCATCAACCAAGGTCGACCCATGGGCTTTTTGGGACACCCACGTGAGCCCCGGGTATCCATGGAAACCTTCCGAGGCGGTCTGGAACAAGCCACGGGCATCCACGGTGAAATCAATGACGATCGCGGTCGGAAGAAGCCACTGTCCGTCCCAGGCGTTACCGTGACCGATAACTTCGACGTTCTGAAGAACACCGGTGTGCGTCATCGGGGGCGTCAGCTGAAGATCAACTCCCTGTTGAACCGTCATAAGGTGTCCATGGAGGCGGCCAGCCAAGGGCTGTCGCCGGAAGACATTGACGCGCTGTATAACAAGCGCGGTCAACAGCCGGCGCAACACACGCAGGTGCTCCCCACTCAGGAATACATGAATCGTCCTTCCAAAGGTCATCCTTTGGTGATGAAGCTGCCGGTGGAAAGCGTGATCCCGGTCCACGTTCCGGGACAACCGGAAGAGCACGTTGGGTATTTCGTCATGATCGACCAGAACGGTCGTCCGGTTGTTCGTGAGGAAGGGAAGGATTATTACGGCGAACTGCGCAGTAATTTCAAAGGCAATACCAAGGACAACACCTCTGAGCTGGTCAAGCGCACCAAAGAAGCCATGGGCATGGCCAGCAACGAAAACGGGTTGGAGTTTGATCAAATCCAACAAGCCTACACTGGGATCATTGAAAACGACCTGGTGAACCGTTTGCGCAATGGCCTGTACGGCGAGGAATTCGAACTGGGTGCAGCCACTGACATCTATCGGATCATGTTGTACCGGTCACTGAAGAACCAGAACACTCAACTGCTGTACATCCCCTCCGAACTGGTGGTGTATATGGCGTTCGATTACAACAAGCACGGCATTGGCCAAACCCTGTTGACGCAGTCGAAGATCCTGTCTTCCATGCGCAGTGTGTTGTTGTTTGCTGAGACCATGTCGGGAGTGCGCAATGCGGTCGGTCGGAAACGGGCCAACATCAGTGTCGATCCCGAAGACCCCGATCCGGAGAAAACCATCTCGGACGTTCAGGCGGCCATTCTGGAAAGTTCCCACCGAGGGTTCCCTCTGGCCTCACCCGATCCCGGTCAGACGCTGGACTACCTCAACCGGGCTGGGTTTGATTTCTCCATCAACGTTGAGTCGGACAACTACCCCACCACCAAGGTGGAATTTGACGACTACAATAGCAACGTTCAGGCGGGCAGTCCCGAACTGCAAGACCGTCTGCGTCGGATGCACATCTCTGGTTTTGGGATGAACCCCGAATTGGTGGACCCGCAATCCAGTCCTGATTTTGCTACCAGTGTGGTGAACAACAACCTGATCATGACCCGTCGGGTCATTCGGTATCAGAAACGGTTCACTCGGATGGTGTCCAAGTTCACGCAGTTGGTGTCCAATCACTCGGCCAATATCCGTGCCAAATTGGCGGAGGTTATGGAAGAACAGAAGGCCAAACTGACCACGGAACAGAAGCGGGAAGATACCGAGGCGCTCATCGACCAATTCGTCGAGGCGATCACGGTCACACTGCCCGCGCCGGACACCACTCGCATTGACCAACAGCTGCAAGCGTACGACCAGTACTCACAATTGTTGGAGCGGGCATTGGAAGCGTACATCACCCAAGACCTGTTCCCGCCCGAGGTACTGGCTCGGGAACCGAACACGGTCGATCACGTGATTGCGGTCATCAAAGCGTACTACCAGCGGATGTGGTTGGATCGCAACAACGTCATGCCGGAACTGGACAAACTGACGGAGATGGAGGACGACAAACACGCCTTCAATCTGTTCGATGTCCAAGAAGGTCAGATCTCGTCGCTGGGTAAGGCCATTCAGGAATACCTGGATCAGATCGAAGATCACCGTAAGGTCTGGGAAGAGCGCAACCAACCCGACGAGGAAGAGGAAGAATCCACAGACGGTGGTGACGAATACGGCGCGGACGAGACTGGCGGTGACGACACCGGCGGTGAGGAAACCGAGACCGGTGGGGATGACGACCTCGACTTCGGTTTAGACGAAGAGGAGTCTGAAAGCACGGAAGAAGAGGAGGAAGCCTCTGAGGACACTGAGACCGAAGAAGAGGTTGAGGAAGAGCCTGAGGAGGAAGAAGAAACCCCTGAGGAAGAGGAAGAACCGGAAGAGGAGGAAGAGCCCGGTGAGGAAGATGAGGACGAGAACAAGTCTTAATCGGAGCTTGGTATGATCGTGGAGTACTGCGGCAATTTGTTGGACAGTCGCCAACAAACGTTGGTTTGCACCACCAATTGTCGCGGTGCCATGGGTGCGGGTCTGGCACTGGCGTTTAAAAAACGCTACCCAGACACGTACCGCGCCTACCGAGAGTTTTACCGGAACGAATGGTTGGCGGTGGATCGACTTTTGACCGCGCCGCTGAACGACGGGTCGGGTCGACAGGTGCTGTTCTTTCCCACCAAAGACGACTGGCGTCAACCCAGTCGAATGGAATGGGTGGAACACAACTTACACACACTGGCCAGTCAGTACCATCAGTTGGACATCACCAGTTTGGCCTTGCCCATGTTGGGAACCCTGAATGGGAAATTGCCGAGCGAGCCGGTGTATCAGTTGATCCATAAAACCTTCGCCAACCATCCCCTTTACGTGGAACTTTACGTGCCTTTCTAACGGTGCCCTTCGGGGCACCTTTTATGTCGATAAACGGCGCCGGCCTCGTAATTCTATGTACTTTCGGGACGAGACAACCCCAAAGGTGCATCCTCAAAGACAGTTGGAGAACCCCAAAATGGCTTACGATATTTCCATGACATCCAAGGACCAGGTCCTTGAGTTGTTGAACCAGAGCGCTGGGTTGTCGCTGACGTGGGAACAGATTGAGTTCGACGTTCCGGCGATTAACACCAACCCGGCTTACGACCGGAACACCGAACTGGTCATCACCGGTATTCCAGATTTCGGTTACAAAGGCACTGCGTCCATTTACTACAACCGGATCGATCTGGCGGAGTTTGTCAACATTGCCCGTAACCCGTTTGTGGTTCAGGTGGATGTGGACCCGGACACCGGTACCTTGACCCTCCAGGACATCCTGGACGGTTTCAATAACTACTTCGGTTCGGCCCTGGCCCTCGAAGACATCGCCGACTCCTACGTACTGCCCACCAACTGGGCGGACGGTGAGTCGTTCACCATGGAAGCCAACGCTTGGTCCTACGCGTACCGGGGCAACGTGAGCTTCATCGTACGTCCGTTGGACGTTGACATTGACGTTGCGGTTGAGAACAAACTCCTCGACGGCCTGGTACTGACTGAACCGACACCTTAATAAATCGGGATATTCATTATGGATGCGTTTTACAAAGACACCAAAAAACAGTTACTGGATACAATCAACGCCCTGAATGACCTACCCATTCCGCTGGGAGAAGAAACTGTTCTTTTGGGCAGCGCAACCCCTAATGAAGAAACCGGTTTGGTGGAAGTGGGTGTGCGTGGCGTGCATGGACAGGGGTACCGTAAGGACCCCGTCCGTGTCTCGTACAGTCGGCTGGAATTGGGACGTCTGTTCGGCGGGGTAGCTAATCCCTCGATCCGGACTCTGAGTCAATCGACGTTACATCGACTACTGCCCCGGCTCAACAAGATCCTGGGGACACGTTTTACCGTGGATGACGTTGAGGACGTGGATTTCAGTGTTCACGGTCAAGACGCCACCGTAGAGTTCATCGTGGCGGCTAAGCCCGACTCCCGATTCTATTCCGGTTCGTTCACTCTGACGTTCAATCGTCACTGGTTGCTGCTGGAAGAGGTGGTCGATCCCTTGGTCGCGGCGTTTGTGCACCCCGACCCCTTGCTGGAAAACAAAACTTCAGCGGGGATGTTGACGTGGGGGTTGGACTTTACCCCAATCGCTCATCTTTTGACGATCGACCCCACCGCTGCGGATTACCGAGGGGACTACACTAACGTGGGTGCGTTACAGCAAGCGTTGGCGGATCAGTACCGCATTGACCTGTGGCCGTCCAATGCCGAGGCCTTGGTCACCACCGCGTCGGTGAAGGATTACCCCACCTCCGAGGTGGAACGAGCCAACCGTGACTTCCAACGGGTGGTGGTGCAGACCAACATCGACGCACGGGGCTACATTGGCACCGCCTACTTCCATTACAATCTGACGTAAGAGGTCAACATGTCACTGTATAAAGACCCCCGACTTACCTTGCTGGGCTTGGTCGAGTCGGAAAACAACATTCAGCTGGACCCGGCTGACTACGACTTTGAAAACCCAACACCTGCCACGCCGCCGGAAGGGTCAACGGCCAGCTACAACACCAAGGTGACACTCAAGGCCAATAACCCTGCCGCGCCCTACGTCGGGTCTGTGGACATCTTCTACAACCGACTCAACGTGGCGGATTTGGATGTGTTGGCCGACATCTACGTCCAGACCCCTGCACTGACCACCACCCATGACGTCATTGATTCCCTGAACCGTCGGTACGGGTTGAACTTTGAAACCACCGATCTGGTGAACCACCCCACGGTGGATCACGGCACGTATAAGACGGTGACGCTGGAAGCCGAACCGACCAGTTTGGGCTGGATTGGTACGTTGGACATCAGTGCCACCGAAGGCGACTTGGTGTTGGAAGAGCATGTCCTGAACACCGGTTTGGGTGGGTTGAATTACCCGACCGAATCCACGGATCGGACGTTCGCCCACTTCTACAGCTATTGGCGGGATTTCAGCGACCACCACGATACCCTGAAGACCCTCAGTGCCGGTGACGCCATTGGACTGGAGTTGGTGACTATTCTGGACACCGTCACCGGCGACCCATGGCAAGGCTCTGGGGTGTCGGACTACTCACTGGGGAACGCGGAGATCATCTACGCCGGCCCCACCGACGGGTACCCGAACACCAACGACGACTACGACATGGTCATGATCGTCCGTTTGGACCCCACACAGTGTTTGGCGCTCGATGGGGACTTGGTGATCCACCACGGTCCGGACGCACTCGCGACACTGGGCTTTTAAGGGAGGTGAGCGATGATTAATGGCTTGGACGAATTGATCGACCTGGTCAATACGCAAAACGACCTGCCCCGGGTAATCACCGAAGAGAACGTGGTCTTTGAATACCCACGCACGCTTTTGCCGTACAGCGTGGCCGATCAAGGCAGTCGGAACACGGCGGTGACGTTGAAGGGGATTCCCTACAAAGGCTACGACGGTCAAACGGATGTGTATTACAAGCGGGGTGATCTGAACAGCCTGTTTGAGGGGATGAACCCCAACATCCGGGAAAACGACCTGACCGTGGAGAAGGTCTTGGCGGCGGTGAATCGCAAGTACGGGTTAAAGCTCGAACTGCGGGACGTGGACCCCATTGACCTGAGTGTGTTCGATGACGCGTCACTGGAAACCACCGAGCCGGTGGAGTTGCGGGTGATTGATAACTCCTACCGCTGGCTGGGGACAGTGTCCATCGCCACCACGTACGGTAACCCACTGCTGACCAGCATTGTGTTTGTGCAACTCTTACCACTGTTGGAACACCCGGACGACGTAGAGCTTCTCAACGGCCGTCTGTCGGGCAAAATGCAGACCTGGGGGGTTGACTTCACTGCGTGGAAAGATCGCCTTCAGATCGATCCTGACAGCGGTGAGTGGCGCAACTTCGCCGACGTCCAGAACATCGGTCAGGACGTAGCAGGTCTGTCGTATTGGTACAACTCCACCGTGGTGGATCTCCCCACCGATTCGGTTCCCGGTGCGAACCCCGCGTTTGAACGCGTGATGGTGCAGAATACCCCCCTGGGGACGGTCAAAGGTCCGTTGTATTTCCATTACGACGTCAACTGGTAATTCTTTAACGAAGGACATGACATGTTTTTCTACGACAAAACACCCAAGCAAATGCTCGTTGACTTGATCAACGAAGCAAACCCGGATCTGCCGTTCCCGATCAATGTGACGGACTACGAGTTCCTCGATCCGGTCACCATCGAAGAAACCCCGGAAGGTCACAACACCCAGATCCGTCTGTACGCCCATCCCGAGGCCCCGTACTTTGGTAACATCGTTCTGACGTACCGTCGGTTGGACCTGGCCCGCCTGTTCTGGGGCATTACCCCGCGCATTCAGAAGTGGTTCCCAGGCAGTGATGACGTTGGGGACAACGGCGAGGTCATCGCCACCCTGTACGATATTCTTCCGTTGTTCTCGAAACAGTACGGTCTGTTATTGGACTCGTCCCAGATTCAGAACCAGAACATGACTGCGTACTACGGTGCCGAGGAAGGGCGTCTGTACACCATGCGGGCCCGTACGGACTCGTACATTTACGTGGGCAGTGTGAACTACAACTGGATGTCCGGTCGTCGGGGTCTGGAAGACGTGGTGACCAACGATGAAACCGTGGGCATTTACTACCCTGGCGGGAACGACTTCACCGACCCGGCAGCGCGTAAGCGTTACCTAACTCCACTGACGTACGACTACGATTTCTCCCTGATGTATTTCAACAACTCGTATGAGTGGGATCAGACGTACCGTTACTATATCGGTCATAGTTCCGAAGACGACCATCACCGGAACTTCGTGGAACAAATTGCCGATGTGATCGAAGCTGCCACCGGTATTCGCCCACCCCAGGTGATTTACAGCAACGGTACTGAATACCGAAACACCGAATTCAGTCTGAACGGTTTCGACATCACACATACCTCACTGCCGAATGCGGCCTTCCCAGAAGCCAACGCGGAGTTCTTCAACCGCGCCATCATTCTGGAATGTCCGGCAGATTGCCCATGGGGTGTTGGTAACCTCTACTTCCACTACAACAAGTAACAGGTGCATTCATGAACCTTGATCAGTTTACAAACTTGGCTGCGCTTCATCGGACCTCGCACGAAGCGCTGGTGGAATTCATTGCGCAGACCAACAACGTGGCCTTGAACCCCGACTACGTGTTCTTCTCGCCCCCGGCGCGGGTGGAGGACACTTGGCGGGCCGGGACCACCGATAAGAACACCATTATTCGGATGACCACCACCGAAGACAACCCAGACTACCAAGGGACTGTCATCGTTGTTTACGACCGACTGAACTTAGCCGACCTGGGCAAGTTGGTGGAACCGGTGTTGGAGGTCTACCAACCCCAAACGACCCACGATCTGATTCGCCCGTTTTTCTTGAAGTACGGCATTGTGTTGGATCAGGCCGATCTGGTGGACGAGCCGCTGGTGCGCATCAATGACAACGAGCTGGAAGACCCGATCTACGAGATCAACGCAGCTCCTACCTCTCTGCGATGGTACGGTACTTTGCAGGTGACGCACAAAGAAGGTCGAGGTGAGTTTAAGGATTACATGACCGAAGACGTCCTGCCAGGCCTGAACTACCCGGTTGAGAACGATGACGGTACTCGGGGCTCGGCCATCGTGTACATGTACTCTCTGGATTTCACCGACGTGAAAGACGTACTGGAGACCTACCCGGTAGAGTATGTGGTGGACGAAACCGACACGGCCCTGCTGGACGCGATTCAACAGATCGACACTGGCAACGGTAAGATGCTCTGGAACCTGGACCCGGCGGCGACCGCGTGGAGTCTGCATGGTGCTGAGATCATCGCCAGTGGTATCAACGACGAATCACTGCCGACCAACAAGTCGTACAAATATGTGTTGGGTATCCGCCTGCGGGCTGACGTGGACACCCCACCGGGTGACATGTACCTGCATTACAACGACGTGTTCGATCCGACGAAGTTGGTTCAGTAATTCACACGGGGGTGGGTCACCACCCCCATGAATGCAAGGGTATTAGGCATGGCCTTTTATGAAAAGAAACCCAATCAACTGTTGATCGATCTGATCAACCAAGCCAACCCGGACACGGGGATCGATCTTCGGACACTGCAAAACACCCGGTTGGGGACGCCTAAGCCCTACCCCACACTGCGTCAGCAAGAACAACTTCGGGTGGTAAAGGCATTTACCGAAGTCGGTGAACACATTTGGATTCCCCCCAAGGGCGTTGAGTACGTCGACCTGTTAGTGGTCGGCGGTGGCGGTGCTGGTGGTTGGGACCCTTACGCTTACTCAGCCAATACCGGCGGTGGCGGTGCCGGCGGTCTGGTGTTTATTCCCAACTACCCGGTAAAGCATCTAAATAAGATAGTCGTCGGTGCCGGCGGTTCCGAGAGTTCTGATGGCGACGGGCACGACTCTTGGTTTGGCGAAGAGGTCGTAGCTAAAGGCGGGGGTCAAGGTGGTACACGTACGGCCACCAAAGCGGGCCGGTCTGGCGGTTCCAGTGGTGGTTACGGTTACAGTCCCGCAGACGATCCAGAAGTTGGGAAAGGTAACGGGCGAGCTATCCAACCGCGCCTGTTTGGTCTGAGTGGTCAGTATGGTTTTGGTAACGAGGGCGGGATCAATCAACTGGGCGGTGCACATAACCCATTCGGCGGCGGTGGTGCCGGGGAGTCAGCGCCAATAGACGGTAAACGTCGCGGTGCCGGTGGTCACGGTCTATGCAGAGTCACTCCCGAAATTGGCCCGTACGATCGCGAGTACCGTTTCGCCGACGTCTTTGGTGTCGACCACGGCCATGTCATTGAGGGGGAAGCTTGGTTCGCGGGCGGTGGTGGTGGTACATCACCAAATCTCAACGTCTACACCGACGGATCTAACGGCGGTAATGGTGGCGGTGGTCGCGGCACTACCGATGACCCAGCGTCCGAAACCCCAGGCATGCCCAACACCGGTGGTGGCGGTGGGGGCAGTAGCTACGACCGTGACGATGGTGAGCCTGGTGGTTCCGGTATTGTCATGGTGGCGTACAATAACCCCCGTGTCAATCAGCCTGGGTTTAAGTACCAGACCGTCAACACCGAGATCGACATCTTCCCGGCCCATGACTCGCCCATCAAGGGCAAAGTCACCATGTACTACCGGCGGATCATCCTCCAGGACTTCTTCAAGAACCGGGAGGTACGATTCGATCGTTGGACTGAGGACAACCGCCTGACGGTTCCCCAGTTACTGGAGTTGTACAACCAAGAGTTTGGCACCCAGTTCATCCCGGAAGACTTTGAAGACAAAACCTTCAGTCCGTCGTCCAACGAACAACGACTGAATGTGTTGGACACGTCGTTTACCTACCTCGGCTATCTGGAGTTTGTCTGGAACCCCAACGAACGGGAACTGGATCAGATTCTGGAAACCAATGCCATTGACGGGTATGTTTGGGACCCACGGTTTACCACCGAACCCACGGACCCGAAACCGTATCTGACGTTCTTGGGGTGGGGGTTTGATTACGGTCGTCATTACGAGAACCTGATCGAATCGGTGCCCAGCGGTGCGGTGATCGACGAACACACGCCTGTACTGAACGCCTTGGTGGATCATTGCAACCGAGTTCACGGGACCAGTCTGGACACCGCAATACCCCACACCGAAACAAACGGATTGGGTGGCTTGACCGTGGTACGGTACACCCTGCCGAACAACACGGTGGATGAGGCCAACGCGTTTAAGTTCAACAAGGTGTACATGATTCGCGCTCTGCCCGACTCGTGGTTCACTGGAACGCTGTTCTTCCATTACGATCCTAAGGAGGTGTGATCATGGCGTTATGTGACACGCCGGTGGTTGATTTCAACAAGAACGTCAACCGCCAAACCTTGACGTACCTGCCAGTAGATAACGCCATCCTGAGCCCGACATATCCATCGGAAGACCCAGCGGTCTGCCAACTGCGTCTGACCATGAAGGATGAGCAGGACTATCGCGGTACGCAGGTTCTGACCTACAATCGGTTGAACCTTGCGGACATCGAAAACATGTTGGTCACCAAGCCTCACGTCAATCCAGTCTCAGGTCGTCTTTACGGCCTGCTGGATGAGCTGACTCAGGGCCTTGGAATTCTACTGACCGAGGAAGATGTTTATGATGCGGGCATTGTGATGGACCCGGTGCGGGGACTCAACGTGGAGCTTAAAGCTCGGCCGGAGTCGTACCGCTGGTATGGGATTCACCGTCTGTACTTTGACAACCTTCCACCGTTGTCCACCACACTCACCCGGCTGGAATTTACATGGTAGGTAACTATGGCCATTACGAATATTGTCGGGTTTGATGATGTTGCCCGATTACAACTCAACAACTTGGTGGATTTGAAGACCATTGAGAATCTACCATTTGTTGCCTTGCAGGACAATCAGAACAACACCATCCAAGAGTCTTATTTCAAGCTAACCCTTCACGATCAGCGTGGGTGGTTGTCCACCGACCCGCACACGTCATCAAGACAACCTGTGTCTTATTGTTATTGTTCTGACTCGTCAAGTGGTTGGTGGGGATATAACTGTTACCGACTGGGTCGGCGGCACGACACCGACGACACCAATCGCAAACGGTTAATGGATTCCAGTCTTAGAACGCCTTGCTTGGGCATTGATTTTGAAAGAGCTTGGGGCGAACACTTTAACAATAATGAGGTGGATCGGTTTCTCACTGGATGCCGCATTTACTTCCCAACCGGTTTTCTGGAAGGAAATGACTTCGTAAGCATTGCAATACGACCAACGGGTGATGCCATTAATCGTTTTGTGGATGGTAACTTCACGGTATTCACTAAGGAAGAGATCAATACGTCGTTAAGTCGCAACACGGTGTTTATCGAAATCGAGGTGGATCGTCGCACTGGTAAGATCCGGCGGTGGATCAATGAAGAGGAGGTTTCGCCAAAGTTACTTCCAACCAACTATTTGGCTTCGTTTGAAAACCTTAGGTTCCAGTATGGTGAAAAGTCCAGGTCCACTGAGGGTGAGTATTACCAATTCCACGACCAGCGAGAATACTACGGGTGCCCGACCAGTCGTACTTCACAGTACGACTACGACGCCGGGGCGCCACAGAACCAAGACTTCTCGGTGACGGACTTCTACTTCTTAGCCGACACGTTCGATCAGGACAACGGAACAACCTACAGCGATCGTTTGGGTGACATTGAAGTAAGGGACATGGATGTTTCTAACTTTCTGCTGAGTCAGTTCTGGACTCCGTACTCTGGGGAAAACCCGAAGGACACCATTAACCGTTTAAAAGTGGGTACGAACGTACCCGTTCCTGGGGTTTTGGGAGATACGAACGCAGAACGCGCTACAATACTCCCTCTACCACCTTCGTACGAACTCGGGGAAGAGATCATCTACTCGGAGTTTTACCTGTGGGGAGCGCCTGAGGACGTCTCAGGGGTATTGGAGATGGATGTAACACCAATCGTCGGCAGTGAGTTGCAACCGGACGTGAAAATCACGCTCCCAGCCACCACCGTCTTTGAACCAGCCACGCACTACCAGGTGTTCCGAGCCGAGGCCAATCCCACGGGCGATTCGTTGGAGTCTACCGTACTCAACCGTTTGCAATTTAAGGTCGGGTTCAGCGAACCCACCACTGAAACATAAGGAAACCCATCATGCTTTGGAAAAACTATTTCTTTACCGTGGATTTCAGTGAGGAAGCTGAGTTCTTCAAACGGTTTGACGAAGGGGACACCCTGACCGGTCAGGACGCCGAAACGATGGCGGGGATTTTCCAGGAACGCGACCCCCACCCTTCCAAACAGGATCGGTGGAACGTGAACCCGGAACACGATTACAGTCTAATGGACGCTAAGGTGGTGTATCATGGCATCAACACGGACTTGATGTGTACCAACGCCAAGTTCAACCGTGTGTTGGTATTGGATTTTGAACCGACGGATTGCGATCAGCCCGACGGACGCGTGTACTTGCAGTACAACGTGTAACTAGGGGTTTGCGTGGGGTCCATGGGCGCCACCAAACGTTCCATTAACCGATGCAATCTGTGAGGCTATCATGTCGGAAACAACAACCACCGACACGACCTCAGAAGACCCGATCGTTGCCAGTGGCGTGCGTGGTAAAGTCATTTACGCCCAAGGCAAATACCTGAAGCGCCGAAAACGATTGCCGGACTTTACTCGGTTCGGTCATCAGGTGTTATTGGATCGTTTGAACGACGCGAACCAAACCAAGTTCACGTTTAACGATCTGGAGTTCGGGGCTCCTGAGGTTCAGTACAACCAACCCTACAACACACGGGTTCGGGTGTACGCCAGAGCACCGGCTGGGTTGACACGTTACGTTGACATCCAGTACAACCGCGTCAGTATCCTCAACGCGTTATCGAGTAAAGAACTCGTTGACTACACACCCACCGTAACCGACACCACCACTGTGCACGATTTGTTGACTGACATCAACTATCGCTACGGAGTGGCCTTGACGTCGGACGACGTGTACGACGACCCCGTTCCCACCGATGGCAGTTGGATCACACTGCGGGTGAAAGAAACCAGTTACATCTTTGAAGCTGAAGACAGTGACTTGATACCAGTGGGCATTGAGATCCTGACCACTGACCTGACAGGGTTCACCGCCCCGGTGTTCAGTCTTACGACGGTGTTGACCATGACCGATCTCAGTGGGTTTGAAGACCCCGCTGTTAGTTTGGTTCCACTATTGACAATCACCGACCTCAGTGGGTTCACCAAAGAAGAGACCACCGAAGAACCGGTGTCGTTGTTCAGTCTGCTGGGCAACAACCTGTAGACGGCATAAAACCCCTCCCATGTGGGAGGGGTTTTATTATGTCGTTTCCCTAACTGGAGTCAGGGGTCAGACATTACGCCGGGTAGGTGAAACCGCTCATGTCGGTAGTAGTCACCTCGTCACCGACCGGAGTTTCCGGTACCGGAATCGGGTTGATGGTCACATCAACTTGACCGATGTAGCACAGGCTTTCCGGCTTGGCGCGGACAGTGTACACCTTGGACACGGTCAGAGCCGGCAGAGAGCTGAGCTCAGTACCAGTCTCGTCGAACAGAGCCAGTTCGGTTTCGATCAGATCAACCTGAGTGGCGATCGCGTCGATCACGGACTGAACAGTGGAGGACTCAGACTTGGTGTGCTCCAGAGCAACGCCACCGCGCAGAACGTCCAGGTCCAGACGGTAGTAACGAATGTCCACAGAGCCCTTGTAACCGCTGTTAGCAACAGCAGAAACAGTGACGATGGTGTTACGATCGTTACCAGTGTCAGAACCAGTGTCAGTCAGCTCGTCCCATGCGGCAGGAACACCGATGGAAATTTCAGCAGAAGTCAGCGCAGTGCCGTTGTCCGCATTGATCAGGTCAATGACGTTCTTTTCGGCAGACTTCGAAGTATTGATCAGCATGGGATATTACTCCAATTGCGTTTGATGTATGACCGCGATGAGGTCATCAGACTACACGCACGCGGTCAAGAGGGACGTGAGTTCCACAACTCACATATTATTGGTATTTACGCAGGTTCAATTAGTACCAACCCGTCGAGAATCATTTCACCGATCAACTGGTTCAGATCCCGTGCGTCGTAGTGGTACATGTACTGAACACTTACTTCATACCCCTCGATATCCAATCCCTTTGGATCAACGAGGAATCGATAAGGGTCAGCCGTGGCGGTCAGTTTCAAATGGTGAATTTGACCGTCCAGATCCAACTGAACCTTACCGTAGTTGAGAATACCGTTAATGCCCTCATGGGGGCTATACGTTAACGTGATTCCCCCACTGGAAATCATGGGAGTTTCTACGGTCACGCTAGGTCCGCCCATTTGCAGGGCACCCAACACGTACTCTCGAATGGCCGTGACATTCGCGGCCAGGGTATTCGATTCAAGGTCCGAGATGTTCGTGGCCAGTTTGTCTGAGGTGACCGCCTCGTCCAAGTTCACCGCCTCGGTGGCCGTTAACTTGTTCAGCAGATCTCGGTCCTCGGCACTGAGCAAACCACTGTCAAAAAGTTCCTGAACGCGTGATTCCAGGTCTCCTAACTGTGCCTTCAGCCCGAGAATACTGGCCCTATCCCGTTTAACCGTAGCCATGGTCTAAACTCCAATGCGTCAGATTTTGTTTATACGACACCCTCCCAAATCTCCGTCAGAAAATGGGTAATGAAAACCACAGGACGGTGTAACCTGAACGGTTGGTTGAGGCGTGAGAATCTATAGTATTGGCATCAGAGATCGGCGGTTCTGTTATTCGGGAAATCCCGACCCGGACCCCAGATGATCCTCACGGCCCCGTTCGCACCGTTGACGGCACCGAAGAAGTTGTTAGAGGACACACCGCGAGCACCGGAGCCGTACAGACCGGCGGTAATCCACGTACCGTCCGCACCACCAGAACCGCCTTTACCGCCAGCGTTCGCGGTATCGCCACGAACCCCGGCCGCACCACTGGGACCTTGACCGTAGAGACCGACACCGCCACCGGGTGTGGCGTGATGGCTGTTATTGCTTTCGGTCAGGTAGTAACTACCCCCACCACCAGCGCCGCCTTCCCCGCCGGTAGCGTCCAGAACCGCGTTACCGCCATTACCACCGTTGCCGGAGTAACCGCCGGCACCGCCGCCCCCTCCGGGGCCGTTCTCACCGCCTTCAGCACCAATCCCGCCATCACCGCCACCGATGGTGTCGGTCAGGTCACTACTGTCGGTTGTACCACCGCCACCAGCGGCGAGAAGGATACTGTCACCGCGTTTGAGGAACGAACTACCCCCTTGTCGGGTAGCCAGATCGGTACTGTTGGTGCCACCTTTGCCCACCTCAATGGTCAGCGTTTCACCCGGTACCACCGGGATGTCGTTCCGCCAGCGTAGGTCACCACCGTTGCCCCCTTTACCACGCGGGGTTCCGTCGGCCCCTTGACCGGCACCGACACACACGGCACTGATCTTGGTCACCTCGGGAGGTACGGTCCATTGCCGTATTTCAGCCGCCACCTGTAGGTGGTTGCCTTCCGGGTGGGTGGAGTAGACAATGTCCACCGGATTGGAGGACGCCACCACTGTACTGCTACTTGCGGATGGGTGCACATTCAACACCAGCGTTTCATCGGTGTCTTTGAACTCGTCCGCCAGCGTGGTGATTTCCACGATCGCCGGTGTGTCGTCGGAAAAACTGAACGTGCCAGAGGTCGGACCATCCACCAACTCAGGAGGCAATGAACCCGCCACCGACCAGCTGTACTCGTAACCCAAAATTGGGTTTTCGGGTACAATGGTGAACTCCACCGGGTTACCGGCGTTGAACGAACTGGCGTTAGCGGTCACTGTAAAAGAGACACCGGGCGCACTATTGCCCGCTGCTCCAAGTAACGTTTCTAACATTGGAAGACTTCCTTAGTTTCTATCTGTCGTTTAAGGGTTTTGCACGCCTCGATGGTTTCGCAACACCGGATGGTTTCCAACGTCGCGTAATAACCCCGCTTCAACCCCCGTCGGTAGTGAACGGCCTGGTTGATTAACCGTAACCCAGCTTCCCAAGTGATCTCCATCACCTGACCGTTGCCCGTGGGAAACTGGACCGTCTCGGTCGAGCGTTCATCCCGCAGTGCTTGACACTCCATGTAACACCAATTTAGCTCCTCACTACTCGTGAGGTCAATGGGCTGGTCTTCGTGCGTAAACCCTCGCTTTAAAAGGGCGGTGTGGACCTGGTCCAATTGTCGTTTCAGGTCTTGACGCCAGGTGTTGAGGTCGGTGCTTTCCACCACATCCCACGTTTGGTAGAACTCACCGTCTTTGTACCGAGGGTACCGTTCGACCACGTGCCTCCCAGCCGGTTTGGGCGTGGAGTGTACGTAGCAAAACCCCAGACGCATCATCTGTTCCACCGTGGGGTGTTTGGGGAGTGAGACCGTGAGCAGTTCCTTGCGCACCTCCTCCAGCGTCACTGGGTATTGGCCGGTGGTTAGGTTAATGTACGTGTCCATAAACGTTCAACAGAAAACTGGGAGGAGGGAGGTTGCCCTCCCTCTCCATTGGTGAATTAAATGGCTTCCATCAACTTGCCAATCCAGATTGAACCCGTCCAGTACATGACCACCACAGTGAAGTTGGTGCCCAAGGTTGGCGGTACTTCGTCCTTAAAGAACACATCCTGCGGCCAGGTAATGATGCCCTGGTCACCGGAGATGGTTACCACCACGGTCATGGTCCGGTTGGCGCCCGGCTTGTTGGTGAAGGTCAACGTCTTGTCCCGGTCGGCGGCAATCGTGAAGGTTTGGGCCATGGACAGATCCATCGCCGTATCCACACTCTTGTTCGCCAGGGTGTACCGATCGAAACCAACCCACTTCTTGTTCCGGCGGAAGTACATTTGGTCATCCGCTGGGGCTTCGGTCAGCTCCATCGGTTTCCAGGCACCTTTTACCCGGTAGTGAGGTTGACTGGAATCCACGTCCGCCACATCCGGACGGTACACCGACCACGTGCCGTTCTTGCGCATGTACGCTTCGCCGGTTTCCGGAGCGTCCGTGATCCCTTCGGTGAACGGCACCCACTTACCTTCGGACCGCACGTAACGACCGCCGGAGGTCGGCGCTTCTTCCACCGTACCACCGCCCATGCGACCGAGTTTCACCCAGAGCAGTTCGTCCGCTTTGAGGAAGTAGTCGTTGGTGATGGTGTTGATGGCGTAGTCGCCACGACGGCCGTCCAGGGTCTCAGGATCGCGTTCAAAGGACAGCCATGCCGTACCCATCGGACCACGGTCACCTTTCGGGCCTGCGGGGCCCTCAGGGCCGGCTGGACCCTCGTAACCACGGGGACCTTGAACGATCCCCATGTCTTTCCAGGCTTGATCGACGTAAACGAACAGTTTGGGTCCCTTGCGGTAAATGTCGCCCGGCTCGTTGCCTTCCGTGGGCAGTTCTTCGGCCTCACCGAGTTCCCGTTGGAACTTCAGTCCAACACCGGTGTCGCCTTTCTCACCCTTGAGTGACAACACCCAGTCTTCGTAGGTGCCCACAAAGCCGTTGTCCAGCGCCAGCTCGTACGCACTCAGACCTGCTGGGCCACGCGGACCTTGCTTCCCTTCAAACTGACCGAGGTCAATCCAGGTGACACCGTCGTAGGTGTAGACACGCCCTTCGATGATGTACGCATCCCCAACCCGGTGTTGACGTTCCGGGATGTCCGAGATACTGGGCAAGCTGCTCAGGATGTGGACGGAGATGCCCATGGGTCCTTGAATGCCCTGTTCACCTTGCACACCCTGCTCGCCCTGCGGACCTTGGATGCCACGCGGGCCCATCGGTCCTTGCGGTCCCTGGGGACCCCTATCCCCTTGCTCACCTTTCGGTCCTTGGATGAAACCAACATCCGACCACTGGTAGCCATCCCAGGCCCAGAAGCTCTGGCCAATGATGTACGCATCACCTGGAGCATTGCCACTGGTGGGGAGATCCGCCGTGCTATCAAGGCTACCCAGTACCGAAATGGAAGCAGCGGTATCGCCCTTCTCGCCTTTCTGACCTTCAGCCCCTACCGGGCCTTCGGGTCCTTGCGGACCTTGTTCGCCTTGAGGGCCTGTATTTCCCTGTGGGCCGGTCGGTCCGGTCGGACCTTGATCGCCTTTAATGCCTTGGGGACCTTGCAGGAAACCAACGTCTTCCCATTCGGTGCTGTTCCAGACGTAGAAACGATCGCCCACAATGTACGCATCGCCCTGGGTTTGTGTGCCGTCAATGGGGAGGTCCCCCACGGTCGGCTGAGAACCCAGCACCGTAATGCTGGCAGCCGTAGCGCCTTGCAGACCGCGCTCACCCTGTGGGCCTTGAGCACCATCCACACCATCGACGCCATCCACACCGTCACGACCAGCAGGACCGGCCGGGCCAGTAGGACCACGGAAGGGGCCGTAGTTGACCCATCGAGCGCCGTCCCAACCCCACATGTCGCCAGTGATGATGTAAAAATCCCCACGGGTGGCGTCCAGAGGAAGTTCGTCCGGACGTCCTTTCTCACCCAAAACCACCAGGTTTCGCCCGTCCTCACCAGGATCACCTTGGTCCCCTTTGTCACCCTTCGGACCTTGAGGGCCTTCCGGGCCAGTCCACTGACCAACGTTGATGAACGTCTCACCGTCGTGAATCCAGGCTTCCCCATCGATGGTGTAGAAATCCCCTTTCTTGGGGTCGGTGATCTGATTGAACAAGTAGTCGGTATCGACCGCCACACCACGCGGGGTGGGAATCGGACCCGGGGGTCCAGGAGGTCCTTGGACCGGACCGACGTCTTGCCATTCTCTACCATCCCATGCCCAGACGTTGCCGTCATCACCGTCGACAATGTACGCGTCACCCAACGATGGGCTGCTTTTCGCGCTCAGTGCGGCAATGGTGGAAACCCGACCCAGTACGTAGATGGACATGCCCATCGGTCCTTGGGGACCGTCGGGGCCTTGAACACCTTCGATCCCTTGGGGACCATCACGTCCTTGTGGACCTTCTCGTCCCTCAGGGCCTTGCGGACCTTGCAAACCACGGGGACCTTCAACACCGCGAGGTCCCTGCAAGAAGCCTACGTTGGTCCATTGGACACCGTCCCATACGTGGAACTCTTCTTCGATGATGTACGCGTCACCGGGTTCGTTGCCTTCGGTGCTCAGGAAACTAACCGCCGGGACCGAACCCTTCACTTTGATCGACGCGCCTGGAGAACCGGTAAAGCCGCGAGGACCTGGAGCACCCATCGCACCAGTACGACCTGTCCGTCCATTACGACCATAGCGTCCATTACGGCCGTTACGACCATTACGGCCGTTACGACCACGCTGACCGTCGGCACCGCGCGGGCCCCGTTCACCAGTCAGACCTTGGTCACCGGTATCACCTTTGTCCCCTTTCTCACCTTTTACTTCGCCGACGTTTTTCCACGCGCCCTCGGACTTGACGTAGAGTTCACGCTTGACAAAGAACGCATCGCCGTCGACGTGTTCGGTAACGCTAGGCAGTTGGAGGACGTCTTCGTACGCACCTTTGACCTTAATACCGGTTCCAGTGTCGCCTTTGTCGCCCTTATCGCCTTTGTCACCCTTATCGCCCTTGTCCCCTTTGGGACCTTCAAAGCGACCCACATCAACCCATTCATTGTTCATGAAGATGTACAGGTGATCTTGCACCACGTATGCGGTGTACGGCGCTACGTCGGTGGGCAGTGGTTGCGCTTGCGGGTCAACGATGTAACCGGAGATCTCCAGACTGCGACCCATGGGACCCTGTGGACCCATGGGACCTTCCGGACCCCGCATTTTCTCGTTCCATTCCTCCACCGAGGTCACCAGACCCAGTTCAATGGCGGTTTCGTAGGAGTTCTTACCCTTCAGCGATTCGAGCCACGCTTCTTCGTTTTCAATCTCGTTACCGAAATCGAATTCTTTGGCGATCTCGTAAGCGCTCTTACCTTGCAGAGAGGCAATCCAGGCTTCCTCGTCCCCATCGAACAGGTAGTTGTTGATGGCAACCTCGTAGGCACTCAGCCCTTCCGGACCTTGTTCTCCGGGAATACCGCGTGGGCCTTGCAGGCCTTGCTCGCCCTGTGGACCGACGATCTCACCCAGGTCTTCAAACCGGTCACCGGTGAACACCCAAAGGTTTTTCTGGATGAAGTACGCATCACCCGGCTCGTTGTTACCTTGTGGGAGGTCCCCGTAAGAAACCACCTTCCCCAAAACTTTGATGGCGTTGGCGGGCTCGCCCTTATCGCCCCGCAGACCACGAGGGCCCTGCGGGCCTTCCGGACCCACCAGTGAGGCCAGGTAGTCCTCTTCAGTGCCCACAAAGCCATTTTCAACGGCCATCTCGTAAACGCTTTTACCTTGCAGCGATACGAGGTAGTCTTCCATCGTCCAGTCGCTGGGGATGAGTTCGAACTCCCGAGCCAGTTGGTAAGCGCTCTGACCTTTGAGTCCTTCAAGGTACTGATTGATTGTTGTACCTTCTTCGATTTGACCGGTCAATTTGGCCAAGTCGTAGGCACTCTTACCCGCAGGGCCGACTTGACCGACCTCGGCCCATTTCACGGTATCCCAAACATACATCTTCCGATCGATGATGTACGCATGGCCACGTACGGGCTCAACAAAGTCCAGCATTTCCAGGCTCGGCAACGATCCCCGGATGTTGATACCGATGCCGTCAGACCCTTTCAGGCTTTCTTTCCATTCGTCGTACGTGCCGGTAAAACCGTCTCGGGTTACCGCCAGCTCATAGGCGTTCTTGCCACTTTCGCCTCGGAATGAACCCAGGTTTTCCCACCGTTCACCAATCAGCGTGTAGTAGTGAGTGTCAATGACGTACGTGTCACCTGTGGCGTGTTCCCAGGCTTCCGGGAGGTTGTCCGGTGTCGACAGTGTTCCGACAATCACGATGCCGCTGTCAATGAGCTGGTCAACGCCTTCAATACTACCGCCGCTACCGGACTTGATGACGGACCCACCGGGGGTTTGACCGTCGTGAATACGCAGCTGTTTGAGCTCCGTATCAATGGTCACTTCCCCATCGTAACCAACGTAGCCGTCGTTATCGGCCGTTGTACCACGAGGGAAACGGTACCTTCTTTCTTGCTGTTGCATGAGTCAGACTCCTGTGTTACTGACCTAGTTTACCGCCGTCCACGACGCCAAGCCATACTCGACCACCGCCGGTCTCGCCATTACCACCACCGGAGTCGGTTCCACCGAACATTTTGTCGTGGTTCTCCATGGTGATCACCGCCGCGATTCGTGCCACGTTGGCGTCCACCACGGTCGCGTCCCAGTGCGGTGTGACGTTACCGCTACGTGGAGTCATGATACCCCCACGGTGGACTGACCCCAATCCTGGAGACACCGATTCAGTGGTTTCGTCTTCCAACATGGACAGGGCCAGTTCAAATTTGTTGGCTCCGGCATCGAGTACTGTCACGGCTTCCACCACCCAGACGTTACCGCCCGGTTCGATTACCAAGTCGCCCACTTGCGCCGGGTTATCGGTGGCGTTTTGTTTACCGGGGTATTTAACGGTAACTTCAATGCCTTCCCATTGCTGGGTCTCGCTGTTGAACGATTGCTTCCCGTTAAAAGAAGCAATCTCTACACCCGCATTGATCATGAGTCATCCCCTCGGGTTAAAACTGGATGGAAATGTCGAACTCTTCAAAGCTGGACACGTTGGTGATGATGACCGTGTTCGCATCCACAATCTGGATGTTCCGAGTGTTGGTCGGGATCATCCCGGTCATGGGGTCAGACTCACGGATGAACCCAAACCACCCTTTCGGGAATTTGTTCTGTCCGTGGTTGATCTGAAGGGAACTGTCGGAGTAGATCTTCTCCACAGTAACACCGTCCGGGAGGTTAAACTGACCGGCACTCCAACTCACTGCCTGAACCGTCACAAAGTTACTACCAGCTTCCCCTTTCTCACCTTTCGGGCCCTGTGGACCTTCCGGACCGGCCGGGCCAGTTGGGCCTTCCGGACCAGCTGGACCTACGTCCCCTTTGGGGCCCAGGGGACCAATCGGACCCTGCTCGCCCACATCGCCCTTGGGCCCACGCGGACCTTCCACGCCCTGCGGACCACGAGGACCGACGGGGCCTTCGGGTCCACGCAGACTGATGAGCCATTCTTCCAGTGTCCCTTCAAACCCATTCGCCACCGCGATGTCGTACGCGGAGTCGCCCTCGTTCCCTTTTACGGACAGTTTGCCGATGGGGAATTTCTTATTCCGACCGTTCTGAACAACTTCCAACAACTCCTCACCCGAGAGCGGGAGTTCAATGGGGTCCATTTCGGAAATACGCTTAGCCATGGTATTTCTCCATTGTCAAACAAAATAAACCCAGAGCTAACGTAGGAGGCGATTGATTTGCCCATCCCACGTTAGCTCCAAGTATTTAAACGTCAGGTGTGTCCCGTTACCGAGACACGACTACCTGTTAAACCTGAGGGGAGTACAGGTACTGAACACGTACAGATTCGGTGTCCCACTGACCAGCGCTGTCGGCGTTCACAGTGAAGACCTTCGGATCGGCGGTTGCAACAACCGGCGCGTCCCAGGCCACACCGTTGGCGTCAGTGTAACGCACAGTGGCAAAGTTCATGATGCCGTTGACACCACCACGTGGTTGATGGGTCAGAGTGATGTCGTCACCTGCGATAACAACGGTTTCCATGAACGGAATCGCACCGCCAGCACGGGCAGCGGAATCAGCGTACGCTTTAACCGCAGCAACGGACGGAACCGCGTCGGTGGCATTGTTGCCAGCCAGGTCCTGGATCAGGTTGGCCTTGAAGACCGCGTCGTCCAGATCCACCGCACCAGTTACGCTGATGAAGTCAACCTTGGCCTTGGCAGCGTCAGTGAACGCGTTGGTGTCGTCGTTGGACTCGTACGCTGTCTTGAGACTGGCTGCTGTGAGGGAGTTCTCCAGCATGTCCTGGTCGGACAGCTTGACCCACTCAGTCACCGCACCGGTGCCTTCGTCGATGGTCATCGGCTGGTACAGGGCCCACTTGCCATCGCCGTCGTCGGCTACCAGAACGCGGTCAACGTTTTCCAGACCGGTCAGAGCGTCACGGCCGGCAACGTCGGCAACGTTGTAGCTGCGACCGAAGTTCAGCTGCGCGTCGGAGATCGCAGTGCTGACCTCGTCGCTGGACATCACTTCCAGGTTGGTACGGGCAGCGGCTTTGTCGGCAACGCTGGCCAGGTTGTCGGCTTTGGTCAGGGCGTCAGAAGACACCTGATCAGCCGCACCCTTCACTTCGTTGATCGCACCAACCAGGCTGGTTTTCTCAGCGGTGCTCAGGGTAGAGAGGTCACCGTCAGCGTTGGCACGTGCCGTGGCTTCGTCGGAGATGGCCTGGTTGATCTGGCCCAGGTCGTCCACAAGACCGTAAATCGTGGACTTATTACGCTTGATAATAGCCATGCTATTGCTCCTGAAATTTCAGAGATGTTGATTAAGAACCGGTTAAGTAGGACACGGTGATGGCACCGACCATGCCGTTCAATTCGGCCATGTCTGCTGCCGGGATCACTGCATACCATGTGGACGTTTCAGCGTCAAGTTGGGGCTTCACCCCCGACAATTCAACCACCGAACCGTCCATCAGATACGCCAGTCCCATGTCCAATACGAAATCCCCCATGGGGGGTGAGGGTAATGGTGCTCGGCCATCGGGTGCCACGGGCAGCCATTGTGCGGTCCGTAAGACCGCGTTTCCACTCCCTCCACCGTCGGACCGTGGTGCGTCCAACTGTTTCAGGTTTTGGTTCAGGATGTAGAAACTGAACGCATCGGTCATGTCCTGAACATCAGGGGACACCACCGGTAACAGACCCAAATGCTCACTGGGTCGGGAAACAACGCCTTCAGCACCAATCAGGTAATCCAGTTGCGGGTTGGCAATGTTGTTGTCGTTGGTGTCCATGTAGGAGATCGACAACTCAATCTCCCCGGTCCAACTGACGTTCATCACTTCATTGATAACGTACTTGGTGTACGTCCCGGGCTCCAATATGCCGGTGTTCAGTACAATGACATCGCCGCTTAACAGGTCCCGGGGACGGAAGAACCCTTCCCCGTCCCGGAAACCAATCTGAACCACCCACGCCTCACCATCCGGGATTGCACTCTTCAGGTCAATGGTGGCCTGAAAATGTAGTTTCGACATTTGACAATCCTTTTTATGTTGGGGTAGCGCCACAATGGAGCACTACCCCAATGGCGCTGGTGTTTACGACAGCATGTACTTCCAGTGATAGCCGTAGTTGGAGTTAACGTTGGCTTTACCGACGTTAACGTACCCATCCACCACTTCGTAGTTCTGGTAAGTAGTAGGCTGCAGTGTCGGTGGGTTAGAACGCGAGAACTGCTGGAATGTCGGAATCACCATGTCGCCCATGAACGTATCGCCCCAGTTATCCGGGAACTGAAGGTTAAACGAGCTACCAGTGTTCCATCCTGCATCATAAAATATAGTCACAGAATGCAGGTGCAGGCCAGCGGCCTTGTTGTCCAACCGAACGATGCTGCCGTTGTTCAGTTCTTCGATGGTCAGTGCGTCCATGTCGGTCTGAGAACCGAAACCAACCACAATGACGATGGCTTCCAACGTGCCGCGCATCAACTTAGCCCGTTTGCGAACCAGGTTCACAGACCCACCGGTAGAACCACCACCGCCCGGGATGTCAATGGTCACTGCACCACCAGCTTCGGTGACGTTAACGCCTTCGCCGGTGAAGTTAAACGAAGCGGCGGCGTCTGTTACGGCGGTACCGTCTTCTTTAACCGCGACCGAACCGCCCGTGCCGGAACTGCCCTGCAGGGAATCCAGCCATTCCTGTTCGGTACCGGTGAAGCCATTAGCCACCGCCACTTCGTATGCCGAATCACCCTCAGGACCAGTCGGACCGGCAGGGCCTACGGGGCCTTGAGGACCTTCCGGGCCAGCCGGACCTTGAGGACCGTCGTTACCCTGAGGACCTGCGGGACCTTCGGGACCCTGAGTACCCTGGGGGCCTTCCGGACCGGCGGGACCGGCTGGCCCCATGGGACCTTGCTCACCGGTGTCACCTTTCGGCCCTTGGAGTGAACCACTATTGAACCAAGCAGAGCCGTCCCAGATCCACAGGTCAGTACCAACAACATAACCTTGACCAGGATTCACGCCCGACATCGGCAATTCGGTGTCGCTGGCCAGTGTACCCAAGATCTGGATTGGATCACCCATCTCACCCTGGATGCCTTGGGGACCTTCAGGGCCCTGTGGGCCTTCCGGACCAGTCGGACCTGCAGGACCGGCCGGGCCGGTATCACCAACGTCACCCTTGTCACCCTTCGGACCTTGAGGCCCAGCGGGACCTGCGGGACCAATAGGACCTTCGGCACCGTCAGCGCCTTGAGGACCGGTGGGGCCCTGTGGACCCTGCGGACCTTCCGGCCCACGAATCGGACCGAGGTCTTCATACGCGTCACCGGTCCACCCCCAGAAGTTACCACCTACCAGATAGCCTTCGCCAAGGGTACCGGTTGAAGGCAGTTCGGCCGTGCTGGTCAGTGTACCAACCACGCTAATGCCCGGACCCATCTCACCTTGAATACCCTGTTCACCCTGAGGACCCTCAGGACCCATGGGGCCTTGGTCACCCTTGGGACCCTGTGGGCCGGTCGGGCCTGCAGGACCCTCGGGACCAGGGTCGCCCTTCGCGCCTTTGTCACCTTTCAGTGACGTCAGCCACTCGCTTTCAGTGCCAGTAAAACCAGCGGCCATGGCCGCTTCAAACGCAGATTGACCAGCGTCGCCTTGTGGGCCTTCCGGACCCATGGGACCCTGTTCACCGGGTGAACCTTGAGGGCCTTGAGGGCCTTCGGCACCATCCGCGCCCTTAGGACCCACAGGACCTTCGGGGCCCTGGTCGCCTTTCGGGCCTTGAATGCCCTGAGGACCGGCTTCGCCTTGAGGACCGACCAACGAGTCCATCCATTCTTGAACCGTTCCCTGGAAACCAGAGTCCTGTGCCATTTCATAAGCACTCTTACCCTGGGGTCCTTTGAGCGACTGAATCCACTGTTCAAACGTGCCCTGGAAACCATCTTCCACGGCGAGATCGAACGCGGACTTACCTTCTTTCCCTTTCAGGTTAGCAACCGCCAGACGACGGTTCACGTAATTACCCGACGCGTCCTTCTGGATCACCTCGACGTAATCGTCAGCTTTGATCTGACCGGCAACGTTCAGGTCAGAAATCTTCTTTGGTGTAGACATAACACTTTCCTTACTGGTTAGCTAAGGGCAATGTCTTCGGCGTAGCGGTCGTACGCTTTGGCCATCTTGACATCGTATTGGTTCTTGGCATAGGCTGGGCCATTGTAGCCACGGGCAAACCGCGCCCAGTCCCGTTCACGCAATGCCGTCCATAGGTTACTGTCGGCCTTGATGAAGCGGATGAACGCCTGTAAGTGGAAACGCTCGTGATCGTACATCCCCGCCACGAACTCATGAACACTCTCGTAACCGAGGCGCTCCCAGTGGTAGCCCATGATCTGGAATGCCCCCCAAGAGGCGGATTCCAACGCAGACTCCACGTGAATGAGCTTGGCGCGTCCCAGACGACCGTGTTCGGCGATACCACCTTTATACCCACCGGTGGTGCGGGCTACCAGCGATGGCATCTCACGGTGGTATAGACGGGCGTCAATGCCATGCTCGCCCAAGCGGCGATACATGATGTGGCGTTCAAACAAAATGGCGGGTTGTCCATTGGAGAAAAAGCCACTGCCGCGTGATTCAACGCTGTTTACGGCCATCACCGACGCCACGGGAACGCCCAGTTCCTTGGCAGCTGCCTCCAGGTCCTTCTGGGTGAGGACACGACGCACAACAACTGGAACACCATCCATGACAGCGTAGGTCTTAGGACCAGCAATGCCATCCGCCACCAGGCCGTGTTTCTTCTGGAACGCCATCACCGCATCGCGGGTTTTCTTACCGTAAATCCCGTCAGGATACAGGTCAGCGCCCAGAGTGTTCAACTGGGCTTGGAGAGCCTTAACTGCAGGCCCGTGATCCCCACGCTGGAGGACCTCATCGTAATCTGGATCGAAGTTTTGATCGATCAGGTCTTTGTAAATGGTCATGGAAAAACCAAACTCCCTGTTACTGCAAATGGTGGAGTATTGGGTTGGATTCGGATTACCCAAAGTTTCTCAGTTTCTTGCCCAACTCCTTGAACGTACCATACACACTGGTTGCCGCACCCATCAAAACCCGTTGCCAGGTTGGGATGTTACAATGCAGCAGAGTCTGGCGGAAGACAGCGTTGGAGTGTTTCCAACTGTAGCCTTTTACCAGCAGGTAGTCGTGTGCCATGGCGGCTGGGAAATACCGTCCCACCGGTGGGAAAGCCCACCGCAGGAAAATAGGCACGGTGGCCCCATCAGTCACAAACCCAGCGGGGATGGTTACATCGCCCACGGTGATTTTACGAATCACACGGTAACGTGCTTGACGGTACCAACGGGTCGGGAGCATGATGTCCACACGGTAATTGTCACGTGGTTCAATCTGCATGGAATGTCCTACCTGTTACTTGACTTCCAGCAGACGGTAGTCGCCGGTTTCAACCAGACGTGAGGAACCATCTTCCAGAATGCGGATGTTCATGGGACGGTCGGTGGATTCCACGTAAACCGGAACGGAACCGTACCAGACCAATGAGTCTTCTTTGGCCGCCATGGTGTAGTTGAGGGGTTGACCCGGCTCGCCCATCGGCTCGTCGTTCATCTCAACGTCGTCCAGACCCAGGTTCATGTCACGAACCCGGTTGATTTCCTCAACGATGCGACGGGATGTAACTGGCGAATCCAGCTTGATCGTAATGCCGCCTTTGAACGTGATGTTCAAATCCAAACGGCGGTAAACATAATGCCGTTCCAGATTCAGGTCGGTTTGCTCTACCTTAACAAAGGTTCGACCAGGGTTGGTTTCGGTCGGCGACGCGAAAGGTGGGTCAAAATGAGTATATTCTTCCTTCAGGTTAAAGCGCGGGTGCGTCTCTTGAATGAGACGAATCATCGCCAACCTGGAAGGCAGGTTATAGGGAAAAACGTCAGTAGCCATTTTAGTATCCTCGTTGTCAATAGATAATTACTGAGGTGACAACCCATAGCATAATATTTTTTCGGGGAGTAACGGCATAAAGCCCACCATCCCTTACGGACAGTGGGCTTTATATTTCAGTGGTCATCAACGGAACAGAGAGAAAACACTGTACCCGGTCAATTCGAGTAAGGTTAGTAACATAACCCCAACACCAATCAAACCGGAGAGTGTCAGCACCGCCGATCGGTACGTATCACTGTTTCGTACGGACCCAACCGGCTTCTGCAAGATTTTCTCCTGCAGCTCAGTGTCGTTGATCTGGTAAATGTCAGCCAGTAGTTCCTGACCTGTGTGATTCACCGTGTACGTTTTATCGGTGGGTACCAAGGCATTGAGCATGGCTCGGAGTACTTTGGAGTAATCACTTTTGTGTAACGGCTGATCACCCAGATCAATCAAGGCTTCTTCGACGTTCATCGTACTTCTCCTTTGTCTGGGCATTCATATCGACCCATTTTCGCAACTGCTTCATCTGACGATTGCAGTTACCAATGGCATCCAATTCTTCGATGGTGTAATCCGTTAAGACCAGGAACCGAGCTTCCCAGATGTCAGTCACCCCAGGGAACTGGTCCCGTGGGTCACGCAACTCCTCCATGGTGGGAGGTTTTGGGACGTAGCAGTCATTGGTCAGAGACGGCGGTGGCGCAAGAGGCGTCGGTGGGCTTGGCTCGACAGTAAGCGAGCTGCATGCTGTCAACCAGATGCTGGAGACCAGCAAGATCATCAGGCGGAGACTCTTGAGGCACATGGTTTGTTTCCTTAACCGGGGTTGGTTTGGGGGTAGGTTTTGGCTCAACGGTAATCTCAGTTTCCGGTTCCGGTTGGGGTTCCGGCTTAGACTCGGGTTCTGGCTCGGGAGGTAATTTAACGTTCTTGAGTTTCAAGTAACGATCCAACACCTGCTCCCGTTGTTCGTACTGTTCCCGAATCGACGACACCTGGTCGTTCATGAACTCGTAGTTAATGGCCCGATCAATCTCGATGGTTTCTTCTAGTTGATCTTCGTTGTGCTGTCCTTGTTTCATCACCACTTTGGCTTCGGCCAGGTCTCCTTTTAGGGACCCGACCTGTTGATACAGGAAATAACACACACCAATGGTAGTTAGTAACAGTCCGATGAACAACCATTCGAACCACTGCAAACCGATCTTACTGAACAGGCCTTTGATTACTGAAAACATTGCACATTCCTTATACCAGCACTAACATGTAGTACAGGGCAACTGCAATCGCATCCACACTGTGTTCGTCCAATGATTCCAAATCCACACCCCACGACAAGTCGGTCCTATCGCGCAACGCACGCCGAACCTCTTCCTTGTCAGACATAAACCCTTTGCGGACCCCCACGGTCTTCTTCACCGTGGTCGGGTCAACCTGGACCAATGGCATTGTGGGATCGTAGTTGAATAACGTTTGGCGGATATTCAACACACATTCCGTCAACGCCCCAAACGACTGAGCGAACTTGCCCATGAACGGGGATTCGGCAACGACGGCGTGTGGTTGGACATTGTAGAAAATGGAGTGGAGTTCGTCGGCCTGTTGGTAAAACCGAGAGATACGACTGCCGTGAGTTTCGGTGATGGACTGGTATCCCAATAGCCGATCGTTGGCTTGCAGGGTGAACGCCATGTCGACGTGGAACTTCTGCGATACCATGTCCCAATGGACACCGGCGACTCCGAGAGTAACGGTGCCGGGGTCAATCCCCAACACCTTCAGAGGCGTCGTGTTCGGTGGCATTACCAACATAACGCCTCCTTACACAACCGATGCGCCATCGACGTCCTGTTCACCCAACGTGGGTTCAACACCACCAACATCCAGTGTGAACTCGGCACCGTTGGTTGAGTAACCCAGCGCGTGGTACGTGGATACGTGGACATTGACTTGTGCGGCAATGACTTCGTTGTACGTGAAGTTGCCAGCACCGCCACTGCTGCCCGATACTTCCTTATCCACACCAGAGACCAGGGCCAGTTCAGAAATGACCGGAGACCGAGTGGAACCGGTGCGAATCCGATGGGCATTCAGGATCTCTTCGATGTCCTTAGGCCCCAAGGCCACCGTCACTACCGCCGAAGCGGATTCGGACGAGTTCGAACCAACAACCATACCGGAATTCGGAACTTTGGGACGCTGTGGGTTGAGGTTGTCAGTGGTAGGTACAAACGGAGTGACGGTCGCGACGCCGTCCACAATCTCAACGCGCTGCAGTTGCGCGTTCACCTGGGTCATGTCAATCCGACGCAGGTAGTAGGCGATGTACTGACGACCATTGTGGGATTCCTGTACCCGCAGGGCGTACCGACTACGTTCGTGGGCCGGGAGGTCGTCGTTCATTTCACGCAATACAAACGGAATCTGTCCGTACAGCGCAGCGTCGGTGGCGCGATGTACAATGGGGACTGTTTCGTCACTGCCGTCGTCGGCTTTCACCGTCGCGTGACCGAGGTTGCCAATGGCCAAGTACCGCATGCTTGGCACTTGATGACTTTCAGGTGCCACGCCGGACTGTACATTGAACCGTTCATTCAGTGTTGTGTTGGGTACCAACTTGAACGGCAGGCCCAGATTTTTGATGGTTTGCAGAAAGGTACCATACACCGTTCGGGTGATACCAATGATTTCCTGATCGATAGCTGCCATTGTCTTAAGACTCCGTAATAAGTGGTCGTTCACACACGATTATACTACCTGGGTAGAACTACCCAGTGCGTGGGTGTGATGTGGAATACAGCGCCATGACGTCAAGAAACAAAAACAACGGACATACCGCTCATGTCATTCGCCTTTTCCTAAATGAGAATTGTCATAAGATATGGCATTGTAAGGACCGACTATGCGGAAATACTGGCGGATCAATGATCCGCCAGAGATCAGTCAAAGTGAACATCGCCGTCATCAATTCTTCATGGATTCGGTAGAGTTCGGGTGTTCCCCAGTATTTTAGAGGAAGATTGTTTTTGTCGTTGAGTTTATTGGACACGAGCAGACACTCAGTCACGGCTTGTTCCAAGTCACACTCACTGCTTAGGTCGTGGATTTCAATGTGCGTAGGTCATAAGGCTTCTTTGCTCATATCTCTCCTAACTCCTCTTTACAATAGCCGATGATAACCGAGTACAGTACTGTTGCTTTGAAGGAAGTGGTCAGAACCGCCGGTATCAGAGTATCGTAGACGACCGCCGTTTCTTCGTTGTAAGGTGTGAAATGGTCGTCGTCGTGGAGTAGTTGCGGGTGAGATAAAACCGAATAAAAGTTATTGTCGTATTGTTTTGAAATATAATCGGCGTAACAAATCGCCACGATGTAGCTCTTCGCCGGGAACTCCAACGCTTCGACGTCACCATTGATCATGTTCAACGCACTGACAATCACATTGGGGTTATACGATCCCCCAAAGTAATCGGTTTTATTGCCTTCCCGATGAAAGCGTCTAAGACGGTCTAGCCAACCACCATTCAATGAGTGATTTGTACCCACTGCATTCGCCATCCAATCCTTCCTTTCGTCGATAGTGTTCTGTCAAACATGTACCCTTAAACTCACACGAGCGACACACATCCGAAAGCAGGGTGTGTTTTTCTTTTTGGGTCCATTCAAGGTACGCATTGAAATCCGGGAGTTCCAGGAAAAACTCCCGATCGGCGTCGTCGAACTCCAAGACCCCAAAATTGCCATTTGGAGTGATGTAGACATGGTCGTCCGAGAACGCGTTACGGACACCGTCAGCGACGTCGTTCAATAATGCTGTGTTACGTAGCTGGCTGTTTGGAAAACCCATTACCCAGCGTTTCACGTACTCTACAAAGGCATTGTTTGTATTACCTCGATCATTGGCCTGATTGGGACTGTAAGGTTTGATTTCCACCGAGTTCAAGTTCGCTAACGACCGGATCAATTCGATTTGCTGATCGACGTCACCGGCCATCACTTCCGGCGTGGCCAAAACAATGACGTTTATCGGACGTGAAAACACCAACATGTTTGTGAAAACTTGTTCATGGTGGGGCCGGTGGTCAAAGTCATACGAGACGTTGACGTCGATATCGTCGTCGTATAGCCATTCCGACATTTGGTAGAAATTGGTGGTTATGGAAATGGGACCATCGTAATATCGCCGAACGACCCCCTTTAGATCATGGACGTACGTCTGATCCAACAGGGTCACTTCACCACCATAAATCTCAACGGCTTCAATTTCGGGGAGTTCCGAGAGACGATGGTCCAGGTGTGTCAAATCCAACACGCGTCGAGACCGGAGCTGGTCTTCGGTTAAATAACAGTTCGCACATCGGAAATTACATCGGTACAAAGGGTTTATCGATACGATCATTTAACACCCCATGATAGAGAGGTTAGTAACCTGTGGGGTGACCAAAGAACAGATCGCATGCTATCGACATACGCATAACCCCAGGACTGGGTTTTACGTAGTGTCCCAGATAACTTGGGAACACGTAAACCGTATCGGCTTCGGGCGTTATTTGGTAGTTGGCAAAGTGGTTTTTCGTTATGTCCCACTCATAACCACGACCGGCACAACCACGTGGGTCGACGAGAACCAGATTCCCTGGATTGGGAATCAGATAGAAAACAGCACTCACTTGAGCCCCGTTATGCACGTGCAGATCAAGACCGTCATTATTCTGACTATAAATACACCACATGCTGGTTCTATAGTCTTTGTCGTTCAGCGTAATGCCGAACTCTTCTTGAACGTAACGGAGCAATGCGGGTAGTATAACGTCGTCGTGCAGTTTGCTCAACGTAGGCCGTTCGGCGGGGTCGTATAAGTCAACCCTACTACCATACGCATTGTTATTGCTGTCCTCGTTGATCCCCATGGAAAATATCTCGCCGATGGCGACGTCTATATCCACATCGTGATCCTCGATGTGGTCTTTGTGGATCACGGTTTTCCAAGGTTCTATGCGCTCGTATGCCATTGTCGTCCCCTATGGGTTTTTGAACGTGGGGTCGCCTGGAAGTAGGTACTGTTTTATTTTGATCACTTCCAACGTGGATGCATCAAACAGACAACCAAACGCCCGTTTCTTTCGTGTGGTATCACCGTCATTCGGTGGCGCAACATTAAAAAAGGTACCTATTTCCTTCCCAGTCAGGTCGGTGTAAAAATAGATGTCCCGGAAACGAAGTAATCGTTCATCGTTTAAATGTAAACCTACACCGAAATAGTCGATTGGTACACACCCAGGCGGTAGCCGTGGGTATTGATGTCGTGCGATGTTGAGGTCGTACACCTTTAATGCTTTTTGTTGCGTCTCCAATTGTAGCTTTAACGTGTAGGACGTACCTTGAACAAAACCCTCGGGTAGCTCACAATCAAACAATGGGGCGACCTGAGCAACGTCACACCGACGGTACGATATCGAAATAGTGTCTTCGGGGTAGTTGGTATTGTTTTTGCGGGTAAGGCCGATCAACTCCCAATTCTTCAATTCCGGCCACGGACTGGCTAAGATTTCAGGACTGTGTTCGATAGCCATATTGAACAAGGGTAGTACCGGTTCTGATAACACGGGGAAGTTGGGACGGTAGGTATTCTCGGACAACCCATTGGAATCAAGGGTGATTTCCTTTGCAGTCGGGTCGACCCCATCGATGTTAGTCAAAGAAACATTAGACATTTCTTACCTCAATCAAATCGACAATACCAACTTCACTAGCTTGATTCAGTTCCGCTTCCAACGCTTTCATCTTACTGCAATGTTCGTCAACCCGACAACTTTCCTGTGTATCCATGATCGTTTTCCGACATCCGTTACACAAACTGAAGAGTGAACATCCCCAACAGTCGTCATGCATGGACAGGTATAACATCGAATCCTGAAGAGGTGTGGTGATTGCGTCACTGGCCATCTCATTTTCAAAATCAATCGGAAACATGTCATCGTCACCAAATGCACCACAACTGTAATACGACCCGTCGGGATGTAGGTTACGAATTCCTTTATCGCAGTCACGACTTATGGGACATGTCGTCTTAAGTCCGCCCAAGGAACGTATGAACTGCTGTGTGTTGTATTCCCATGGAGTCAACCCCGCCTTATGTATTTCGAGGTATTTGGCGTAAATGTCCCCCATCAAATAAGAAATACTTTGACGCCCGCTGGCGAATGCCCAATTAAGCTTACACACTACGCCCATTTTTTTGGCCAGTCTGACATTATCCAAGGCGCGTTGAACGTTACTCTCGTCTATCACTGAGATGAAATCTGGACGGTACCCGACCCGCTCTAAGAACAGGTCACTGACTGCCCAAAAGTCCTCTTCTAAAAACACCCGTGTACGAGTAATTAATCGACTGTCACCGTAATGGAAGGACGTCCCCACCCCGATTTGTGGGTGGCGAAACAGCTCAGTCCATTTGTCGGGCCGCTTATAAAAGTCCCACAAGTTGGTCGTGAAGCTGACAATGGTTTCGGTCATGCCGCGTTCTTCCAACAGCTTGAGGATATCCCAATAATAGTCGGGCCTGAGCATCAACGGATCACCACCGTTAACAATGATCGTTTGGGTGTTCGGAAACCGATCCAGAAAGCGAGCAATATAGTCCAGATTGAGAACGTCTTTCTTATCGTCGGTTATGTTGGTGGAGCTGCAGAACGTGCAGGCGAAGTTACAAAGTTCCGTTGGTTTGATGATCAGATCCACGGGTAAACTCCTGTTCGGTATTGGATGACTATATAGTTAGACGTCGGCGTTGAAAACAACCACACACAGCATAAAACCACGGCCTCAGGTACCGTGGTTTTATGTCACCATTGGTTTACTTTGGCGATTGTTTCCTTCGGTAAAACACACTCGGTGATTCCATAATCTTCCATGATTGACAACACGCGATGGTCCAGACACGTCGGCAGAAACGGACACTCGCCACACTCTTTCGTTTTGGTGGTGTAAGCGTACTGTTCTAAGATGACGGCGTCGTACTTCTTACGATAGTCCTCTACCCCGTCAACCCGGTACCGGTCACGGATTTGTATCAAATCTTCGTAAACGATGGGGATGGCGTAAAACTCATTCTCATAAAAAATGATTACGCGTTCTAGTTTGTCGTGCGGACTCACCACATCGACGTGTTGGTCGACCATACAGCCGTCGTTAGTCGCCTGAGTGGTGACGGTCACAGATTTTAACCAGTTAAACGCGCGCCGGTACTGTTCTGGATCGTTACTGGTTCGAGCAAACGACAGATTAAAGTCCACACCTTGACCGTACTGTCTGAGGTAAAAGTTGTTCAACGTTTCGTAGTTATCGACTACCAACGACTGACTCAAATTCAACTGTGGGTGCAGGTACAGGTTCGGGAACCGGGCTTTGACGTCCCGAACCTTCTCGGCAATGACCGCATTGTAGCGTTCGTTCAGGTTCTTCGATTCCGGAATGACCACGTTGATCTGAAGTTCCTTCATACCAAGACGATCAAGGGCGTTCAATACCTGTAAGTCGGGTTTCACCATGGTGGAGTTGACAACCAGTCGATCAAACCTTTTGATTAATTCAGTCAACCGAATGTCATTCAGGATCTCCATCGTGTTGGTGGCGGTGAAGATATCGGTACTACCCAAAACGACCGCATATGGGTCGAGGTGTTCTAGGAACTCATAGGCCACGCGGTACATCTTATCCGTAGCTTTATTGGGGGAATCACGATCAACATGGCAACCCGCGCAATTGAATGCACAACCCGCTAAGATCTCCAACTGCAGTTCGAATGAGTTGAATTTTTCGATGTTCACGAAATCACTCCATAGAGTCGTTTAAACTCACAATGTTTGTTTGTGATGTTCACGTGGTCACTGTGTAGAAAACAACCCAACCCGCAACGCTGATAAAACTCACAACTCAGGCACTCGCGTTCTTGAATGAACCGGACCTCGGACTCATGGATGTTGTCAACAACAGTCGGGTCCGATTTGAACTGGTCCCGATCGGCCAAAATCCGACAAGAGCCCGTATGTCCTGTCGGAAGAATGATGAACGAACTCCGACAGGTCGCTGTGTTGTGGTGATTCTCACGAAACCCTTTGACTGGTTGACATTCCGGATAGTGTTTATCCAACCACAGGAAAAAGTCAACCAGTTCAACATCACTGGGCTGTAAAATTTCAGCGTTATCTTCGGGTGAATAATAGTCAAAGAAAATCGGGTAGTCCTGGTAAAGTCGATCAAACACGACGTTGGAACCACGCATGAATCGTTCAATGTTAGGTCGGGTCAACACCACGGAAATGTTTGACAGCCAGGGTTTGAACTTGGCCAGGTTTTCCTCAAACAGTTTAAGCGTCTGAGAGTTAAACCGACCCGCAGCATCGTAAGACGTGCAAAAGGTGAACGGAATCAGCAGTTCTTCCAATGTCTTGATGAACCGCATCACCCGCTCGGCCTTCTCGAACACTAAGTTGGTCACGAAATTGATTTCACAGTGTTTAACTGATGTCACTACCCGATGACAGAACTCTACATAGTCGTCGAATACTCGATCGGGGAGTTCGTCCATGAACAACTCCCCACCCATGACGTTCACACTGTAAAAATCGTGATCGTTGGTGTTATTAATGACAACGCTTGCTTTCTCAACAATCTCATCAACACCAGTCCAGTCGCTGTGGTCCTGCCAACAAAACCCACAGCTAAGGTTGCAGCGCTCAAAGAAGTTGATGAAAAATTCTTTATTCTGTCCCCGCTTTGCTTCCACTATCTCCACCAGCGGTATCAGGTCCGGGTTGTTCGTGGCCATTGAGTATCTCCAAAGCGTATTTGTTTAAAAGCAACCAGTTGGGGTTTTCTTTATCCCCAACGAAGAAGTGAAACAGGTTCTTTCCGTTGAACATGTATTCTTCAAACTGGACAGGGAAATAAAACTGCCGGTAGTCCACCGCATCTCGGATAGAGAAAAACAACTCGAAGAACGAAGGAATCTCAAACAGCCAGACAACGTTAACACCGATATATTTCGGGTCGTTAATAACACCGTCATATCCCCGGAGATCTGGGTCTTTGTCATCGTCTATTGCTTTGATGTAGTCACAGTACTTGACCATCGAAGAGCAGAACAAGAAATACCGGGCCAGCAGGTCGGAGTGTTCTTCAACAAATTCATCTAAGAATCCATCTGGGGTTTCGAATGTAGCGATCCCAGAGGTGTCCCCCTCCATGAAATGGATCAGTACCAACAACACAAGAACGTTGAGTTCTTCACACTTAAAGAGTGTGTTGATTTCCATGTAAACACTGAGTAATTCTGAGAGTTCTTCTTTTGACAACGTCTCCACGTTGATCCGTGTTTTGACGTTCAGGTTTGCCAGGTAAAACACAAAGGGTTTCCCCTTTATTTTCGAATTACTGTAATCGACAGTATACACTTTGTCGTTTTCGGCAATGACGTTGTGTAGGTCACTGATGGGGAGTGGTACGGTAATCATGACGTTTGCCTCATCCGTTCAGATTCATTTGTTTCAACACGTCTCGGTCTGCGTGGTACAAGTACCCGATGAAATTGTTATTCATGTTATCCCGAAATTCCGTGCGACCAAAAATTTGACTACAGTGGGTATTTATATCCATGTTGACCAGGTCTCTGGCTTTCGTTACCGTGAACGAACCCTCAGGAAGAACCCTGAGTAGGTGGTTCAGGAATGGATCGGTGGTTCCATTCTTCGCATGGACTTTTTCGACAAGCTCACGTATTTCCTTGTGGTGCCTTTTAATAAACGCCACATTCCCTGGGTGGTTATCTGGATTGAACAGCACTGTGTCCTCCAGTGCTTCGATCTGGTCGTCGATATCGTCCCGTTCCAAGTCAATATCAAACCCAAAGTTTTGCTTTAGGTTGTAGATCCCATATAACAAGTCACGTCGCACGCCCACGAAGTCCCATGCCACTGATTTCCAGAGGATTGTTTCCATGCGCTCTACGAACGCGGATACGTAGCGATCAGATGGGTCAAAATCAACCAAGAGAACATGCGCCAGTAAGTATTCAAAACTGATACGCTCTTTCAGTTCGGCTGGGACGGGGCGCGGTTCTACTTCCTCATACCAAGCCCTTACAGCATCCAGGGTGGGGATTGTGATGTTTCGAAAACCGTCTTTTCGCGAACCTTTGGTACTGGTGCGACTTCCATGCTCGTACTTGTGGTTCACCGCATTCAGTTTCAAGAATCGATGTACCATCTCCACACTTGCCAGTGGGAATAAGGATCGCAGCCAGACCACCAAAAAGTAATTCAGGGAACGCTCGTCTATTAAAATGGTGGTCTTTTGTCCGATAGGCGTCAGGCATTCAACAAATGTGAATAGGTCACCAAAGTCTCTCTCGATTGCGTCGACCGACACAAACTGATACAATGGCCTAGGGCCATGCGTTACACGACACTGTCCAAGTGGTCCTACATAGACCAAGTTGTTGCGACCTACATTTCCAGTGAAATCGTAATCAATATAAACCTTATCCAACAAATGTAACATTATTTTTTTTACCTGCCGTCAGTCAGCCGTTCATTTTGAAATACTTCAAGGTCTCCGGCGTCAGATTGTAAAGATAATTAACAAAGACGCCGTTCGTGTCTTTGGTCATCTTCTCTCGACCAAAAAGAAAAGACCAGAGTGATTCTCTGTCGACAGCCACCAGTTCTTTCAGAACACTCCCGGTGAATGGTCGTTCCGGGTCTAAAAGGTCAAACAAGAAACGCCGATACTGGTCACCGTACCCAAGAAGCTCATCCACTTTATCCATCATCTTTCTGATGTACGCGTAATCCGCTTTGACGACATCCACGTCTTTATAGGTTATTGCCGGGTCGAAAAACCGCTTAACCTCAGGCTGATTAAGTTGGTACTCGATATCATTTCGATCAAAATTAATCGGCAGACCAAGTGTTTTCTTCAACCTAAACCCATTGTAGAAAGCCGCCATTCGACGCTTAACAAAATCCCTAGCGCAGGATATCCACAACATGTGTTCAATTTTCTTAGAAAGTTGATCTACATGCGGGTCAGCGTCGTCAAAATCCACACTTAAGGAGTGAGCCAAGAGTGTTTCATAGCTCAGGTGTTTTTTGAGTTCCGAACAATACCCACTACCATGTTTCGAACCCGCGTAAAAGCGTTTCGTGTCGTCCAGTGTTGGAGCCGGAAGCTGGTCAGCGTAATGATCGTAAGCAAACCCCCTAACTCGAACAAAACGATGGTGTATGTAGAAGGTCCTCAGGATTGCGTGGATGATTTCCACCGGCATCTCAGGATACACCGCTCGATAGTGGGTCACCACTAGCTGGTACATGTCGTCAATGTCCAACATTAACCACACGTCGCCTTCAGTAAGAATCAATGTTTCCATGAATGTAGGTAGGTCGCCAAAAGCATCCAACGCTTCTTCGAGGTTGGTGAATTCCATGAGTCCTTCGGGATGGAATTCATTTTGAGTATGCGTACGGTCGTCCAGATAAATGTACGAGTCGGTTGGTTGTTTCAGGTCAACGCTCGTAAATGCAAAGTCCGCCCGGACGTCATCAATTAAGTGCAGCATGGTTATGTTTCCTTTGTTGGGGACAGGACCATATCTGAAATCTTTACAGGCGTGACTGAATGCAGGTAACTGAATATAAGGGAGCCTGTTCCCCATAATGCATCGTCGATACCGAAGAATGCACTCCACGGACGCTTCCGGTCGGCGTCAATCAGCTCGATGAATTCGTCGTGTGTGATCTCATGGTCCTTCAAGAAGAAGCTAACGGCGAGCTCCTTGAAGTCCTCTACAATGTTATTGCGTTTGTTGTTAACGCTAATAGCGTGGTGGATTTTCTGGGCGTTAGCTGCAGTTATCTCATTAAGTGATTCATCAAACCCCAGCGCTTCATCCAGCTTTGAGATTTGTTCCTCGATGTCGTCCGCCAGCGGATCGATATCTAGGTCTAGGTTTTTCTTTAGACCGAAGATTCCTAATAACAGCCTACGGCGCCATGTGGTGTAGTCAGTCACCAACATTTGCCACAACAACGCTTCCATCCGTCGTCTAAAACAGATGACATAAGGATCTGACTCAGAATAGTTACACGCATGTGCGTGAACCATAAGGTATTCAATAGAAACGTTCTCTTTTACCAAATCGGAGAACTCACCATTTACTCCCGCCTCTTCGTACCAAATGCGCGTCTGCATTGGTGTCGGGACTGTAAGTCCGAGTCTACCCTCACGATTAATGCTCGCGCGGGTGGAAAGGCGAATCTGGCTGTATTTTTGGTCGATCGTCACCATTCTCAAGAACCGATGTGTGTTCTCAAGCGTGATGTTTGGAAAAATACCACGCAAGAAATGAACGTAAAAACGGTTTAGATCTTGCTCGTCGATGAACGCCGTGACATCACGACCACTGTGAATAATGGATTCGATGAATCCATTTATACCACCAGGGGCGTCTATAAGCACATCAAGATTGGGGTACTTCATCAGCGGAGTTGCGTCTTGAGAAAAAGCCTTAGACCCGAGGGAGTTAATATAAACAATATCTTTCGGGTTGGCCCTAGCGTTCGGACTGGAAAATGAGTAATCAAGCGACAGGCCGTTTGTCAACCGGATCATCGTCTGCTCCTTGAACCGTGGCAGTTGCTGTGGCAGTTCGAATGACAGACTGACAGATCCACGATCTCACCGTTGTGAATGCGTTCATATAACTCGTTCTGAACTGTTTGGATCAGGTCGGATAGATTTGACCGATCAGCATCGTTTCGAGTGGAAATGTAGGTCGGGTCACCACCGGCGGTTTTCAAGCTGTGTATGCTCTGGCGGTAATTATTGTTCAGTGCTGCAATACCCCACTCTTTATCGTGATCGCCGTTTGTGTAATTACTGCCAGAATAATGACGCGCGGTGTAAACCTTGCGCATTGAAGTACAACGTTCCGCTTCGGCTTTGATCACGTCAACAACGTTACTTGCATCGACATCTCCGGTGTTTGCATCAGTACCCCTATCAAAATGAGACAGTTCCACCAGCGGACTTTGGTCCATGTACTTGTCGTCCCGGGCAGAACCCTTCCACCATTTCGCTTGGTCCTTGGCGTACTGGTTGATGTTGTTATTGACAGCCGCGTGAAAATCACTCCGTTTTAAATCAGCCATGTTAGAATACCTCTACAACTGGGATCGTTTTTGTATCCGAAGTCAGCGCGGACGGCTCTTTCTCATACCGAATGCCTTCCTCACCCATGAACCCATTGAGTACTTCCTTCAGGATGTCCTGATCGGTGTTTTTCATGGACCGCATCATGGACTTTGGAGAAGCACAGATATCGCCCTGCCAATTAAGTTGATGACAATCGCCATTACAAACGTCAAATACGTCACAACTGAAACAGACTTCGTTCAGGGTGCTTTCGGTTGCAATGTTACATCCACGTCCTTCCGAGAACACGATATCTGAAATGGTTTGATCCAAGGTTCCGAACGTCGTCTCAGGGGCGCCATTGGGACACCCGCCAATGGTACCATCGGCGTTCAGGGTTAGAATCTTCTGTTCGCATTCCCGACTACGGCACCCGGAAAACGTATTGAATACAGTGCTGGTCAGCAGGCTTTCTAGGAACATGTTCAAGATCTTTTCGTACGCCTTGTGTTCCAACGTCTGTTCCCACATTTTCAAGAACCACGCGTCCAACTCCAGATTGGTAGGAAAAATACCGGTGTTCTCACGGGCGTTACCATTCTCAGTGATGCGTTCAAAGTTGATGAACGCAACCCCAAGGTTGGTCATCTTGTTGATCAAGTCGATTGGCTCAACATCCATCAGGTCTTTGGACACGCAAATCATGACCGTGACGTCTATGCCTTCGGCCACTAACTTACGGACGTTTTCTTCCCACAGCGCTTCTTGGTTGCGGTTCCCTTGCCAACGGATGCTGTAATCCCAGGATGTCCCGATTGAAGTTCCTGCCACTTTCTTCAGAAACGCCAGTCGGTCATCTGTCAGCTTATACGTCAGGTTGGTTTGAATACCCCATGTCAAGTTATCCCAGAGTCCATCCAGCTCATCGTAAACCTTTTCCATTTTGTCCAGCGGGCAGAGCATCGGCTCGCCACCATGGAACGAGATGTTGGCGGAACGGAAGGTGGGGAACTGAGCTTTCAGTCGGTGAAAGAAGTCAATGGTGGCATCCGGGTCAAACCAACCCTTCTTCCCGTTGGTACCACTTGTGAAACAGTGCTGGCAGTTTAACTGGCAAGTTTCGGTAGTTTTCAGGTAGACCATTAAATCACGCATGGTACGTCCTCGTTTATTTCTAATGAATGTCGCTACTGTACAATCATGACCATAAGTAAAAAAAGCAGCAGTGGGCTTACACCCACTGTGCCGGCCAAACGACCTTCCAACCACCGTTGACGTAGGCTTGCAGTTGATTGTTACGGACCCGCAGACTGGTCTCGTCTGTAGAACCAATTCGCACGTAACGCCCGTCGTGGTGATTCACGTTCGGGTTAGCGTGGGTGGCAAGTGCGACACCCACGGCGTGTGGTGACATGTACCGGGTTTTGGTGGACATGTCCGCCGCCTGGGTATCCGTGGCCATTTTGTAGTTTTCGACGTCCCCCAGTCCCACCTGGGCCTTAGTAACCTTGTGTGGGTTGGTGCCGTCTTCCATGTGGTCGACCAAGCGGTTCTCGACTCGGTTTCGATCTTCGGCTGCTTCTTCAAACAACATCAACGCGTAGGCACGCGTTTCATCGTGAAGTGCTTGGTCACCAGCCATGATCGCCTGAACAATCCGTTCCAGTTCGGTGACAACCGGCTCAAACCCATACAGTTCCCACAAGGCGTGCAGGTGGCCAGCCGCTGGGTACTCGTTAGGCTTGCCGATGATGTTGGCCCACTCCACGGGCCGATCTTCTTCAGCCAGTGTGTCGATCACCTGCTGGAGTGCGTCGGTTGAAACTGCAAAGTCTCCACCCACTACCTGGTAATCCAGGAACACACTGGTCGAAACATTGGGGTTAACAACGATGATCGCCCCACAGACTTCCAGACCGCTTCGGGTCGTGGCCCGTTCGTACAGGTAAGTGGCGATATAATCATCGCCCTTACGAAGCTCTGCACCTGACACATCCCGGAGGACCATGTCGCGGGTGTAGAACCCGCCGTAATTGGGAACCAAGACCCGGTAGTTACCGGTGGTCACGGCGGCGTCCAGATCGTGTCGCTCGCCCAGGATGCGGTTATCCGGATTCCGGCCCGTCAAATCCAACGGGTATTTGTTAACAATGAGTGACATTTAGACTTCTCCGAAGTTAGGCTTCAAGTTGGGCGGACGCGTCATCGAATGCCGCAATCAGGGTGTCCGTGACGTCTTGGGCACCGGCACCGACGGTGGGAATCGGTGTCCGACCACTTCCACGGGTTGGGTAGTACAGACCAGGATCGGGCAGGAACTGACCTGTCGGTTGACGCACTGGGATGAATGTAATTCCTTCAGCGGGAACGTTGGTCACATCCAGTGACAGTTCCATGACCCGCTCAGCGCCGGTACCGGTGATACCCAACATGAAATCCCGCATGGGCGGGATGCCGTTCAGTGTGGTTATGTTTACCGTTTCGTTTGTCCAGTCGGCTTCAATACTAACCCACGCTTTACGTCCATCGGGTCCTGGTACGCTACCAAGCATGTGAAGGGGTTCGTCGGTTTCACTGAGGTGATAAAACGGCAGATGTTCATCGCGTCCGAAACTGTCTCCAGAGGTGAAGTCCCAGGTATACGTTGCGAAATACACAAATTGCGTGTACATGTCGTCCTTGATGTCACCATACGTCATGTTCTCCAGCATTTGGGAGTTAGCAGCCGTGCCCAACAGGATGTCCTGTTTCAACCCTTCGAGGGTCATCCCAAATGTCCGGTCGGTGTCGTAAGCGGTACCATCGACCCGGAGGTAATTCTGCAAGATACCGTTGATGGTATCCATGCTGATTGCGCCGATATCCGCAGCGGTAATTCCGTGGGGGTTATTGGTGTCACTGAAATGCGGTTCCAGAACCTCGTCCTTGAGGGCTTGGATGACCACCTCTACCAGATACGGGGTCATGTACCGGTCGTTACGGGTCCCGTCATACGCTTCGCCCGGTGTGGCGATTCCGAAGTTCTGTACTAGCGAAAGACCTACGTCGGCTTTATCAGTACCGTGGGGGTTGTCGGCGTTCAGGTGTTCGTCAATTTCCCGTTGTACAGCTGCCCCTACAGCAACGTCCGTCGACTTCGGTGACATATAACGGTCACTGCGGAGTCCTTCGGCTGCCTCGGTCTCGTTGGCCATCGGGAAGTTTTGTACGTACTCCAGCCCCACCTGTTTCTTGGTGACCATGTGAGGGTTGTCCCGACTGTTCATGTGGTCGGTTACAGTCCCCGCTTCCGTATCACCCAGTGCACGATTGATATCACCGATGGCTTCAACCACTTCTTCGAAACCGATCAGTTCACCGGTGCCCTGATCGTGTGGGATCGGTGGGAACAACGCCGGGAGTGTGTCAATCTGACTCCATGCGCGAGTCAATGGGTTGACAGCTTTATTCGACAGCTCTTCCAATACGGCTTGATCTGAGAAGCCCCAGTGACCCCCGATGGTTTGGTAGGTCATGGACACAATACCACCGATATCGCGACTCAGGAAGCGCAGAGAACCTGCCAGAGCCTTACCGGTGTTGTTGGAGCCTTCGGGGAAATAGTGACCAAAGAGAAAGTCACGTCCTTCCTTATACAGACGACCAGTTGCTTGGTCACGGATCTCAAACGACTCCACGTAAAACGGAGCCGCCTGAGGGATGATGAAATAATAGTCATCCCGGCCAGGGACCTGCAGGGTCTGCAACTCCCCATCGATTTTGTTTGCCGGGTTGGTACCGTACGGGTCGAACTCGTACAGTCCCGTGGTGTTTACAGTAGCCATGACCTCTCCTTACATGGTGTTTGGGCTGGTAGGCTGATCAATGGTTTGAGATCATAAGATTGACGCTTAACGCCTTAAACGAGGACATGCCTATGTACAGTCTACACAGCGCTCATGTGCGGGTGGATCGTCGCAACGACCGTTGGGAGAAGAAAGACCTTGCCAACACCACTCTGCTTTCTTTGCGTAATGACTACGATGAGATCTGGTTATTCATCGACCATTACAGTTTTGACGCACCCCGAGCGTTGTACTTTGGGGACGTCATTCAACAAACGTACGACGACCCTAACGAACTCACACTCACCGAGTGGTTGTCGCAGGTTGGAAACCAAACACTTCCGTTCCGGGCCACAGTTCCCCGACTCGATCCCAGTTACGTGAAATACGCACACGCTTGGCAACTCGGGTACACATTCACACCGGTGGGCGACCCGGGAACCGTCCAGCAAGGTGGTAGTCGGTTTGACAAAACCGATCTGAAAGTTTACAAGGAAGGGATGGATAACGACTTTGTCGGTAAACACGCCATTTTCAGTGTAAACGGTTTTCACCACATCACCGATTACGGACCGGACGGCGTGTTCGTTGTGGGCGGTAACCATTCATTGCGTCACGCCAACGACAACCAAATCGGTCTATTGTCGTTTGAGGACATTGGTGAGATCAAATGCGTTCCAATCACCGATGACATGGTCACCGGAAACCAAGGCGACGTACCGCTGCGCAAGGGCGCTTACGTCACCATTCCGGACCACATCGACATTGAGAACAAAACCACACTGCTCGTCCTGGGTGGTTATCTTCAAGTGCTGGGTAAGACCTACACCCGAGTGAGCGATCGAACGTATCGTATTCAACTGGAACAATTGAACCTTTTGGAACGGTACTACGACAGTCGTCCGTATTTGGACTTCAGTTCATTGGGTCTGGATGTTAATGACGATAATCCGACCATGGTAAGTATCGATGAGTTTTTCCAAGACGATACGCTTCGCGCTTACCTAACGCTCCCTCAGAGTTTCTTGATCGTAGTGGACGCCGACAGCTTCTTCCAAGAACTGGAACCGCTGGAGCGATCGGGGTTGCCGGGTCGGTATTACGCACACACCGACTATCACCCGTATCCCGTGGTCGGCGCGTACGGACGCACCTTGGAATACCACACCCTTCAAGAAGACGGTACATTGGTATTGGCAACGGTTCGTAACCAACGCCATAATTACGACTTCTATCGTCAACCGTGGATGACTAACGAGCGGGTGGATTCGGGCCGATACCCCGAATGGCCGCATCAAGAAGGAGAGGCATACACCCGTCTGATCGGGGTTGAGAAGTAGCGACGACATAAAGCCCGCCTCGAAGGCGGGCTTTATTATGCCGTTGGGATCAGTCCTTACCGGAGCTTCCAAAGCCCTTATCGCCACGTTCGGTGACGGTATCGAACTCGTCCACCCATTGTGGATTCACCGGGTAGCATTTGGTGACCACATACTGCGCCACCCGCTCACCCGGTTGGATTTCCATGACCCGGTGAGTTTCGGTTTCATGACGATTCCACAACGCCAGTTTCAGCTCACCTTGGTAGTCGGAGTCAATAACCCCAACCAAGTTACCCAACACCACGCCTTTACACCCCAAGCCACTGCGCGGTAGGATCAGACCCACAAAGTTAGGATGACCCAGATGCATGGCAACCCCGCTGTGAACCGTTGCCATTTCACCGGGTTGGAGGATCAGTGGTTCTTTACCGACGTAACGCAGGTCGTACGCTGCGCTCCCCGACGTGGCGTGACCCGACTCTTTGTACCGCCACTTGATCTGAGCGGCGAGTGTCTCGTCCATACCTTCAAAGGCTTCTTCAACGAAACGGGCTTTTGGGGTGACACACTCCACGTTGATAATTTGGGAATACGGGTTTCCCTCCACCAAGTGTTCGGCGGGGGTGTCCAACACGGAAGTCAGACCGGAGGGACGGGGCTTGCGTTTCAGGGTCACCGAGTTTTCATCCTGGTGGACTGTGGTGACTGTCACGGCGTCTTTTTCAGTGAATTCATCGTTGTCTTTGGACATGGTTCGATTCCTCAGGCTATGGTTACGTGTTGGTTGTAGGTTTGTGGGACGGTGATGTTGTTGGGGTCCAAGACACAGATCTCGGCTTGGTTGAACGCCCCGTGTACGGATGAGAAGTGGGAGATGTAGAAGATCTGGTTGACCTGACCCAACTCCATCATGCGGTTCAAGAACGGAATCAGGTTCTGACGGTGTTGCTCGTCAAAGGTACTGCCAAACTCATCCAGGTACAACGGGTAGTGGGAGATGTTCAAGAACTTCATCACCAGCAGTTTGAACGCGAAGTTCACGATGTCCCGTTGGGAACTGGAACCCAAAGCGATGTCTGGGGCCGTGACCGACCCGTTGTTAACGTCCAGTGGGAACTTGTACGTCAGTTCGTCTTTTTCCATCGGGGACGGCATGACTTTCATTGGGTACGTCCAAATCTCATCACTGACGCTGTTGATGAGTTTCACCACCACCTGCATGAACCCCATTAAGTAACGACCAATCAACCCGTCGGTGGGGCCGAGGGCCTTCACCAAGGCCTGATACTCTTTTTGGGCCGTGACGCTCTGGTCGTGTTGGGTTTGTATCTCACGCAGCACCCCTTCACGGACTTCCATCCGCGATAGCGACTCTTGTTCCTGAGCCAGCTGTATTTGCAAGTGACGGGTCTCTTCGGAAATGGCGTCCTGATACAGCGACTCCCGGTGCGTGTCCATGTCTTTAAAGAACGCTTCCAAATCCGCAATGGTGCTTTCCATGGCTTCTTTGAACCGAACCCGGTTGCGTTTGTGCGCGTCCAGTTCTTGAATTTCACGACCCAGTGTGCGTAACCGTTGGGTGGTGTTCTCGATCTCCTGTTCCAGTTGCTTACGGTGACGGTCGGTGCGGGTCAAAGCGTCCCGATCAATGGCATCCACGTAACGCAAGCGGTGTTCGATCACCTCCACTTCTTGTTTGAGTTCGTTGAGTTTGTTCAGGTTCTGCATGGCGTTGTTCCAGGACAACGCGTCGTTGAGATAATCCTTGGGCTGGCGGAACATGATTTTGTGCTCAACACACACGTCCCAAACCGGCGCAAACCGTTGGTTTTCATTCACCAACTTCCGGAACGCCCGAACGTACGTCATGTACTCCTCGAACTTCTCTAGGTACTCCTTGAGGTGTTCCATCTCCTTTTCAATCGCCGCAATGCGGGGACCACGTTCATCAATGGCTTGTTGGATGGCTTTGACTTCGGTTGGGTTCACCCCCGGTTGGAAGTCGTGTTCACAGTTCGGGCAATGAACCGTCTCACACCCTTTGAGTCGTGACAACCGCCGCGCATCAGTGTTCTGATCGTTGTCCAAGGCCAGATGGGTTTTCTCCAAGTGCCGGTACCGCTCGTGGGCCTCTTTACCTTTCGCACTACTGAAACGCTCGTCGGCGTTGTTCGGGATAGTCTGAATCAAGTTGACCCATTCGTCGAATACTTGTGCCAACGTCTCATGCGGACGACGGTCTTGGGGAATGTCCACCAGCGGGAAGATGCCTTGATAGTGATCCACGGCTTGTTTGGGTTCGAGCATCTGTTGGCTCAGTGACTTGACCTGTTGGCGCAGATCGTTGATTTGGGTCTCACTGAGTTCCGTGTCACGACTGGGAGCTTGTTCGTTGAGCTTCTGAAACTCCTCGGTCATGCGTTCCAACAACGTTTGCTGGCGACGGTACTCCTCGTTCTGTTCCGCACAGTACGCCTCAAACGCCGTTTCGTCTTCCAGTCCCGGAATGGCGTCCGGCAGCTGATAACGCAGTAGTTTCTCTGCCCGATCTGTCAGTGTCTTCAGATGATCACCCACCTCCCGTTCGTCCCGGTAATTCGATTGCACTCCGGCCTTGCGCTCTTCAAACAGCCGATCGAGTTTGGCGGTGAGTTCTTTGATGCGGGTTCGGTGATGACTCAAAACGTTGTCATCCGGTAGATCGTGATTCTCCTGACCCATACGCTTGGTCAGATGCTTCACCACGCCCTGCTGGTCTCGATGGGCCGTCTTGGCTTTATGGAACACGTTAAAGGCAAACCCCAAATCCACCGGCGCCAGACGGGTGAGCCACTCCCGACGTTTGGCCGTGCTCAGGGAGGTAAACGGGGTGATGCCCACCAAGAGGTTATGGATCTCTCGGTTAAGACCGAACTCGTCCCACACCAGCTCCTTCTGAACCGCAAAGGTGTTGCCCTTGTTCAACTCCTCACCGTTCTTGACGAAGGAGTGATGGCCCGACCCGCCAGTGTACTCAGACACCAGTTCGTAATTGTCGTTCAAGTTACGCAGTCGCACTTCTTTACGACCACCTTTCGCAAACCCACTGTGGTGTGCAGGGAGCGGGGTAAGTTCTTCCAGGACCGACGACTTGCCCGAACCGTTACTGCCGATCAACAACTGCAGGTCCTGTTTCGGTCGGAACTCAAAACGTTGAATGTTCGACAACATCAAACGCTTGTACTTTTCCAACAGCAAATAAGTAATGCGCATGTCGTTACTTTCTCTATTTTGGCGGTTAATCTCTATAGGAAAAGACCCCACAGTAGAAGTTCAGGAGACCTCTAATGCAAATGAGTCAATTACGCCCGTACAGTATCGGCGTGGCTTCGGAAAACAAACCGCTCGACACACGTCACTTGAATGTGACGCCCATTGAAATGTTGTCGGCCTTGGATGGGGAAATCAAGTTTGACCCTCAGGACGAGGTGGTTCGGGGTGTGGACAGTCGTGGGAACGAATACGAAATCAAGGTAACGATGGACAACTCCATCACTGCTGAATGGTACCCCGGGGCGTCCAATCGTGTCACACCGCCTGACATTCGCCGTGGCGAGCTGATCGAGATCTTTCGACTCGCTGATACGGATAAGTTTTATTGGCGTTGTATGGGCCTCAGAGACGATCTGAGGCGATTGGAAACCGTGATCTGGGCCTTCAATGGCACACCAAACGAAGGCGACAAAGGGATCAGTTACGAGACCTCCTATTTCTTTGAGGTGTCCACCCATAAGAAACTGATCACCATGAGCACATCCCAAGCCAATGGGGAACCGTTCCGTTACACCTTCCAGTTCAATACCGGGGAAGGCAATGTCCTATTGACCGACGACGTTGGTAACCATGTACTGTTGGATAGTGCTAACACCAACATCCACCTAGAAAACATCGAAGGCACCATGGTGGAGTTGAACAAACAGGACATCAACTTTTACGCCCCCAACGACCTGAACGGCCTGGTTGACAACAACGTCAATCTGAAGGTCGGGAACAACATGAACATTGACGTGGTCAAAGACATTAGCATCAAGGCGGGTAAAAACTACACGCTCACCGCTGGGGTGGACATCACGACGAACGCTGGAAAGAACAGCACCCACAACGCTGGTATGAACTACAGTGTGACCGCCCAACAGATGGTGAACGTCCTGGCCATGAAAACCGCAACGGTCACGGGCAATGTCAGTGCGTCCTTAGTCAGTGGTGGGAATGGTCTAAACGTAACCCCCGCAGGGATCACCATGACAGGTGGCACATCAACCATGGGTATGACACCGGCGGGCGTTCAGTTTGAGTCTCCGGCCATGAACATGAAGGTCGGTTCATTCGATGTAAAACAGGGGTAACGCAATGCCAGGTATCAGTTTAGTGGGTGTCGACGCCGCTGGCGGAACTATTAACGGTGGTGGTCAAAGTGTCATGACAGTAGACGGTGCACCCGTAGCAGTCGTGGGTGACGCGGTGGCCGGTCACGGTAAGTCCCCACACGCGGCGCCATCAATGACAGCGGGTTCCAGCATCATGCGCATCAACGGAATTCCTGTGTGTCGGGCAGGGGATTCGGCCAGCTGCGGACACGCCGCCAGTGGGCAATCGTGGTTCAATGTGGATTAAGGACATAAAGGCGCCCCGAAGGGCGCCAATATGTCGTCATTTAAGGTAGAACCGATTAGGCGGTTTCACCTTTTTCTTTTTCTTTTTCTTCTTTTACTGCATGCTGTTTGTGGGTTTTGATGAAATACTCCAAAGTTGAAGCGTACGCTTTTGCTGTGGAAGCAACGTAAGCATGGAAATCACCTGTCGGTTTGACGAAGTTTCGGACGAGTTCGTTGAGGGTACGAACCGGAAGGTTGGTTCCGGCGCCGACCAACAGCTCGCCAATAGAAGACGGACTCTTGCCGTTATTTTCATCCCTGACGATCTTGAACGTAACGTCGACCTTATCCGAAGACATCTTTCTACGGATCTGCTCGTACTTGTCTTGAGCGTTTTTCGAGTCCTCAAGAACCTTGACAAGAGTTTCCATGGATTTAAGCATACCCTTGATTTCATCCATGGATGGCAGGTCAACCGCGTCCATTTCCGGATTTGTACCTGTATTTACAGGCACGAAATCGAAGTATGAGAACTTACTCAACGACGGGTTATTATTCCCCTTCACGAACGATTCGATACGCGTCTGGGGTTGTACCCACAAGACCAGCGCACGATCCCCTGGAAGGAGTGAGGAGCGTTTGATGCCCTCATAGCCCTTAACATGGTCGGGCAGATCCGATGCCTTTACATCCGTAGACCCAGGCAGTGGTTTAATGTGTTTCTGCGGGAGCATGAACAGTTCCCGAGCCGTCAGGTCCATAGTGGCTTTCAGGTCCTTTGACTTTGAGAAGTCGGTCGACATGATGTCGATGCCTTCTTTTATCATGCTCTCGTATTGGCGTGGGTATTGATTGAACATGTAATTAGACACGTCAATCATTGCCTTAATGGTCTCTGGTTTTGTGGGTCCGAATACCCCGGAAACCATCAAACGTTTACCGCCTTTAACATTTACCTTCTTACTGCCAGCTCCGGACTCAATGGACTCAACTTCTTTCTTAAGCTGATCCAGTTTCTTCTTGGTACCGGCGACGTCATCGTTGAATTTACCCCAAATGTGCCGGAGTAGTTCAAACAGTTTTTCCATCGCCTTCTTGCCGGCAGCGATGGTGGCTTTGAAGCCCGACTGGACGCTTTCCAGAGACACCTGGGTTGCGTACTGACGCGAGCTGGTCTGACCGAACGCTTCATTGGAGGGAATCAGCTGATCGCCACTGAACGACTCGTCCATATGCTCAAGACCAATGCGGATGGACTCGGCGGTAATGGAATCAATACCATCGCCACGTTCCAGAGCTTTGGTGAGAAGTGAATGGTAGGCTTCCAGAGACTCGCTCACTTTATCAAAATGGGCACCGTCTTGAGCGACCTGGTTCATGTCCTCGACCATCTTCTCTTCCGGTGAGGTAATGCCCACATCCAGGGACTCGTCTTCTTCGGCGCTGACGGAAACATCACCCTCGCCTTCACCGCTGGCTTCTTCGGTACCCTTGGTGTCGGCCGACACGTCTTCTTCCGGCTTGGGAACGTCGTGTTGCGGACCTTCTTTTACTCCACCGGTAGTTTCGGCTTCGCCGGATTCGGTTTCTTCGGACACTGTCACCGGCTGATGTTCAACATCACCGTTTACTTCGGCGTCACCGGCGGTTTCTTCTTCCGGATCACCGGCTTCGGACTCCACGTCGTCAGCTTCAGAGACCGATTCTTCTTCGGCTTGGGCTTCAGCTTCCGCAGGAGCTTCTTCAGCGGGTCCTTCTTCGACCACCGGTGTCTTACCGGCTTCTTCCTCTTCACCGCCTTCTTCGGCGTCAGAGGCGGGTTCTTCGCCAGACTGCTCGTCCACTTCTTCTTTTACAGCTTCGGCATCGTCGGAAGAGGCTTCTTCTTCCTGCTCGCCATCATCAGAAGCTTCTTCCTCGCCAGCTTCCTCTTCTTCCTCACCGGCTTCGGATTCTTCGCCGTCTTCTTCCTCGTCCTTTTCTTCAGACTCTTCGTCTTTCTCGTCGGAGTCATCGTCGGAGGACTCTTCCTCTTCCTCACGCTCCTCTTCTTCGTCCTTTTCCTCTTCCTCCTCTTCTTCCTTGCTGTCCTCGGAGGAAACAGTCACTTTCTGGTGACCTTGGTCTTTGGTCGTATGTTTCGGAGCGTCGTCGGACGCCGCGTCGAGCTCCGCTACCGCCGGCTTGGCTGTATCCGCATCACCGCTCTGTTCATTGCTGGCGTCAGAGAAATCGTCTTTCGGGGTTTCGCCGTCCTGAACAACAACCTTCTGATCTTCGTTGTTGTCTTCGTTACTGGACGTCAGCCATTGCTTGATAAATCGAGACATTAGGATTACTCCTCATTGCTACGTAACAAATAGAGCTGTATGCTCCAAAGGAAATGCCCGGCCGGGGGCATGTATGATTCCAAAGCATTGGTTACTCTGGGATCAAATTATTGTCTTTTAGGATCTGTTCCATGATGGCCAGACGCTGTTCGAGTTGGGCGTTTTTCTCCGACAACTCCAACACGCGCGCATGGGACGTGGTGCGGTTGCTGATGGCCGCCGCGCGGGCGGTTTCCAACACCTCGTGCTGTTCGGGTGAGATGGTCCCTTTCATGGGAGCAACGCCCAACTCCACTTTCGGTTGCATGCCGATGGTGTCTGACACCACCGCACCGACTTGATCCTGCAAGAAGGTTAAGTCTATATAATCGGGCAGTGGACCCAAAGACGCACTGAGCACCACGTGATGGTAGTTGCGGTGTGAGAGATCGGGGATCGCCTCGATGTAACTGCTGGGTACGTAGATGGGAGCGCTGGTCTCCGACGTCAGTGTGACAATCGCCACCTTTTCTCGACGGTCTTTCTCAAAGACGTTCCGGTCCATCCCCATGGGCTGGTAGTAGTCTTCGTATACATCGAACCCGAGGTTCTCAATGTCCACGAAGTAACGGATCGCCGCACATGTGTATAGAGTGTCAGGCGACGCGTTCCATGGGGACTTCAGACTGTAACGCCCTTTCATCCCCAACGTTGGGATAATCGATACCATGGTAAATCCTTACTCAATTTTCCAAAAATCCGAACTATAGCCCTCAGCTACGCCATTAACAATGGCATTACCGCCATGGAAATAAAAAACGCCATCCATCATCGCATAAGCAGGAACCTGTCGGATCGGTATAGTGGGTGGTGCACCCGTTGGCTGTTTCAATAGAACTTCCCGCCAACGGAGGTCCGCCGGGTTGAATTCCCAAAGGTCGTTGTATCGATCGTCGTCCCCGGAGGTGTTGTTGCCACCATTACCACCAAATACATAGAGGCGCCCGTTAAATGCACCGGCGGCGTGTCGGTTTTTTTGGGGAACTGAATTAACGGTAACAACTTCGGACCATTCATCCGTATCCGTATTAAAAACCCATAGTTTGTCTTGATACGTATTTTGTATATCCCCACCGAATACATAGAGTTTATTCCCGATACGCGTCATCGTGTGCTCTTTAAGTAATGGGATCGGATCAGGCAATACTTCCCATGTACCAGCGGCTACGTCGTACCGGTAAAACGACGGGTTTGGGTTTGTAGGGTCGTTATAACTGGCAGACCCGCCATGGATATAAATACGTCCCTGGGCATCAACAGCAGATGCATGAAACATAGTCGCCACTGGGCCGTTTGGCAACGATTCCCACTGAGCATTTTGGAAATTGTAACGACGGAATTCGGCAAGAGGCGTCCCACTTTGTGTTCGAGTACCCCCATAAACCCAAAGGTATCCATCGGTAACCACCGCTGAGTGATCCACTATAGTGTCGGGAAAAGGCGGTAACTTTGACCACACCGAACCATCGAATTTGAAAAATTCAAGGTTACCACCAGTAGAGTGCTGTCCCCCGAGAAGGTACAGTTCGTTTTCATAAACCGACAATGTGTGTCGGCGACGCGGTGTCGGACCTTCGGTAAGTTCAGTAGCTATGCCGTTAACGCGGTTGTCGTAATTTATGGGCGCTGTATAAGGATCATCGCCTATGTTGATACGATACATCCGAACACCATCATCCACGTAGTACAGCCGTCCATTTGGTGGGGAGAAACATAATGTCATCGGACGTAAAAATGCATCCTCGCCGTAATATGGACGACTTGTGTAGCTTACGCCATCGTATTCATGGAGTAGGTTCGTCCGTGCATCGAAGATACGTTCGTACCGCTGTGTTTTTAAATTGGCAAGTTCTACGTACTTTTCCGCGACTGGTAGCATTGCCATTGGCTCACCCCCCGTCACCGAAAAAGGGACTGACGGGTCATTGACAAATAGAACACCACCGATTGGTACCTCATCTTTTTTAGCTTTAACGGTGCTAAAAAACCTAGCTAACGCGTCTTTCATACCGTCGTTCCCTTTATTTGTTCAATATTCAGGGTGTTGTCGAAAAGAAAAAGTTTCTGGGTGTAAGGTGAGAAATAGACTCTACCAACTTTGAACACATCGTCACGGTTTTCGGTTGTGATTGTCCAGCCGCCGTTCTCCCAGATCATCAAAGAGTCGTTTCGCGTGTCAAAAACCACCGCCCGACTACCTGAATTTTGGACCATGTTAACAGTTTGGTTATAGTCGTCGTAGGTTACCACGACACCAACTTCATTGACAACCGGTTCAGGGCTAAACGTAAATTCACCGTCGGCACTGTTCACAAAGAGTACATGAAACCGTTTGGCTGTATTGGGAAATGCCCCCCGGAAAAACGCAACCAATTTACTTAGATAGGAATCGACTGCTCGCCGTAGTTCGTTCATGTATGACCTCATTCAATCCTCGTTAAGGTATGGTTACCTTCCAACACATACGAACGTCCCGTTATTGGGTTGAAATGGAGCCAGTTGGGCTGTAGCACTCCCGCGTTTACAAGCGTAGGTAAGCCGGACCCTTTATTCACCCAAGACCCGTTTTCGTAAACGTAATATTCGTTACTACGCACATCCACGATTGGTAGACGATCGCCAGTCCTTTGGAGAACTCTCCATGTACTGTTGGGTTGAGAATGACACACGTATCCATACCGCTGCGGACCACGGAATACGGCCAAATCCGGATCTGCGGTTAAGTCAATAACCGTTTTTGCGGGATCATGATAGTTGCCGTTATTGAGTGTTGTTTCTACGGTAATGAGGTCGTCCTCACGTGTAATCCTCAGCTTTTGACCGTTTGGAATTGAACTCCATCCTACTTTTGTACCATTCCCGATGGGTCCGGTAGCTACTGTTCCGTCGAACCACTGCAGGCCTGAATAGACATTAGCGATTTCTTTGAATCCGGTCACCTGACGATTGTATTCAATAATCATAGGTGCCCGGCCTGTACCGGCGCGTATCGCTGTGAGTGTATGGGTGTTTCCGTTTTCATCCTCAGCGTGGGCAAGACACACCCCAATGTAGTCGTCGTCAGCTGATGTTGATCTCAACAACACTTCCAAGACATAGTTGTTGTAGCGCTGATCTGAAATAAACCCAACGAGGGTGGTCGAGTTTATCTGACAAACAATCTGATCCGCGCTGCTATTATAACTCCATGCGGTGAGTTCGCTGGTATTGGCCGAATCAGACATCGACCCAGACCGACTGATCCGTTGCCACGAATCAAAAACGGTTTGAAACGACTCTTTTTGGGATTTCTGGAAATTCATTTCTTCGTCGGTCTCAATGAACCCGACCTTCTTGATGGTAGGTACCCCAACAAATCTCTCGCCGTCATTGGACAACATTTGACCAACGGCGTTAAAAGGGGATCGAAAGACCCCCTTAACCGTGTTGAAGTAACCCACCAGACTGGTCACTAAACTCATTATTCATTCCTTGTCAGTTCTTCTACCGTTGGTTTACCCACAACCAGATAGTTCGCGTTTTCATACGGGAAGATGACGTATGAAACACCCCCGCGAGTAATCCGGTTCATGGTCACCGGCATCTCGCTGGTGGGACTCAAGGTTTCCGCGACCTTAACCGCTTCGCTCAACAGTGTAAAGAACTCTTGAGTGCGCGGTTGCATCCGGTTATAGTCAGACGATTCGTTGGAGACAATGAGGTAGTCTTCGAATTTACCATAGAAACTGGTGATGCCATCTTGGTTCTGTGGGTTACCCACAACCCCGAATGCCAACGACTTGTACAGTAGGTTCGAGATTTCGTACTCGTTGTTAATCCAGGTATCGTTGTACTGCGGACCCAGTGTGGTCTGACGTAACAGTCCGGTGATCTCTTTCGGTTTCACCGTGGGACTGTAGATACCGGCTTTCAACTCACGGTTGGGAACACCGTAGTGCGTCCAAAACGGCGTGATAACAAATTCAGTCGCGATGAAAATCTCAGGCAGGATCTCAGACCAGTCATCCTCACCGTACTCACTGTTGGCCAAGATGTAGTCCACGATGGCTTGTTTCATCTTGTCGGGGTTATTGCCTGCTGGACCATAAATGATGAGCAACCACTCGGTCGGGATTTCCCAGCCGGTGTCGTTGGGGTCCACGTAATTAAAGCGCAGTGCTTTCAGGTCCGTGTAGGGGTACTCACCCCGAGTGATTTCCACCTCACCCAGTTTCTCCACCAAGTCGAACTGGTTCAGGCGCTGCTGTACCCGCACCGGGTCCAAGAAGAAATCATCAATTGGGGTAAACGGTGGGATGACTTCAATCTGGGATTCGTCGTATTGGTACCGGAAGGCCGCGTCGGATAACCAGACCGAAATGTAATTTTCTTCACCGAGTTGCGAATCGGTAAAGCTGACCCAAGTGGGCATCCAAAGACCGTCCGAACGCTCCAACGGGCCAAATGCGAAATCGGCTATTTGGTCGGCGAATTCGGCCTTGACCATCTGCAGAAAAGCAGTACGGTCACTGCTGATGGATTGTTCGTTTGCACGATCGTAAATGTACTGTCCCAGTGTCAGTATACGGGTCACCAGAGTCATGTCTGGGTTAACTGGTTGGTTGTCCTTTACGCTATGAAACGAAATAAGAGTCGTTACTGGAGCTTGTTCGTCGGTGTGGTACGTTTTGTCTTTGGCATAGGTGGATGAATGCGTGGAAAGTTCGCCAAAACGGGCGACTACATCACGTGTGTTATCGACCAACGTCGAATAGCTGAAAAACCCTTTCAGTACAAACATGCCTATTTTTTCCTTTATTAAAGGTTGAAATCGATTGCGAGTTCCTATAAAATCAACGGGCGATGCGGGAGTTAACCCCCGGTAGTCCGTTCGTTCCTAATAGCAATATCGGGAGTTTAGCGCTGTTACCTACCGTAAATGTGAAAAGACCTTCGTGACGGCCTAAGGTAGGAGTAGTATCACAACATGACAACTGTCACGAGGTAGTGCATGTTATCAACCATACTAAAAGCCCTTGTGGTGGTCTGGCCTTTCTTCAAAGCCCTGATCTTTAAAGACCGTTCAGCCATGGAAGTGTTGAGCGACAATAAGCAGTTTACCGGCATGTTCGTCGTGTTGGTGGTGGTGGCTTTGATGTTTTACGTGACCCTGAACGAACTGTCTGAAACCAAGGTAGTTCTTCAGGCTCGGGAACAAGAACTGAGTCAACTCCAAAAGCGCTGTCGAGCACCGGCGGTTCCAGGTGTCAATTCGCCTGTAATAGAAAAAGACGAAGAATCGCCGTTCGACAAAAGTCCGGTCCTTGAACTGCTGGACATCGAAGGATAAGACATGGAGTTTACCATGCTACACCGTGTTAAATTACTCAGCGGTGTTGTGTTGTTGGTGTTGGGTGGGTGTACTGTGCACGTGGGGTACACCCCCAAACTTTACCTCGCCCAATCCGACCGTCTCCAAACGGATCTCGACACATCACCCACGTTTACCTTACAGAGCGAATCACGACCTGCAGTGATTCCCAATCCA